GAGAGTAATCTACGGTAAGAAGCTATAGGGTCGCTACCTATAGTTCAGCCTTATCGTCTTGGTGGCTGAATATTGAAGAAGATAATGGAGGTACGGCGAAGGTCGTATTGCAGGCATAATTGTGGGAATTGTTTTTCTTACTGAAAACAAATAAAAATATCCCGTTCTGTGTTGGTGTACAAAACGAGATATATGATAAATGCTTGAGATAATCACGAATAAACAATACTGAAAGGATAGTTATAATGCTTGAAGTTTTACAATATATTTTTAGTAGTTTTTGGATATGGTTGGGTTTTACGATAATTATATCTGTAATTATGTATGCATTAAAAAACCTTGTTCTTGCAGCTTTAACTATTATTTGTGGAATACGGAAAAATAGAGCAAATTAATGGTCCATATTTATATCCTTGCAACAAGTGTTATAAAAAGAAATACCAAATGTGGTTAATCCTAACACTTTATTTTCGTAAATTGCTGATTGATTTACTGTATCTGTAATCAGCTTTGCTATTTCCTTATTACAGAATTCAACGACTTTAGGATTTTTATCAATATTATCATAAAGAGATTCGTCAAATAGTTGATTATCCATTTTAAAAAGCAATCCTAATCTAATTAAATTGTCTAATGATACTGAAATAGTATGAACATCATACAAATCATAATCTGTAAGATAAACATTGCTATGGAGAACTAAGTCATTGGATTTATTAACTATACTAAACTCTTTTATAGGCAGGGAAAATTGGTGTTCGCTAAAACTTTTAAAAATAATTGCATCAATTGGATCCATTTGTCGAATTATATCGACATGTGCTGGATGTGCCTGTGCTGAAGTCTTAGCATAAACAGATTTTGCTAAAAGATTAGCATACATATCTCTTAATACTTCATTGTCTATTGATACTGATATAGCCTGAAGTGCAGGGACAAATACATAATTCGGCGGTGTTACTATTTCTTCATCAGGTATTTTCTCTAATTTTTTTTCTAATAATTTGGCTGTTTCTTTTACAGAATGCTCTTTGTTTAATATCCAAATATCAATCGGTGAACATATCGCATTAATTAATCTGCCAATTCTTGATATTCCCTTGACAGGTTCGGCAAGTGCTTTACCCATTTCTTGAGCGGCTGGTTTAACCGCATCGCTATAAACGTCTTTGACTATTCCGTCATTATTAGTCACGTTGTTTAAAAGATTTTTTCCTGCATTAATTAAATTATTTGTTTCCATATATTATTCATCCTTTCTGTTATTGTAAAATTGTATTTTATCCATCTTTAGAATAATTCAAATACTATGCTTGGTTTGTATGTAATATCTTAAGATATCTATAGCATATCACTTTTGCATAATATTTACAATAGTTTTTTGCAATTAAAGGCTATAGAAAAAACTGCAGATAATTTGTTAAAATATTACAAAATAATAGATATTTCCATATTGGTTTTCCAACTTAATGTGGATGCCATAATCTTGTATTACAAATGTAAATTGATTAAATGAATATAAACGAAAGGAAGTGACAGAGTGGCAAGAACAACAGTATATAACCACATAACAACTGAGGAAAAGATAGCAGAAATCAATGAAAATAATACTTGGCTTATGAATGAATTTCTGGAGTATCTTGCCTCTGTTGACCGTTCTCCTAAAACGCTTAATGCCTATAGGAATGATTTACATATATTCTTTGTGTGGAATATTGATTTTAACAATAATAAAAATTTTATAAAATTAACTAAGCGTGAAATAGCAAAATTTCAGAATTATGCTATAAATGAATGGCATTGGAGTCCTAAAAGAGTTCGCCGTGTAAAGTCTGCTTTGAGTTCAATGAGTAATTTTATAGAAAATATTCTTGATGATGAAGATGAATATAAAGATTTTAGGTCTATTATTAAGAAAATTGAATCCCCTGCAAATGAAGCCGTGAGAGAAAAGACTGTTCTTTCAGATGAACAAGTTGAACTTTTGCTTAATACTCTTGTAGAACGTAAAGAATATGAAAAGGCTTGTGCAATAGCTATTTGTGCATATTCTGGAATGAGAAAAGCCGAGCTTCTTCAGATGCGAATGGAATATTTTGATGAAAGTCATCTTGAATTTGGCTGTCTTTATAAAACTGATAAGATAAGAGCTAAGGGCAGAGGTCAGTTAGGCAAGCAGATTAACAAATACATAATGAAAAAGGTTGATAAATATATCGACCTTTGGAGAACTGAACGAGAAAGATTAGGCATTGAATCAGAATGGGTATTTGTTAAGAAATGCAAAGATGGCTGTGTTAAGCGTGAAAGTGTTGATAATTGGACTGATGAATTTTCTGAAATTGTTGGAGAAGATTTTTATTTTCACTCTTTGAGACATTATGTATGTTCTAATTTGTCGGCAAATAACCTCCCTGCTGAAGTAATTCGTGAATTTTTTCAGTGGGAGTCGGTCGAAATGATTAAAATATACAACGATAACTCGGCTGTTGATGATTTCGATAAATATTTTTCTGTAGATGGTGTAAACAAACAGGAAAATAGCAAGGGATTTTCTGATATAAAATAACATCGTCTCACAGCAGACACCTTAAAAGACATAGTGGTTTACCCACATTATACAAAACAAAGCACCATTCATCACAAAATGGTGCTTTTTTTATGCCTTGATTTACCGTGTTAGGTGATAAAGGTATCCAATGATACAAAGACTTACAGAGTTGCAAACTGTAAGACGAAGCAATGATAGGCTCTTCTCCCCTGTCATTGCTTTTCTTTGTGTTTAAATAAAAATTTAGGAGAAGATGTAGAATGGAGAAGAAATAATGGGCAGAAAGAAAACACATGAAGAGTTTTTACAAGAAGTAAATAAAATAAATCCCCATATTGAAATATCGGGATTGTATGTTAATGTTGAAAGTAAAATAAATTGTAAATGTAAAGTATGTGATTACGAATGGACTACTACAGCAAAAAATTTATTAAAGCCGAAGAAATGTCTATACTGTTTACAGAAGGATAAAGTTTTTGAATATCCTGATATTTCACATAAAGAATTTTGTAATATAATAACCAATAATTATCCTACATTATCTATTACTGGAGCGTATACAAAATGTATGCAAACAATATCTTGTACTTGTAAAGAATGTGGACATCACTCAAGAATTAGGATACAAATGCTATTAGAATGTACTTATAAGTGTCCTATTTGTAATAATGGTAAAGAAAATATTAAATATGGGATAAATGATATAAAAACAGCAAACCCAGTATTATATGAATGTTTAAAAGATAAGTCGGATAATAATAAATATACTATCAATAGCAGAGCAAAGACGGATTTTATATGCCCTTGTTGTCATCAAGTAATTAAAAATAAAACTATTACTATTGTAAATAAGCGTGGTCTTAAATGTAAATGTCAAGATGGAAATAGTCTTGGAGAAAAATATTTTTATCAAGTTATGAAATCTTTAGATGAGAATATTGAAACCGAGAAATACTTAAATGAGAATTATTCTTTTAGATATGATTTTTATGGTAGTATTAACGGTGTTACTTGGATATGTGAGATTCAAGGTAAACAACACAATGAAAAATCATTTGAAACTTGCGGTGGTAGAACACTTGAAGAAGAAATACAAAATGATAAACTGAAAAAAGAATATGCTTTATCGCAAGGAGTTGACTATTACATACAAATTGATTCAAAAGAAAGTGGTTTTAATCAATTAAAAGACGCGATTATAAATAGCGACCTATCTAATTTATACTCATTTGAGAATGTAGACTGGGTAGAGTGTTATAGAAAATCTCTTATATCAGATGTGATTAAAATTACAGAACTTTGGAATCAAGGATATAAAATAATGGAAATTTGTAATATTACAGGATTCAATAAAGGCACAGTTAGAAGACATTTAACAAAAGCAAATGAAATTGGATTATGTAACTATGACCATACTGCAAGTAATCACATTAAGGTACTATGCGTAGATACCAATGAAGTATTTGACTGTTTGAGAGATGCAGAAAATAAATATAATATTAAACGTGGTTATTTGTCTGCTTATTTAAAGGGTAGAACAACTTTGCCAGTAGCTAATATGAATTGGGAATATATTGAAAATTAAGGAGGTGGTTTAATGCCACAAAAGAAACGGGCGAAACCACCTGTTGGAAAAAAGATTTGTGTAGAATGTGGAAAAGAAAAATCATTATCTTGCTTTTACACTACTACAAATCCAATGGTGTCCAATGATGGACGTACTGTAAACATTTGTAAAACTTGCGTAAAGAATGGTTCATATAATCCTGATGGGTCATTAAATATTGAATTATTTAAGCAAAAGTTAATGTTAATGGATAAACCTTATGTTCCCATAGCATTAGAGTCTGCAATAAAAGAAGTTAATCATTCTATTGAATTGGGTAAGGGAAGAACAGACGTAATAGGCTGTTACTTTAAGAATGTATCAACTTTACCTCAGTATTCTAAACTTTCTTTTTTAGAATCGTTAAATCTTGAAAAACAAGGGAAAGATATTAAAGACGCTGTTACAACAACAGAAAAAAAAGGTAGAACAAGCAATGAAGTATATGTAAGACAAATTGACGATTTTGTTGTTACTGACGAAATGCTTGACCTTTTTGGAGAGGGTTATACAAAAGCTGAATATAGGTTAATGACTAAAAAATTTGAGAAGTTGAAGCAGACGTATGTTATTCAGACAAATCTTCATGAAGAAGCACTGGCTACTTATGTAAGATTCAAAGTTAAAGAAGAACAAGCTACTGCACAAGGAGATGTAGGAGGCGCAGAGAAGTGGAACAGAGCTGCACAGGAAGCAGCAGATAAAGCAAAGTTATCTCCTAAACAATTAACAAAAAGTGATTTACAAGGTGGTTTAAATAGCTTTTCTGAATTGCTTATGGCTGTTGAACAAGCTGTTGATGTCATTCCTATTCTGCCATCTTTTAAATTCAGACCAAACGATGCAATAGACTTTAATATCTGGTGTATGATAAATTATCTTCGTGACCTTGAGGGCAAACCATTATGCGAATACGAAGATGTTTATAAATTTTATGATGAACGTAAAAAAGCATATGTTGAACAGTATGGCGATCCTTATGGAATATTTACAAATGATACTACTGAGGATAATCGTGAAGCAATTAAGAGATTTATAAAATTGCCAAAGGATTATGGTGATGACGATGATGAGTAAGTGTAAAAATGATATTGATAATGTTCCTAAACTCAATGTTTCACCTATTGAGAAAAATCTTGATAAATGGATAGAGTTTTCAAGTTGGATGATTTGGTATCCAGATTTATTTTTAGATTTGTTACGCCCTAAAGAGGGCGGTATTACATTGCACCCAGATCAAAGAATATTTCTAAGATGTGCTACAAGATTTTTTTCTATTTACGGTTGTTTTCCTCGTGGCTGGGGCAAGACATGGGACGAGGTGGCTTCTTTATTTATAATTGCAATTAGATACCCCAATATTGAATTGTCATTAACGGCACAGACAAAAGATAACGCTGCTGAATTGTTAAAAGACAAATCTCAAGAACTGCTCCGACAATACCCCTTGCTTAATAATGAAATTTCAGGAAAAGTAAAATTTCAAAAGGGAGATGCAGAAATAAATTTTAAAAATGGTGCTAAAATTGATGTTCTTGCAAATTCACAAAATAGCAAAGGTCAAAGAAGAAAACGTATTAATATAGAAGAATCGGCATTATTAAATGCAGAATTGTTTGACGATGCTTTAAAACCTATTGTTGAGGTATCACGATATACTTGTGGCAAATTAGCATTAATAAACCCAGAAGAACTTAATCAGCAAATTCATTATTTTACTACCCCTGGATGGAGAGGTTCTGATGAATATAATAGAAATATTCAGATGATAAGAAACATGATAAATCTTAATGGAGAAATGGTTTTAGGTGCTGATTGGCGTTTAGGTAGTTGGTATGGAAGAGGTTCTTCAAAAAGTCAAATACTTGAAAAGAAGAAAACTATGTCGCCTACTGCGTTTGCTCAGAACTATGGTGGAAAATGGACTGGTAGTAGTGATAGTGCTTTAATTAACGTAAATAGATTTTTAAACTCCAGAGTTCTTACGAAAGCCGAATTGAAAACATCTAATTTTTCTGATGAATATTACATAGGTGTCGATGTTGCCCGTTCTCAAAATTCAAATAACAATCAATCGTCTGTTTGTGTAGGAAAAGTTATTCGAGATGCTGATACAAACAAAATATTATCGGTTGATATAGTTAATGTTATGAATGTATCTAACACTATTAATTTTACAGGACAGGCAATTATCATAAAAAAACTGAAAGAGGCTTATAATGCAAGAGCTGTTGTTGTCGATGGTAATGGACTTGGTGCAGGTTTAGTTGATGAAATGTTAAAAACAAATATAGACCCAAACACACAGAAAAAATACCCTTGTTGGGACACTATAAATACTGATAATAAACCTGAAACTAATAATGCTGAAAAATGCGTTTATGATTTAAAAGCACAATCAGCGCAGACTCGTATTATAACAAATTTTATAGATATGATTGATGCAGGTAAGATACGATTACTTGAAAAGAGAAATATTACTTCTAACTATGATAACCTTGAAAGTGATGTATTTCCGTTTGTTCAAACGGACTTACTTTTTGAAGAAGTCAATAATCTAAAAATTAAATATTTACCAAGCGGAGCATTAACGGTTGAAAAAGTTGTAAATAAATTAAACAAAGACCGATATTCGGCACTTGTCTATCTATTATGGTTTATTATGGAGTTTTATAATAAACCAAAAGAAAAAAGTAATCTTGCGCTCAACATATCTTCCCTCTCACGCCGACCAACCATAGCCCACTGACAGGAGGTGATAACAATAGCAAAACAAACAGAAAACACAAATTTAGCCCCCACTCCCCTCTCCGACACCACATCTATCACGACAGCAAAAGAGAATATAGAGAATTTTTTCACAGGTAAAACCAAGACTTTTGATTATGCTGAATTTGCAAGGGTTGTAAAGAGTGAACTTAAATTCAATAATGCTTTCACAGAACATACTTGCATGGGGTTTTCTAAAAAAGAAATTATTGAAATGGCTCAAAACCCTGAAAGATATGGAAAACGTATTTTAAAACTCAGTGATTATATGTATCGCAAGTCGGGATATTACAAACGTCTTATTGACTATTTTGCTAATCAGGCGGTTTTAAGATATACAGTTGATACCAAGCTTTACACGGACAAGTTCTCTGTCAAGAATAAGACCACTCTAAAAAATAATTACGTCAAATTCCTTGCTTTTGTAGATAAACTTAATCTCTCAAACGAGATACATAATATCACAAAAGCAATGTTTAAAAACGATGTGGTTTATGCTTATGTAGATACAAATGGTATGAATAATACATACTACTATCTTGACCCTATGATATGTGGAATATCTTCACTTGTTGATGGCAATGTATATGGTTTTTACATTCAGAAAAACAAGATAAGTAAGTCTAAGTTTATCACACTTCCTCCTGCTTTACAGGAATTACTTGATAAAAGTAATCCTCCTGATGGTAGGGTTATTGTACCCTATGAAAATTCATTATGCTTGAAATATAATAATGATTTTGTAACTCCTTATCCCCCATTTCTTATGATGATAACTGATATTATGCTTATAGATGAATATAAGGATTTAACAAAAGCACAGAGTATAAACGATGCTTATAAACTTCTTACGATGAAGATACCAACTAAAGACGGAGAGATTACGCTTGATGATGGACTTATTACGACTTTTACATCTGTTGTATTAGATACTGTTCAAAATAGTATAGGTGTTATCACAACTCCGTTTGATACTTCGACTGAGGAATTTTCATCGAGCAATGCAGATGACAGAGATACCGTATCTGATGCTATTTCTTGGGCGTTCAAGAATGTTGGTGTATCGGAAGCATTAATGAGTGGAGCTTCGTCTGGTTCTGAATTAAAGTATTCTATTATCAATGATAGTGGTGATATATTCAGGATTTACCGTATGATTGAAAACTGGGTAATGCTACAGGCTAACCTACACAAATTCGTATATAACGATTATAGATTTGTTTATAAGATAATTGACATTACTATTTTCAATCAGCAAGATATAGCTAATAAGGAATTGTCGCTTGCACAGAATGGTATTCCTAATAAAACAAGACTTTGTGCTGTAAACGATATCTCCCCCGTTGAAATGCTTGGTAATAGTCTTATTGAAAACGAGTTGTTTGCTGATACATTTAGTAACTGGTCTGTGCTTCAGACGAGTTACACGCAAAGCAGTGGTTCTTCTGATAAAGGTGGAAGACCTAAGATGGACGAAACTGATCTGAGTAAAAGCGGTGAGGTTACGGCAAATAATGATACCAACGATAAGGCTAATAGAGACTTTTGAGGTGGTGACGATATGAATATTGTTTGTATACTTGATAAAGGCAAAGCTGATATATTGAAGTCGAAAGGTTTTGATTATCAGATTGCGATAATTGATAACAAAACAGTATATAAGTTTGTAAATACTCCTGAATTAGAATGTTACTTGAACAGTAATTTTTCTAATCAGGAGTATTTTAATGTACCTTATATGAATTTTTAAAGAAAGGCGGTGAAATTGATTGGAAAACAAAGTTATGAGATTTTCTACCGATATTAGATTATCGCCTTCTACTAATATTTGTAATGATGAGATAGCATTAGTTGATATTCTTTTATGTTATCACGGAGAAAATCGTAACGGGTCACGAATGAGCAAAGAAACGATGAATAAGGCTATACCTACTTTATATGGTATTCCTATTATCGGAGAATATATTTATCTTGATGACGGTTCACAGGATTTTGGCTCTCACGGTGGCAAAATCACAATTTCAGACAAGGGTATAAAATTTGAATCCACCACTATTCCATATGGTTTTGTTACTAAGGAAGCAGTTGATAATGCTGAATGGGTAACTGTTACTGAAAAAGATGGGCATACTCAGCACGAATATCTTTCATTAAAAGGCTGTGCTGTATGGTATAAGCGTATGCCAGAAGTATCTTCTATTCTTGAAAAGAATTATGGTCAAAGTATGGAAATCAAAATAAATGATTACTCATATAACGACAACGGAATTATGGATATAACTGATTTTACGTTTACGGGGGCGTGTATTCTTGGCTCTAATCCAAATGGTAAAGAAGTAGAACCCTGTTACGAAAGTGCTTGTATTGGCAGACATTATGAACTTGATGCTATTAAAAATGATATTAAGGAAATGATGAACGCTTACAATAAATTTCAAATTAAAAAGAAGGAGGAAAATTCAATGGATTTTTCTAAGGTTACTGAAGCACTTGCACAGTACACTTTCAAAAATGTTGATGATACAGATATTGCTAAGTATGCACTTCTGACTGTTGGCGAAACATCTGTTGGTGTTCTCGACAGAGAAGATTATTGTACATATTCTATTGATTGCACAGAGGCAGATGGTGCTATTGTGTTTGATATGGATAGCAAGACAAAGTGTGCTATGGGTGTTAAGGATTATGTTGAGGGTGAGTCTTTTGATCTTGCAGGTGAAATTAAATCTGTAAAGGAAGCAACAAAGACAACTTATGAGGCTGAACTTTCTAAGTCTTATGCAACAGAGTATAATGCAAAGATTGATGAAATTACACAGGCTTATGCTGACCTCAAGGCTAATTTTGATACTATGTCTGCTGAACTTGAAAAGTATAAGAAGGCTGATACTGACCGTAAGACAGCAGAACACAAGGCAGAGATTGATTCTCTTATTGAAACTTATGCTAAGAAGATTGGCAGACTTCCTAAGTTCCTTTGTTATCGTGCAAAGCTGGATTATTCAAAGGAAACTGCCGATGTTGAGAGAGAGCTTACTGTAATGGCTGGTGAAGCTATGATGGACAAGGGTACTGCAAACTTTAGCTACTCCCCTGTTGTTACTCCTGTTGGAAAGGTATCTGCTGAAAAGTATGCTGGTTCTGACAGATACGGAAATCTTCTTGATAAGTATATGAACGACTAATTAGAAAGGAAATGATTAATTATGGCTAAATATGGCGTAGTTGAAACAACTAAGATCACTGAGCCTTGTTTTGATTTCAAGGCAACTACTGATATTGAAAATGGCTCTATTGTAAAGAAGGGCGACCTTGTAACAGGCGAAACACATATTTATACAGCCGGTGTACCTGCTGTAACAGATGAGGTTTATCTTGTAGCTAACCCTGCTTGGAGTTATGATGATTGCTCTGTTATCAATCAGAACGAAGATGAATACATCAATGCAAAGGGTGTTCCTTTTAGGGGTTACGCTATGAAGAAGGACAACAAGTTTGCTGTTCTTGATTATTCTATTTCTGTTGATGTAGGTTCTACACTGGCTGTTGGCGACTATATCGGTGCTGATGGCACAACCAATAAGCTTAAAGACCTTGGTACGTCTGAACCTACAATGAAGTCTCTTGGTTTTGTTGGTATTGTAAGAGAAATTAAGGAATATGGTTTTGCTTATTGCACAGGCACAGCTGGTAATGTTGGTGCTACTGGCAAGAAGGTTGTAATTGAAGTTCTCAAGAACGCAACCGTTGAAGCATAATCAGAAAGGAGATAATAATTATGGATAACAAACTTCAGACAATTTGCAACCTTATGAACGATGCTTGTTCTAATAGAGTTGCTGTATTTTCTAATGCTGATGCTGCCAAGTATGCTGATGAAGCAGTAAGAACCGCTTTCTTTGAAATTCTCGGTGAGGACAAGCTCACTTGGAGAGGTTGGAGAAACCACAAGAACGAAATTTTCACAATCATTGAAGATGTTCTTAACACTAATCTTCCTCTCGCTTGGGAAAATTCTACATTCTACACTCAGTTTGTAGAGACTAAGAACGCTGCTCTCGGCGATAAGAACTCTTTTATTGTAGAGGACAACTCTGTTCTTGTAGCTGCTTCTTTTGCAGGCAATCACTGGGACACTGACCGCCAGAAGCTTATGGGAAGAAAGGCTTTCTCTCTTGCTACTGAATGGATTTTTATCCGTGTATATGATGATTTTGAGAGATTCCTCAAGGGTATCATTACACTTCCTGAACTCGTAGCTAAGATGCAGAAGGCTATGCAGAATGAGATTGATAGTAGAATTTACTCTGCTTTCAATGGTGCTGGCACATATCTTCCTGCTTCTTTCCAGAAGACAGGTTCTTATACAAAGGCTCAGATGTCTGACCTTATTCAGAGAGTACAGGTTGCTACTCAGAAGAATGTAGTTCTTGCCGGTACAAAGACAGCTCTTGCAAATATTGTTTCAGGTGTTGATGCCAACTGGGTATCTGAAAGACAGAAGGAGGAACTTGCTACAACAGGTTCACTTGTTCAGCTTACAGGTCTTGGTGTTATGGCTGTTGAGATTCCTCAGACTTTTGTAAGAGGTACATACGATTTCAAGGTTGAGAACAACAAGATTTTTGTTCTTCCTGATAACGAGAAGTTCATTAAGGTATTCTACGAGGGTGATACTCGTGCAAGAGAGCTTAATGAGCAGGATACTCACGACCAGACTATTGATACACAGGTACAGACCAAACTTGGTGTAGGTTGTGTATTCTCTAATGTATTTGGTACATACACAATTTCCTAATTGATTTAGGATAAATATAAGTGAGGCAGATGGGTTTATCCTGTCTGCCTTGCTAATTTATTTTGAAAGGTGATAAATAGCTAATATGAATTTTGAAAAGATGTCTCTTGATGAACTTAAAAATATTGCAAAGGAAAAGGGCATTGTTGTTGGAAACATAGGTAAGGATAAGCTTATCTCAAAACTTAAATCTGCTGAAGCAACAACAAGTGTGCTTGCAGAAGATGACGATTTAGTAGCAGATGTAGAAGTTGAAACAAATGAACCTGTAAAAGTAAAGTCACAGGACACTCTTTCTTCTATCATTGATGCTATTGATGAGGAAACAGACGAAGGTACTTATGAGAGAACAGCAGAGGAACTCCCCTCTGATACAGTAATTCGTGTACGTTCAATTACATATGGTACACTTATTTATAATTCTTCTATTAACAACGCTTCGTTTATCTGGAATGAGATTGGTGCGGTAAATGATATGACTATCGGCGAGATTACAGCTATGAACAATTCTCATCCTGATTTTCTTCACAAGCCTTATGTAATTCTCCTTGATGAAAGAGCTATCAGACAGTTTAGGCTTTCATCTGTATATGAGAATGTAGCTAAGATTAGCAATCTTAAAACACTCTTTAACTCTGATATTTACACCATTGAAAAGACCATAGATGAAGCACTTATGGTTAATATGCGTGATATGCTTATTTCTAAGATAACCACTATGTATAAGAATGGTTCTCTTAAAGACATAAATATTATCAGGCTTCTTGAACAGAAACTCCAGTACGATATTCTTACGATAGACAAGAATTAATGAGGTGAGACGCTATGGCTACACGATATAAAGAGTTATATAATTCTGTCTATTCCAAAATAAAAGATTATGATTTTATCAATATGACTGAGGAAGATGCTGACGATATTTTACACGATTATATTCGTCCTGCCATAGTTTCATTTGAATGTTGTAAGCAAGATTTATCTGATAGAAATGAAGAAAATTCTGAATTTAATATAGATTTAACTGATGTAAATTTTGAAATTCTGTCAAATTTTATCGTTATAAAATATCTTGAAGCAACGTATATAAACACACCTATGGCACTCAAAGCATATCTGAGTACAAGTGATTTTCACAAGTATGACAACAAAGACGTTCTTGGTAAGGTAGTTGAAGTTAGGGATAAATATTATGATGATAATAAACAGTTAATGATAAATTATTCTCTGCGTGGCGAGTCCGAATTTTCAAAACTTTACAAAGAAAAAGGTTCTTATAATGTAAATAAGAAACAAAAGAATAATTCTGACTGTGTTTGCACTACGTTTATACCGTCTCATTGTGATTATCATTGTGCTGATTGTGGGGTGCGTAGAGGTTGAGTTATGCGCATATGCAATCAAGAATGAAACTTGATGGTAGTTCAATACGTCAGTCAAAAATAAACAATGCCAAAAGGCTAATGGAAAACCAACTTGAAACTGACCCGTCTTATAACGAATATTTTGTTGTTTGGGAATATGGCGTTGATATTGATAATTTTGTTGAGCAACCGATAAAACTTTATAATCGAAAGTATTCGTCTGCGAATGGATATACTGTTCAATTTGAAACACTTATTGATAGAACCATACCTATTGGGACAGTCTTATATGATACTGATGAACAAATCTATTATCTTTGTACTGAGTCTTTTAATAAAGATAAAATTTTAAATAACGGTAAACTTACTCGTTGTAATAACTTTTTGAAATGGCAAGATGACAGTGGAAAAGTATTTGAATACCCCGTATTTGATATCAACAGCACACAGTATAATTCTGGTGTACAAAGCGATAAGGTTATGACTTTGGGTAGTACACAGCATATGCTTACTATTGTCGCCGATGAAAATACCATTGCTTTAGAACACGACAAACGGTTCTTTAGTGACAGAAATACTAAATTGCCCACAGTATTCAAACTTACTCAGAATGATACTACAGCGTTAAATTACGATAGGGGGTTGCTACATCTCACTATTACAGAAGACGAATATAACCCAGATACAGATTCAATCGAAAATTGGCTTTGTGATTATATCAAACCTAAAATAAATCAACCTATTAAAATTACATATGCTGGCGATCCAATAATTCGAGTTGGCGGTTCTGCTAAAACATTTACGGCTAATACTACTGAAACTGTCACTTGGGAACTTATAACTGTAGCTGAACAAAATAAATATATCACAATGACGGTAACTGATAATAAATGTAAAATTAAATGTTCTAATAACGAGTTGCTTATAGGTTCAAGTATTAAGTTAAAGTGTACTGATACCAGTGGCAATATTGGTGAGTTGCTTATTGATATAGTGGGAGGTGTGTAACATTGGCAAATTCAGATTGCCTAAGACGTTGGAAAAATCGTATCCTCTCAGAACTTCAAAATGATGAATACTTTCTTGATGTTCTTGGTACTACCGAGGAGGAACAAGAAGATTTAGTCTATCATAGGCTGTTCCCCCATTATTACATACCTGATACTATTGATAAAGTTACTACATATGTTTGTGTTGAAATAGATATTCGTACCCATACTTGGAGTAAGCTTTATTCTTACCCTACTATTACATTTACAATTCTTGCTCATCAAAATGATATGCAGTTAAATATAGCAGGAGTATCGGCTACCAGAATAGATTATCTTGCAGAATTACTTGATATTAAATATAACAATGCGAGAGGATTTGGACTTGGTAGATTAGAATTGGAAAGTAGTATAGCTGGAAATTTGAATACTAAATATCGTTATCGTCAATTAGTATTCAAGGGTAAAGATATGAACGATAATTTGTGTGAAGAACAAGATGATGGATAATAATGATTTATTAAAAATATATCGGGGTGGAGATTATTCTGTTACTGATTATATAAAAATAAGACAGCCTACTATTGGACAAATTGCAGATTATGGTGAAAAAGAATATTTTTCAATGATATCGTCTTTCATTATGACTCCATTTGATGTAATAGCCCAACTTGATAAAATCGGCATTGATTTTACCACAATTACAAGCTATCAATTATTTTGTCTTACTGTAAATGGTCTTAATAAAGAGTCAACGAGTATTCTTTTTGGTGATGTTGATTTTTCCAAGTATAAAGTATCGGAAGATAACGGAAACATTGTTTTAAAATATGAAAATTCAATAATAAGTGAGCCTGTTTATAATCTTTTATCTAATCGAATTAGAAAAATGCACAATTTAGCTGACCCTAAATATCAAAGAGTAGGTAATGAACTAACCAAACAAAAAATGATTGAGTATGCTTATGATGATTTAAGGGCAGCTTCAAGAAAGAAATACAAATCTCAGTTATTGAGTTTGGTCTCTTCTTTGGTAAATCACCCTGATTTTAAGTATGGTTATTCTGAAATTTGGAATATGCCTATATTCGCTTTTTACGATAGTATTAAGCGAATAAATGTAATTGAAAATACAAGAAACTTGTATCAAGGCATCTATGCCGGAACTGTTGATGCAAGTAAAATAAATAAAAAAGAATTTGACTGGATGCGAAATCTAAGTTAAATTCTTTTTTTATATATTTTTAAAATTTGAAAGGAGCAAATAAAATGGCTTTTGATGTTAATAACTTTGTCATTGATGAATGTAAGCGTGTTATAGGTAGAAATGCTTCTACAGGTGAGCTTTATTGGCTCGTATCTCAGATTGAAGACCCTTCTCTTCAGTGTGATTCTGAGGAAGTTGTCAAGAATGATGCAAAGGGTTCTCCTATTGCAAAGTGGTCTCAGGGTAAGACTGCTACCTTCTCTGCATCTAACTCTCTGATGGATTTCAACCTCATGTCTTATCAGTTTAATGGCGAGGGTAAGACTGTTGCATCTTCTGATAATGCGATCAATGTACCTGCTATTGAGGAAAAGAAGCTGGGCGCAAGTGACCTCACAACCTATGTATGTAAGTATAATGTTGTAAATAGTGGTACTTCTTCTACTCCTGTTTATAAGATTACTGTTTGTACTCTTACCAGAGATGGAGCTGTTAAGAAGTCCTTTAAGCAGGGTCAGGCTGTAAGTGAGGGTGTATTTACATATACTTCTGCTTCCAAGACAATTACTTTCAAGGAAGGTGATCTTGCAGAGGGAGATAAGCTTTATGTTCAGTACGAATATTCTTCTGAAAATGCAATCGCCGTTTATAACTCTGCTGATAAGTTCTCTTCTGCGCAGGAGATGCTTATTGAAGTAGTTGGTCACGATATTTGTGATGTTTCTACCGCTTATGCTGGTTATGTGGTATTCCCCAATGCTACACTTTCTGCATCTACCACTGTTTCCTTTGGTAGAGAAGACAGTTTCCCCTTTGAGTTCTCCGCTTCTCAGGATTATTGTTCTGACAAGAAGGAGCTGTTCAGAATTATTGTTCCCCAGCCTGCAACCTAATTTGAGGTGATTTATAATGCTACAGAATTGTCAGATTTGTGGCAATGAATATAATTATTGCTTCAAGTGTAAGAAGTTAGACAGTTGGAGAGCTGTTGCTGACGTTCCTGATTGTTATAGTATTTATGTTATACTTCGTGATTACAGAGAGGGCATTTTGACTATAAAAGAAGCTATTGATAAGTTTGCTAAAGTAGGTATTACTATCAATAGTGATTTTAGTAAGTTTCTCCCTGCAATTACAAGAGATATCAAAACAATTATATCTGAGGGAACAGTTATATCAACAGAGCATAATGATAAACCTAAGTTTGACAAGAAAAACAAGTAAATAATTATAGGGAGGATAACCATTTATCGACAACCGTTGAACGTGGTTGTCCTCCCTATTTTTTACGTTATATAGGAAGTGAACAGTAATAAAGTTTATAGCAATAGACCAAGCAAGTGCCGTTAGTGGATTTGCTATTTTTGAGGATAATAAGCTTGTACAATATAACATTATAGAATTAAAGAAAATTAAAGATACAAATGAAAGAATACACGAAATGATAAAACAGTTACATAATCAAATCGTTGAAAACAATATAGATTATGTTGTTTTTGAAGATGTAAGTCTCCAAACAAACGTATCTACTTTAATACTATTGGCTCAGATACAGGGTGCTATTATAAACACTTGTGTAATGAATAATATTTGTTATAGTGTGTACAAGCCTACATTTTGGAGAAGCAAGCTTTCTTTTAAGCAGTCCCGAAATGTGAAACGTGCTGAATTGAAACAGCAGGCAAAAGATTATGTTTTGAACAAGTATAATCTCAAACTTAAAGAAGATATTTGCGATGCTATTTGTATTGGCGAAGCTTTTATTAAAGAAAATTCAAATAGGTAATAAGGAGAAAATTATGGCAGAAATGGTTACACTTACATTTGCAGAAATGCAGTCTTTTATCAATTATGTGGTTGATAATACTCTTATTTATGGTATGGGATACAAGCGTATATTTATTGATTATAGTGTAGCAAAGTTGTATGGTAAGGTAGATTTTGAATCAGATGATATTGCAGAGATTTATGATAATGAATATGAAAAGCTTTATAATGATTATGCTATAAATAAGGGTCAGTTTGTAATGATTGAAAATGCAATCAATGAGGAACTTGATCGCAGAATTAAGTTTCTTTCAGCAAGTATGATTATGTCAGATGCTAATGATGCTATCGCAAGTCTTGCTACAAAACTCTCTAACTTTGTAGATGCCCTTGGTAATGCTAATAAAAATATAAATATAGATTCTGACAAGGTAAATGCAATGGTTGATACTATGGGTAAGATTAAGGATAATGTAACAGCTGATAATCTTATTAAGGCTATGGTGGATAATGGTGTTATTAAGGGTAAGGACAAGAAAAAGTCTACAAGAAAGCCTAAGACAGTCACAGAGGTAGCCGAGAAAGAAGCAACAGCAAAGAACATTACTGTAAGCAAGGGTGGTAAGTAATATGGAAATAAGAGAAAATACTGGTCTTGTAGAAAAGACTTTTACAGCAACTACTTATTTCTCAACCAGACATATTAAGAACTTTGTGGCGATGACCGCACACTTTAAATCAAATCCGTATTTTGTTGTGAATTTCAATGGTTCTGAAAGAGTAGTAAATGCTAAATCTATACTTGGACTTCTTAGTGTACAGATATATGAAGGCGATGTAGTTAAGGCCGTTGTTTATGTAGAAAATAAAGAAGATGAAATCATCGCTAATAAGGAAATGAACGAGATACTGGATTTCGTATCGGTGATGTCTAATGAATCTTAAAAATCAATTAAAAGGTATTGACGTGACAAAGCTGAAATTTAAAAATGGTAAGACCTATGGTCAGGTTATGGTTGAAGAAACCAATCGGCTGAGAGACTGTATTCAAGCAAGGCTTGATGATTATTTAAGAGCATACCCATATAGGTATAGCAATACAAATCCAACATACAAACGTACAGGGGCATTACAGAACTCATTAAAAGTCGATGACATTTTAAAACTTAAAGTAACCGGTAAAACCATAAGTCTTGATATTTATTTCGATGACAGTGGATATCATCAGTCTGGTGATGGTATCCAAGGTTGGGACGGCAATGGTGAAACCGTAAACACAGCTTATCTGCTTAACTATGGTTATGAGGTAAAAGAGGACGTATGGTTTAAAGATATCCCCTATTTTGGCTATCGTCCAGCTGGGCATTTTATAGAAGATGGTATAGCAGATTTTGAAGCAAGTAATCCTTATGGGATAAAAATAAAAGTACACAAGCCTAATGGATATAAAATATAAAACAAAAATATAGTATAAAGGATGTGATTTAATGGCTAAAGATACAGACGGTCTGCTTTTAACGGCGAGTTTGGATATTGAAGGAACTTATGAAAAGATAAAGAAAGAAGATATCACAAAACTCAATGCCAAATTAGCCAATGATAATTCTGCAAGAGTGAAGATTGTCGGTGGACTTGACTTAAATAAAACACAGTCCCTTATACAATCTCAGATAGCTACTATTAGTAAGAATTTAAAACTGAATATTGGTCAGATTGATACAAGTAGTTTAAATACAGCACTTTCTAATGTTCAGAATAAAGTTATTGGTACTAATAATGGATTAACTATTAAGCCTACAGTTGATGGCAAAATTATTGAGGACACTGATGCTCTTATCAAAGCGGTTGTTGGGAAATTACAGCAGTTAAATAACATTGACCTTAATGGATTTAAGAATAATCTTAAAAATCTTGGATTTTCAGGAAAAGATGTTACAAGTGCTGCGGATGAATTAGTTCAAGCTTTAAAGCTTACACCTGAAAATAAAAGTGTTATTATAGATAGCTATCAGAAACTTATGGATAGTATTAGAAATACTATTAAGAGTGATAGTATGGTGGCTGATAAAAACTTTGATAACAGACTTATAATGTCTATTTATCAGGCTATTAGTGAATATAAAAATCTTGGACAGACTGCTACACAGTCGGCTAAAGAAACACAAACTGTTACTAAAGCTACCACAGAAATAATTGATAAGGAAACACGGGCTGTAAAAATCCAAACAGATGCCTATGAAGACCTTGCATTAGCAAAAAAGTCAGTTATAACTGATGCTTCTGACAATCAACTTGCAAAGACTGAAACTTATTCTGATAGAGCAACTGGGAGAAGCAAAACTATAGTTTATGATTCAGAAGATAATGAACAGGTCATTCGTTATTCTGAAAATATTAATAAAGTAGTTATAGCACAAGAAAGAGCTAACGCATCAGCAATTAAACTTGAATCTACTTATGCTAAAATAAAAAGTCGTATAGAGGATTTAAATGCTTCGAAACCTATAAAAGACGAAAGTAATAAGGAAAAATTAGCAGAGCAATATATTAAAGTAGAACAAGCTATTGATGCAGTTAAAAATGCTGATAGTACAACTTTGGTTGTAATGAAAGCAAATGCTGAAAAGGAAATCTCTACTTTGCAGGATTTGGAGCGTGCTTTCAGAAATGCTGAAAATGCGGCAGAAGAATTGAGAACTCGTGATGTCTCGACTATTAAAACTGAAAATATTCAAAAACTTGCTCAATTTGGAGCTAAAATTCAAGGCAGTAAAGTTCCTATATCAGAAATGAAAGCTGATCTTGATGAGTTAAATGCAGCAATTCAAAATATTGGAACTAATGATACCGAAGGTCTCACCAAATTTCTTAATCAATTTGACATTGCAAGAGCTAAATTTTCTGCATTAAATCAACAAATGATAACTGATAATTCAATGCAGAGACAAGCACAACAGGCAGAACTGCTTACGCAACGTATAAAGAAACTTACTGCTGAAATCAATACATATAAAGACTCCAATTCAAAAGCAATACAAAGCAATCAGCTTACATCAAATGGAAAAACTTTTTCTCAAGAGATTGAGAATATGCTTTTACAGCTTTCACATTGTGCTAATAATGATGATTTCCAAAAAATTGCCGCAAATTTTAGAAACATTAAAGCAGAAGCTAAATCTTTAGGTCTTGAAGGTGGAACTATTTTTGATAAGCTTTGGGCTAACTTAAAGAAATTTTCATCTTGGATGAGTTTAACTTCCTTAGTATCTACTTTCGTAATGGATATAAGAAATGCCATTACAGAACTAAAAGAAATAGATACTATTTTAACTGAGATTTCTAAGACTTCTGATTTAACAACTGAGGCTCTCGCTAAACTTGGCAAAACATCATTTGAATCAGCAAGCAAGTATGGCAAAAAAGCAAGTGACTATTTAACTGGTGTGCAGGAAATGTATAGAGCTGGTTTCCAAAATGCTCCTGAAATGTCTGAACTTTCTATACTTGCACAAGCAGCTGGTGATTTAACTTCTGATGCTGCTAATGACTATCTTATAGCGACCGATGCCGCCTATGATCTGGGTGGCAGTATTGAGAAATTAAATGCAGTTTTGGATTAACATAAAAGTCCTCATATATAGAAATATATATGGTTGAAGTCTGCTTTTATCGGAAAAAACGTAGAGATACATAATTCCGAGGATAAGACTATATAAAATAAGGTGGAAAGGAATACAGTGACTCAAAAATGTATTTGTTGCCACAAAGAAAAGGATATTAAATTATTTAAAGAAAAATGCAAAACTTGTAAATTATGTAAATGGTTTAAAAAGCATCAATTAAATATTCCTGATGACTGGAATAAAGACGATGTAAAGTATGTAATTGAACAAATACACGATTCTCATACAAGTTACTTAAATGATATAGCCAAAGATTTAGATAGACCTTTAAATGACATAATAATTTTATTAAAAGATAAATTAGAATTACATAACATAAGAAATCAAAAAGTTAGAATAAAAGTTATATGCGATAATTGTGGTAAAGAGTTTGAAATTAGTCCATATAAATTAAAAATAAACAATTTTAACTTTTGCACACACGAATGTTATAGTAAATATAGAAGTAAATATTATGTTGGAGAAAAGGCATCTGTCTATACTAAAACAAAATGTGAATGTGATAATTGTCACAAGGAAATTTTAATTCCTAAAAACAAATTAAAAGCTGTTAATGCTGAAGGAATCAGTCATAATTTTTGTAATCATAAATGTTATAGTGAATTTAGAAGTAAATATTACGTTGGGAATAAATTATATAATACAGGAATACATTTTTCAGATGAACAACGTGAGCAATGCAGAATTAATACTGCCAAATGTTATGCCGATGGAAAAATCAAACGTAATACTAAACCTCAAATTATTATTAACTCATTGTTAAATGATATGGATATTAAATATCAAAATGAAAAAATATACAAATACTATTCGGTAGATAATTATTTAATTGATTCTAATTTAATTATAGAAGTAATGGGAGATTATTTTCATGCCAATCCTTCAAAATACAATAATTATAACCAGTTGAATAAAATGCAACAAAAAGATGTTATTCGAGATAAGAGAAAACACACATATATAAAAAAATATTATAATATAGAAATTTTATATTTGTGGGAATCCGATATATTGAATAATTTAAGTTTATGTAAAGCACTGATTGCTGAATATATTTCTAATAATGGGGTTTTAAAGGATTATAATTCCTTCAATTATCAATTAGACACATTGACAAATAAATTAGTAAAAAATAAAAATATAAATCCTTATTTTATATAGAATCCGTAACGAGTAAGTTGTTATACGGTGACGTATAGCACACGCAGACCACAAATATGTATAGCATATTTCTACATTAATTGTAGCCTAACGTTAAAACGAGGGTGATGATATACTCTGCTCTCACGCAATAATCTAACAATGAAACGTGAGAATTAAGAAGAAATTCTTAATCGCCATATAGATAATATGGTCAGTAATTTATAATTATTATAAATGAAAGTAACAGCAGGAGTCAAAACTACATTACAAATAATGCAGCTGTAAGTATGCAGGATATGGCTGATGCTACATCTGAAGCTGCTTCTGTTGCTGCTCAGTATGGAGTTAATATTGATGAACTGTCATCTCTTATAGCGGTAGTTGTTTCTAAAACAAGAGAGTCTGGTTCTGAAGTTGGTAATGCGTTGAAAGCCCTCTTCATCAACTTACAGGATACTACGTCTAAGCCTATTCAAGAGGCATTTGATTCTGTAAATATTTCAATGACTGAAATGGTAAATGGTTCTGAAAAACTCAAAACACCTATTGAGTTAATTAAAGAATTATCGGCTGCATTTACAAGTCTTGATGAGGGTGATACTCGAAGAGCTAATATTTTAAGTGATATTGGTGGTAGATTTTACCACAATGTACAGAAATGTGCATAAAGAACAAATTTAAATGCAGGTAATGAGTAAGAGCCTTACACCACAATAGCGGAGAAATCACGCTATGACGGTACGAAAGTAGAAAAAACGTAAGGATTGTATATGGTCAAAAGCCTAAGTACAGTAACAATCTCTGTTCTTGCAACGAAGTACCCTAACGTTATACTCTGACCAAGAGTTAGTTAAGCCGAGGGTAAGCGCTCAACGACCATTCCCCGATGAGGGGTTATGACAATAAAATAAAGGTGGAAATCCCGAATAGTCATAACATTAGAAGTACGGCTTAATCGCAAATGAAGTGAGTGAAAAACTCTTAAACGGAAAAGGTTTGACTGCTGTTGCATAAGCAACGTGGTTAAGAAATGGTCTGAACTCTTATCGAAAGATAAGGAACATGATTAGATTTTGCGAATCTAATTTAACATAATTGAAATATCACGCTAACACATTAGCAGCGATACTTTCTGACTTAGATAGTTATTACAAAATGCTCGATTACTATTCTAAGGGTCAAGGGTCGGCTACAGAGGAAGCACAAAAGACTGCTGAATCTTGGGAAGGTATGTGGAACAAGATGGAGAACAAATGGACGGAGTTTGTAAATGAATTTGCTAATTCCGACTTGTTTAAGTCTTTAATTGAAAGTGCAACTATATTTATTGATACTCTTTCAGATGCTTCATCTCCACTCAATTTTATACTAACCCAAATAGCTAACATAATTGAATTGACATCAAAATTAACTGACAAAATAGGTTTAATTCCTACTATACTTGGTGGATTAACCCTTAAAAACGTAGGTGAACTAAGTCTTAAATACGCCCGTTCTTATGCTACCACAGACATAAAGCATAGGGAATGTAACACGTTTTAAAATAAGGTTGTCAAACTGCTGGAAAATGCTAAAGCTGTGTGACTACTCATAACAAGGCATTATGAGAGTGAGGAAACTCGGAAACAACAACACAGATAGACTATGCTGAAACAAAAGCTTGATTTTATAATAGAATCAAGTGCTACGGTCTGCATACTATATAATAGTATAACAATGTATAATCAGCAACCAAGCCCTGTCGTGAGACACGGAAGGCTCAACGAGTAGATGACAACTGCCTTGTGGTAAGGTAAAGGTGTACTCTAACCTATGGATAACTCCCATAGTAGTTCCAAAGCAGATTATCCCTGCTTAGTTTTGACACTATGATAGATAGTGTAGGGATAAATCTATCAAAAATTACATATTTGTAAATATATCAAAAGATTTGTTAAAGTTTACTTTTTATTTACAATTTGTGCAAATTTACACATAACTTATAACTTTACGCTTTTGCTATGTCATTTTCAACAATTCAACAGACTTTCAACGTTGAAAGATTGTTGAATTATCTTATTGACAAATACAAAAGTTCGTCAAAATGTTAAAATATTAAACGTTTACCTTTAGATGTTTTGTATTTGACACATATTTTAAATTTAATTATAATATATATAGAGAGTATAACAATTTAGCTCTCGTCTCAATTTCATTTAGAAAGGAGAAATATTAATTATGAGGATTGATAGAATAAAAGAAATAGATAGATAAGCGAATATTGATTCTTATTGCCACTTTCTATTTTAGAATGTGGCAATTTTTATAAAATAAACCACTTATGTTATGCAAATAAGTGGTTTAATCATTATATTATAAAATTTCTTTCATTTTGATGTTTGTTTGTTGCTTATTATTTCTTAATTCCAAACAAAATTCTTCAATGGTAGGATATGACTTGCCTTTTCCTGCTGCATTTCTAAAGGACTGTAGAGCGTCTTTCCCAGAGTCAGGATCGTAAAGGAAATAAAATTGCTCTTCAATAATATCTCTATCTACTATTCCCTGCTTCCACGAAATTAAAAGAGCTTCTAAGAAATTTAAATATTGTATTATATACCATCTTATTTCGTTGCATTGTACAACATCAATAGTATACATACGTGAACTGCTATCATTAAAATTTTTATCATAAACATGGCAGTCATGTGCCATATTTTCAGGTTTAATAGTGGTTTCAAAACATTTTTTACACGAAGATTTTTATAGCTTGAACAAATGGGGCATAATTCTTTTTTAGTTTCAAAATTAACTTCAAATGGCTGTTTATTATATAGGTTTGCACACTGTTCGTGATTAAAACCTTCAACTATACGAACCGCATATGTAGTCTCCCATCGTAAAGATTCAGACCATTTAATCATGTAATCAACTGTCTTTTCTCTACGCTTTTCATCGTGTCTTGCTCTTGAGTCGTTTTTAGCAACTACAAGTTGTATTACCAGTAAAACTAATGACAGAGAACCGTAAGCAGAAATCATTAAAGAGATTATCTCATAATCTCTCATATAGGTTTCTGGTATTTTAATACACAATAACACACATACAACAATAACTGCAACAGTAAGAATACCCAATGTTACTGCTATGGCGGTATTCCAATTAAATTCTCGTTTGTTATTTTCTGTTTTCATAATAATCCTCCTTATTCAGTCATAGTGTATTGTTATACTATAATTATACAATCAGTCTCTAACAAAATCTATACGCTTAATTTCTAAATTTTATATTGTATTATTGTATATATTAACACAAAGAGACATTATATGCCACCGTAAAGTTTGTATTTTTCCTATACTCTTGACATTTTGCTCTGAATATGTTAATATTATCTCAAATAACTACATTTTGAGGTGGACTATATGAAAAGACAGATTGTTTCGTTTATGATGGCAATTTCTTTAATTGTGACATCAACATCTCCTGTTATAGCTCACAGTGGTAGAACCGATAGCAATGGTGGGCACAGAGATAATAAGAACAAGAGCGGGCTTGGATATTATCATTATCATTGTGGAGGACATCCTGCTCATCTACACGAAAATGGTGTTTGTCCGTATAAAAGCGGTTCAAGTTCTAACAATTCAAATTCAAGTAAATCAAACACATCATACAAGAATGAGAATATATCGTCATCCAAATCTAAGGCTGAGTGGATCGGAGACAAATATTGGACTGGCGATAGCTTTGCAAGAGGCTGGCAGAAAATAGACGGTTACACTTATTACTTTGATGATTACGGCGATAAAATGATAGGTTGGGCAAATGACGAAGAAGATAATACCTATTATTTTGATGTTAAAGGCAGAATGAGTGTCGGTTGGAAAGAAATAGGTAATCATACATATTTCTTTAGTACAAATGGCTATATGCGTACAGGTTTACGTAAAACAGAAGGTAAAACATACTATTTTAACAAAGATGGTGTGATGGTTACTGGAAAAGTTAGATTTGGAGATAATATTCGCTATTTTGGTTCAGATGGGGCTATGAAAAAGGGCTGGGGCAAGATTGGCAATGATACATATTACTTCAAAAACAAAGACGGATATATGGCTACTGGAAAACTTAAAATTGATGATAAGGTTTATGAATTTGGAGATGATGGTAAGCTTATAATGTAGTTAATTATAAAAAGCCTCTTTACTTTAGGAAGTCACCCATCTGAACAAGGTGGGTGACTTTGTTTATGTTATCAATATAAAAAAGCCAAAGACCTACTCTTAAATTAGAGCAGGTCTTTCTTTATATCCTTTACAACTTAGTATCTTATACCATATTCACCGTTATGTATTTGAGTAAGTATTGGCACTGTCACAGGCTGAATACCAAGTTTAACAAGCGACACATCGGATTTCCACTAATTTATAGCTGAAAGCTTCTGCACAAGTATCTTACGGTAATTTTCAAGATTACGTGGAGAGTCATTGCTTTCAATAAGGTATGTAAGTGCTTCAATGCCTTTGATTTCACGGCGTACATATTCCATTACGGAACGTACTCCTGCCTGAACAACATATCCCCTTTTCTCTATCATAAAGCTTGGGGTCTTACTGTTGTCAAGTTCATAATATGAAACAATGTGTGATAAACCCATATTATAGATTACAAACAAAGATTTCTTGCATTTGAATAACTGAGGATTTTCTTTGTTGTATTCTTTGAGTTCATCACCAGTCAGTAAAGAATAATCTCTATCTGGCATTAAGGCTGATTTGATATGATTGTATAGAGTAACTGAATTTATACCATAAATATTTGAGATATCGGAAGCAGTGAGAACAGGTCTGCCGTGAAATGTTTTCTCTATGTAGGCGTATGGAAGTGAGGGTGCTTTGGGTACAGTATAATTACCTGTCTTTCTGATTGATGGCAAGACTTCGTTAGTAACCCATTTGCGGAATATTCTGCACTTGTCTGTCCGAGCTTCAAGCATAAAATCATAGAGCTGAGACTCTGTTAAATACTGTTTCACACCGTGTGAAACCAACGTAATTTCGGCATTTTCAGCAGTTTTAAGTATTCTTTCTTTGTAGGGATAAACATTTCCTTTAGCTTTGGCTACATATCCTAAAGCCTTACCAGTTGAGTAAATCTCGAATAAGGGTTCGCCATTTTCATTTTGAATGACCTCTACATCATTGCCTTCAAAATTCATAATCTCTTGCATAAATAAAACTCCTTATCAATTTGACTTGACAAGAACTCTCTATCTATGGTACAATGTATTTGATAGAAAAATCTGTCAGATATGTAACGGTAATGTATTACTTTCCACGGTGCAACATTGCCGTTATTTATTTTCTCGGAGAACAAGTTGTATACCTTTTCTCACAACATCTGTACGTGTAACATTGTTGTCTTTGCAATATTTGATTAATTTATCATTTGTGTCTTTATCAATTCTTGCTTTGATCTCAATGATTAAAGGCTTTTCAACTTGTGGTCTACCTATTTTGGGTGACATTTTTTCACCTACTTTCTGTGCCACAATTATATTATAGTTTATGTGCCACAAAAAGTCAATAGTCACTTTTATTTTTGGTAAAATGCACAAAAGAATAACGTTTATTTATGATAAATTAAAATTACCCCTTGACAAAAAAAAATAAAGTGGTATAATAATAATTGAAAAATATCATATTACATCCTTATGTTGAATTTGATTAAGGCTTCCTAATTCTATTTAATCAAGTACAACAGGAAGCACCCACAGGTACTGGCATATCTGTGGGTGCTTTTGCGTACTATAACGGTTTCCTTTTTTCTGCTCGTACATACTGATATTATAGCAAGGAAAATTACAACTGAGACTGAGTTATTGGTATCGGTATATTTTGCTGAATAGCTTCAGTCTTAATTGTAGGTAAAACAATGTTTGTGAGCATTGTTAATGTGATTGTCAAAAGCTGTAATATCCTTTTGAGTTTTGGGCGTTTAATCCCATATAATCCCCAAATGTAGATTACAGTGCATATAAGTAACGATATAAAGTTTAAAATTAACGTCCAGAAAAATACCATAGACTCATCCTTTCGATTTTGAGCGGTGCAGAAAAGAAAGCCTATATCAGCAATTAAATTATACTATATTTTCTTCCAAAATAACTACCTGCAAATTTAACAAATTATTTTCAATCATTTATGCACATTTACCACTTAAATTATAGTTTTATCAACGTTGCTATATTGTAGATTTAACAATACAAATTCTTGACAATTTTAAATGTATAAGGTATAATTATGTTATTAATTATATAGGAGATGTTGATAATGGAATTTAACAAAAATAAAACTTATAACGGCAACGGCATAAATGCAGATGATGTATATGATTATGTGACAGAAGGTGTAGGAAATATTCAACATAATAGAGAAAATTTTGCATATGTTTCTAATAATGTAGAAGAAAGACCAACCCCCAAAACACCCATAAATAACAATAGCAACAACAATAACAACAATAATAATAGTAATGAATAGAAGGAGGAATAATTATTGTCAGACATTTTTAATATTTTACCCGATATTGTAATTTATATTGTATTAGGTTATATCTGTCTCCATATGTATAGAATTACACGAATTGTTAAGAAATCAGATGATTTTGAACATATTCTGACAGAATCAATAGTTGTAGGCTTTATTATAAAAAATGTCATATCTCTAATACCTTTTACGTTTGGAGAATACATTGATACCATCGGAATGATAATATCAAGCGCTGCAATAGGTTTTGGGGTAGCCAAAATTCTTGAAACCCCTATAGCAGATAAAGTTATTAATATTCTAAAAATCAAGCATACAAAGTTTAAGTATATGTGGCAAAACATTGATGATCCTAATTATGCCATATTTATTGATGCAACTAACCCCGAAACTCACATTAGATATTTTGGGCAGGTTGTGATGTATGAAGAATTTGAACGATTTCCAATAATTCAAATTTGCAAATATATGGCTTGGAAAGATAATGACTTATTATTTAACTATTCAGATGACCCAACTCAAACAGTATTAATAGATACGTCCAAATACACAGAGATAGATATCATTTATCAAAAGGATAGTAGGGTAATCAAGCGCTGGAAATAATATAAAAGAACCTTTGAATTTCTTCAAAGGTTCTTTTATATTTATAATTATTAAAACTTGCTACCGCAATTATTACACTACGTCAATACCATATTACACATTTCGCTATAGCATACAAAACATTTAATAAACACTAATACAATACAAAATATTCTTGACAAATATTGCTATTAGTGGTATTATATAGATAAGTAGATATTAGATACTTAATATGGTGCAAAAGTAAAAACGTAAATGATTATGTAAGGAGTATATTATGTCTTTTTATAAGTATTGCCCTAAATGTGGAGATATAACTTGTGTCCAAGAAGTGGAAAATTGCAATTTTTGTAACGAAGCGTACATAGTAACTGACTATGAATATAGTTTAAATGACCTTTTTGGCGACATAAATAAACCAAAAGAAATCTTTGAGAAATATGTAAAGCCCAATCCACTATTCGATGAAGAACTCTACAACAAAAGGATGGGAGTAGAAAAAGCTCTGCAAGAGGCTACATCAAACCGACTGCGTATGGAAAAACAACAAGCTCAAAGAGCTAATGTCCCTAAATGTCCAACCTGTGGTTCAACAAATGTAGAAAAAATATCTACAACTCAGAAAGCTTTTGGTTTTGCTTTGGTTGGAGTGTTTAGTAGTAATCTCGGTAAAACTATGCACTGCAAGAATTGCGGATATAAGTGGTAATTATGGCAAAAGACCTGTTCTTAATTAACAGGTCTTTATTTGTGTTTAAATCTTTTTAATAGTATATTGATTTTGCTAAATTATATCGTAGCATGTTTGAAAGTCAACATTTTCATAATAATTCAAAACGTTAATATGGAAATATGGTATTTAAGACTGTTGACGGACACATAACTAATATATTTAATAAGGTCGATAAACTTAATACGGGATTTGAACTTACAAATGATGAAATACAAAAAATTGTTAATCGATTTAATGACTTTAATTCTAAACAATCCTTTGGTCAGGAATATACAGATTTCATTGCCGAAATGACCAATAGAAACTTTAATGTTTCCCAGATGTTCTCTGATCTTGCAAAACAAGGCGCTTCTGCAAGGGCAAGCATTGAGGGTTTCTATGCTGCAATTCTTGATGGTAATACTAAAGGTTTTGCCAATGTAAAATCAACTATAGCGTTGTTCAATCAGGCACAACAGTCTGGAGCAGATAACGCAAAGGCATTTGCAAAAGCAGTTGGTCAGAGTAATACTCAGCTCGGTAATTATTTGGGCGGTCTTAACGGAGCTAAGGCATCTCTTGTTGGTTATGGTACGCAATTAGCGATTACAACAGCAAAAACTATAGGTCTTCGAGCTGTCACTATGGCTCTTAATGCTGCTTTGTCTTTTGGTGTTTTAACTGTTGTTAGTTTATTTGTTAGTAAGCTTGATGAATGGATTGTAACTCAAAAAGAGCTTACAGAACAAACAAAAGAATCTGCCGACAAGGCAAAAGAACAAGCGGCTGCGTTTTCTGATTTAAAAACTCAGTATCTGGCAATTATTGATAGTGCCGATGATGAGGCTACAAAAACAGAAAAACTTAATGAGTGGAAAAACACACTTATTGAAACATATGGCTTTGAAAAGAAAGCTCTTGAAAGTCTTAATACTGAACGTGAAAAAGGTATTGAATTGCTTGAACAAGAGTCTAAAGCTGGTATAAAATCAACTTATCAAAATTATCTTGTTGAAAATAAAAATGAAATAGAAAAAGCCAAGAAAAAATTAGGACAGCTTGGTGAATTTAATATTTTTACAGGCTCACAGATTGATGTTGATGAAAATGCCGATTTTGGCGTCGCCAAAAACCTTCAAAAGTATTTTGATGTAAAATCAGGGGATTATTTTGGTGAGTTAAATTATAAATTAAGTATCAATTTTGACGATGCGGTTGATGAACTTGATCAATTAACCAAAATTCAAGATGAAATAAATAATATTGAATCGGAAAGAAAAGTAATTGGCAAGGGTTTAACAGAAGATGAAAAGTTAATTCGTCAATATGTTGAGAGTGAAATAAGTAGAATTGAAAAATTAAATGATAAATATTTATCTACCTATCAATCATCCGCTGAAGCTGGTGCTTGGGTAAAATTTAATACCGATGCCAATCAAAAAGCCTTAGAAGCCGCAGGAAAGGATGGCTATTCAAGTTGGAGGAATGCTTTTTTAAAGCAAGCTGAATCCCCTGCCGAACAGCGAGAAATGGAAAAAATTCTTGCTGAGAATGTTCCTGACTTAGAAACTGCTTATAAAACTCTTGAAACTCGAAGAAATAATCTTGAACTTGCTAAATCAAAATTCGGCATAAGTGATTTGCTTAATTCAGAAAGTGCGAGAATGAAGGCTGTTTTCGTAAACTCTCTTGATGATACAGACCTCGATATTCTTGTAAACAAAAGCGAAGACCCATTTAAAAATGGTATCGAAGGTGCTAAAAAGGCTATTGAAGATTTTAAGGCTGACCCTAAAAACCAAATCAATGTTGAAACTGACACTTCTTCGCTTGAAGAAGCAACTAAAAAACTTGAAGATTATTCTAAGTCTATAAGTGATTACACAAAAGCTCAAAAAACTATTACAGACGCATATAATGAACAGACTAAATATGGACAACTCGCAGCAGACACAATTCAATCTTTGATTGATGCTGGATACGCTGAAGCTCTTGTTGTAAATGATGAAACTGGTGCTGTAACATTAAATACATCTGCTGTAGAAATGTTAAATAATCAAAAGAAAGTATCTCTTTTACTTGATGCTCAAAAGCAAAAATCCGAATTGACAAAACAGCTTGATGATGAAAAATCGAAAATTGATTCACTCACAAGCAGTCTTATGACTAATAATGAAGAAAAGAAGAAGTCATATGTTGCGGATTTGCTTGCTGCTCAAGCGAATAAAGAACAGATTGAATCACAGATTGCAATGTATGATGCTTTAATGTCTTCTTTAGATGCTCCTGACTTTGGAACTGAAAATAAGGAAGACCCTGCTACTGTAAAACAATTCAAGAAAGATAATAAAGAAAAGAAACATCTTCTTGAAATGGAACAGATTACAGAGCAAGAGTATTATGATTGGCTTGACAGTAAAAGCCATCGTGTTTATGGTAATCTTGCTGATTATCAAGATGAGCTTTGGAAGCACGAAGAAGAGGTTTATAACTGGAGACAGGAACAAGAACAAAAGCTCTTCGACAAGAAAATTGACAACCTTGAAAAGCTGGCTGACAAGGCACTTGATAATTACAAGGACGGAGACGGTAACGAGCTTACAGTTACAGCAAGTTTTGATTATGCACGTGAACAGATAAACAAGGCTATTACCGAAACTCAGGCAAGAATTGACGGTATCAGAAACGGTACTATAAGTGGTGACACTGACGATATAGAGGCACTTATAGATGACCTTGACAGTCTTTATGACAAGTTTATTGATATCAATAAGAAGGAAATCGAATCAGAAAAGGATTATATCAGTGAACTCAAAGACGATTATTCTGATATGATGGATGAGCGTATTGATAAGGTTGATGAGCTTTCTGATAAGATTGAAAAGAGCTATGACAAGCAAATAGATGCTATTGACAAACAAATAGATGCTCTTGAAAAAGTCAAGGACACTGAGGATAGAATCAAGAAAATCAAGGACGCTCAACTTGCTGTTAAGGAAAAGGAGCAAGCTCTTGACGAAGCTAAACGTGAAGATGCTAAGAACAATTACGTTTACTTTGACGGAACTGGAATGTCTGTACAGACTTCTGATGAAAATCAGAAAAAGGCACAGGAGGAGCTTGATGAAAGTAAGAAAGACCTTGAAGAAGCTTATCGTGATGAACAAATCAGTGTACTTAAAGACCAAAAGGATATCCTTGAGGAACAGAAAGACACTGCTAAAGATTATTACGATAACGTAAAGGACAATCTTGAAAAACAGAAAACACAGGGTGAAAAGACCTATGAAGCTGTTGAGAAGATTTATGAGCAGCTTGGCGGTGACAAGAAACAGACTTCTTCCAACGCCGAACTTGTTAAAAAGCTTTCTAAGTCAGGTGATATATCTAAGGCAATGTCTGAATTGTCTGATACTGAACGTCAGAAAGCTATTGATACAGGCGTTGTCAAGATACAGCCTAACGGTGATTATACTTTTGATTATTCTGCCTTTGAAAAGTATTCAAGTACGGTAGATGACAATACACTTGCTACACAGGATTTAACTTCTATTCTTAAAGACATAGTTACTCAGACTAATACTGATAATAAGGATAAGACTGATAATTCTATGGTTGCAGGTGGCTTTAATCTTGTTGCTGACCCTAAGACAGGCAAACTTACTAAGAAACAAGTTATGGTCAATGGTGAAGTTGTTGAGGGATTAGGTCACAAGGTCTATGCTACTTCTAAGGAAGAGTGGCAAGGACATAATAACAGTGAAAGGACAAGCAAGGGAAGCTTTGCTGGTTATGATACGTTTATTGACTTTATGAGGGCTGTTAGTGCTGGAAAGGTGGATATTAGTCCTCTTACTAATGCGTTCAATAGTGACTATAATCCTATTGTTGACAGAATGAATAAGTCTGTGAGTGATACCATTAACAATGTTTCTAACAGCAATGTTAATAATAACATCAATAACAAACCTGTTGTAAATCTTACTGTAAATGTTGAAGGCAGTGCTGATAAAAAGACTGTCGAAGCATTTAGGAATGTGGTCACTAAAGAAATTGGCACTGCTTTTGATGAATTTGGAAAAGCAGTACGTAATGCTAAAGTTTAAACACTTTTGATGTTTGACTTTTGTATAAAAATATAGTAAAATAGAGCGTGAACCTTATCTTCACGCTCTATTGTTTATTTTTATGCTTAAAGTGAATAAGTTCTTATTGCAGAAACAATACTATCCGTGTACCAATTTACAGTTGTAGTTGCAACGGAGCTAACTTCTGTTGGCATATTTACATTTCCACGAGGTTTGATTGCAATGATAGGTTTTCCCATTGCTACTGCGCAATCTAATTCATACTGCATCCATTCACGATTATTATAGTACATTCCCGATATAACTAAAACACAATTTACAGGTCTGATTTTTCTTAAAATAGCATCTTTAATTTGTGTTTTATTGGTAACGGAAGTACCATCTAAATTTATAAGAGGATTGTCTTTTGGAGCTGAATAATTATAATACTTAAAATTAGGAGCTTCTTCCAATAAATCATTTAAGTGAATGTAATCATCGCCGTATTTCCAAGCATGACTAATAAATAAATGGTATGGCTTTAACTCTGGCATATAAATTACAACCTTTCTAAAATAAAAATTTAAACAATTCCATAAGGAGGAATTATTTTGAATACTAATGTAAAAAAATATCGTAAGAAGCCTGTTGTAATTGAGGCATATCAAACTGACAAGGAAATTGTTATTCACACATTAGAGGGCGATATGATAGCATCTGTTGGGGATTATATTATCACGGGTGTGAATGGAGAACAATACCCTTGCAAACCTGATATCTTTGAAAAGACTTACGAATCTGTAGAAGATTGACTTACTTTGCTTTGCCATGTTGAAAATTCTTTAGTAAAATACTGCTCACAATTACTAACTAAGGTATCAAATGCCACGTCTGGGTTGTTAGAATTGTAGGGCGGTATTTTATTTATAAATTTTGAAGCTTCACTTTTCAGCATCTCGCAATTCATGCGATATTGAACCCATAAGTCTTTAAAGGTGTTTATATTTATTATGTAGGTGATTACCGAGACGGCTGAACCAGCAATGGCAATTAATATATTAACTAATGGTTTTTCTTCAAAAAGTGTTAATATTGGAATTGAAGAAGATATTATAACAGATATGACAGATAAAACTTTGTAGTATTTTTGATTATGTTTTGCTTTTTTATCATACCATTGTATTTGGTCAAGCAATCTGTTCTTTAAATATCTTTGTTGTTTTTCAGTGTATTCACTGTAATCTATCGGAAGGTCTATTATGTAGTTTTCATTTGATTTTTTACACATTTTATGCTCCATTTTTCACTGTAACGAGTTGTATTGTATAAGTATATTGTATGCTATATTAAGAATAATTTCAAGTGAAATTTTGTATATTATGGCAAATTCCATAATATTAACAAGTTTTAACAAAATATATTGTTGATAAGCGACAAAAGCATATAGTTGAAATATAGACTATTAAGAATATAAGGAAAGGATTGTTATGGATTACAAAAGACAAATTTTAAATTGTGCCAACGAACTTATACATAAAAACAATTCACAAATCAATAAATCTAATTTTGATAAAACCTATATTGGTAAAGTAATAGGTTCAATAAAAGATGATAATGAAAAAGTAGTACGTTGGCAGATATTCGCAAATGCTTCTACTTTTAATGTGCTTGCTGAAAATTGTAATGTTATTGCAGTAGGTCAGCGTGTGAGAATGTTTATACCCAGTAATCAGAGAGATATGGTTTATGCAGAGGTTATAACCGACTATGAGTTTAACCACCCATCGAAAGCGGTATATGATGCCGAAAAATGCACTGTAACGGAGACTTGGCTGCTTTCCGACAAGACGGAAGAGACAAGGGTATTTACTCTGACTGTCAAGGACAAGGGCGGTTCATCGGAAGAAGTCACAGCGATCACTTTCCCCGATGGCAGTGTTATGAGTTTGGAGGGATTTTGATGGACGTTAAAGAGACTTTGACAAGATGGGCAAGAGCTTACATGGAGCCGAGTTTGTTTTATGTGCCTGCGAAGAAGAATGACGAATATTACACAGTAACAATAATTCCCCGCTTCAATTATTTTGATGTTTACGAAGAAAAGATTAAAAAACGAGCAACTTTCCTCGAAGTGTATAAAGAAACTACCACCAAGAATTTACAGCAATATTATGGTGGTATAGGATATGGTTTAAACGAAAGCGACTATTATATAGCTTTTGATGAAAACGGAAACATAGCAGATAGCACTGCTTGGAAAGATTATTTTTCAGCAGCAAAATTGTCATACAAAGAAGAAAAAGATTTTTATACCATTGAAACATATAATATTGATGATTCGTTGAAAATGTTAAACTCCCCAGCTCAAAACATGCGAGTTATAAAGAATATATCCAGTTTAAAAGAAGCTGAAGATATTTTTAATGCTGGAGATACAGGCTATGGTACCAATGATTACGGAACGCATTTTGGTAAAAACTATAATTATTATTCGCAGACTATTTTATTTATTTTATCTTCAGGTGAAATATATGCGTGGATAGATACTTTACCAGCAACAGCGGTAGATACTTCACGAACATATGAAAGAAAAGAAGTTGGAAAATATAATTACGACACTAACAAATACATTTTTAACGATAAAGATTTTTATCAAAAATATATCATGGTAGGATTTAAATATTCTTTAGCTGATTATCAAAAATATTCTTCTGGTATAGTTAATAATTATACAAAATATCCTGGAAACTGCGAATATCATTCATTTTTACGTCTAAAAAAGGGTAAATACAAAATTTTGCAAGCCCTTTCATGTAGAGGTTGCCCTGTTATTCGATCGCAAGAAATTACAGTAGATAAAAATATGATTCTATACTGTGATGTGGTTTTAGATGGAGTAATTTTGAGGACAAATGTAAAATATTCATCTATACCATATCATTTACTATATAATCATCCAGACAGTAGCTGGAGAGATAAATGGGAAATTAGCTATGGCACATATGGCTCATTCGTAACTGAAACTAATACTTATAGACTATCTGATTATAAGCATTTAATTAAACAAACACTTGCTGAATGGAGTGGAGACGGTAGCAATATTCCAGCAACAGACTGTGAATATACCAATTACTACACTGGAAACTCAATCATGTTTACATATAAAAGTCCAACTTGGAAACCAACTGAAATTACGTCTGTCATGACTGATAATATTGCATATAAACGATTTTTAACTAATGAGGAATTATCTAAATTAACAAATTATACGTCTCATGGCGTACAAATGAGCAGTAGCTTAAAAGGTGTGTCTTTTCAAGATACCGCTATAGTACCCACTTTTTACTTAAATGCTTCTCAAAATGAAGATTATACATATACGCCTCCTACATGGGAAGAAATTGAAGGAGCAATCGAAAGTTTGAGTATTGTCGAATGGTTTACACCGATAGAAATAGACAGCGATGGTAGGAAAATTTATCCAAAGAAAGAAATAAAAAAAGGACAGAGTATTTGGAGTATTGAACCCGCTCAATTAAGAGAGCTATCTGGGTATAATATGGAGATTGGAGATTTTCTTTCAGATAAAGTATATGCTTTTACCGATTCAATCGCAAATAGAGTAATCGAATACCAAAAATCAGACGACGCAGACATTGATAAAATTCGTGCTTATGGGAATCGTCAAATATGTTATTTTAACACAGCCAAAGAAAGCTTTTATAAAAATTATCTTACAATAGTATCTGCTGAAATAAACGTATTGGATAGTTGGACTGAAGAAAAACATGAAGAAGCGTTTGACTTCGTAGCGCAGAAACTATATGAAGAACAACTTAAATAAAGGACGGTGAATAAAAAATGAAATTTAATGGGATTGAAATTTGGGACGATACTGGTCTCTGCTTTTACACAGATGTTGAAATCAGTGAAGATAATACTCATAACAGGGCAGCTGATGTTAAAGTCTCAAAGAATAACAAATTTCCTTATGTTATCCGAGATGGCGAAGCATCTTACTGGACTGGTACAATAAACGGATTATGGCTTGATAATTCAGAGGGAGCTTGTAAAGAAGATTTTAATCTTGATACATCTACAGCTTGGATAGTTGCTCTTGCAGAATGGTTACATAATGGGAAGCCTAAGAAGTTAAAACTTTCTGAGGATTGGATAATGACTGTTGAAATCCAGTCTGAAGTACAATTAAATTGTGAAACCTCGGTAGATGTGGCTTATAATAACAAATTGTCTTGTAGTTGGGTTCAGACAGAAGAGCGTTATACATCAGATAATATAAAACCTTTACACTGTCCTAAATGCAATACTACTGTTGTACCCACTGCGGTATATTGTCAGAAATGTGGCACAAAGTTGGTGAATAGTGTATGAGTGTTGTAGAAAATTTTAATTTACACTATGATATTGCCCAACCAGTCAAAGAAAACTATTTCAATCCCAAAGAATATAATTCCAATGTGATAACCCACATTATATTTAGGGCGTATCAATATAGTTCTGATATTGTAAATAGTGCAAAATATGAGGACTTCTCCCCTAACGTTGTGGATTGGTCTTATTCTGCAAGTGTAGATAATGAATCACGTCAAAGTGCAAATGTGACACTTCATGTTCCCAAAGACAGTAAAATGTGGTTCATGCGAAGAGAGCATTTACAATATGCAGGTTATGATGATGAGTTAGGTTATTTTATCAACGTAGGTTGGAATCCTGTAATGTACCGCTTGATGTGTGATTTTGAATTACCTGACGGCACTAAGAACAGGGTAGATTTTGGTTTCTTTATTCCTACAGATGATAAATATGACTATGATGCAACTACAAGTACATTTACAATGTCTTTAATTGGCTGTTCTGGAAGCTTTAAGTCCGAATATGGTGGCAGTCTTGTTACTTCGAGAATAGGATATCTTGAAACAGATAAAGAGGGAAATCAAAGAGAAGTAGGATTCCCTTTAGGTATTCACATTGCAAATGATACACCTATTACATCTGATTTTATACGTCAGTTTGTTGAAAAGAATAATACGTTTTTTAGACAGAACAATTCGGAAGTTCCCGTTAAAAACATTTACATAGATGGCTTAGATTTTTACGATACGGTAAAGTATTATGAATTTGAAGAGGGCAGTTCTGTCAGTGACATTTTAAATAGTATTCTTGAAGATAGTATGCAGAATTACACATACTGGATAGACGAAAAGGATAATCTAAGAATACAAAAGAAGTCTCCCCTGCTATATGGGGATTTGCTTATGCACTACAGGGATTATAGCAGATTGGTTATTAGTGAGGGGGCAAGCTATACTGATAGTGACACTATAAGCTATGCAGAAGTCTATGGTAAAGGCGGTAATTATTATGGATATTGTGATTGGGCTATGTATAACTTTGATGTTATCAGAAGCAAAGTATTTAATTGTTCTGAGCTTGACACTGATGAAAAATGCAGAAATAGAGCAAGGTGGGAATGTTACAAAGGTCTATACGGACATGAGACCTTTGACATAACTCTCGTGGGTATTTACATTGCTCAGTTTCAATATCCCTCTATGGTTGTTGGCAGAAGCATTGAGTACACGACTATGAATGGTGATACCAATGTTTATACTATTAAAAGCATAGGTTATTCAAATCACGAATGGACTTTGGGATTATCTATTTATAGACCTTATTATACTGATGAAAAGACGGATTTATCCTCTGAGACAAGAAACAAGTATATGCTTGAAAAACCAGTTATATTCAAACATGAAATTGACGGTAATAAAATTAAGTTATATGTAAAATCCAAGGATATAGGAATATCTCTTGTAAAGTTATATATGAGAGCTAATTTTATTGGAGAAAGCGTTGATACCGATGGAACAGCTAATCTTGAGTGGCTTGATGAAGATGCTTACAAAGTTATAACTTATACTATTCCAGAAGATAATCAGACTTATTTATTTAGTGTACAACTATACAATCCTCAATATGAAATGTCTTTATTGAGCAACACTTATGTTGTAGATGTTGGAACAGTTGATGATAAATATTATAAGACTAATGATGGTAAGTATATTGAAGTTATTAAAAATCACAAGACCGAATTGTTAGAAAGGGCGGTGGAATAATGGCATATATTTACGATTTAGACCCTATTACAAGTTTAAATGATGCAGATGTGTTTATTCTGAATACATCTAATCACGTTGATAAAAAAATCAGTTGGCAAGTGCTGTCTAACCAAATGTTGGACAAGGTACATACCCACACAAATATGCAAATTCTTGATAAATTCGGTACGAATAGCGAAGGAAAATTAACATGGGAAGACACGGTAGTGGGCAGCGATTATACCCTCCCGGCAGCGACTACTTCCGCTCTGGGTGGCGTTAAGCCCGATGGTAATACAATAACCATCGATGAAGATGGTACTATCCACGGAGCAACAACTTACACACTTCCAACAGCAAGCACCATAGTTCTGGGTGGTGTTAAAGTCGATGGTACAACTATTACTATTGACAGCAACGGCGTTATAAAGGGCAGTGAAGCGCAGCCTTATACTCTGCCCATAGCTACCACTACGATTTTGGGCGGTGTCAAGCCAGACGGTGAGACTATTAAGGTCAGCCCCGAGGGAGTAATTACCTGTATTAACGATAGTGCTATCCCAAGCTGGGTTACAAATACAGCATATATTGTTGATAATTTGGTTGTTTATGGTACAACCATTTATCAATGTACTGAGGCTCACACATCAGGGACTGAGTTTAACACGACTTATTGGACTGCTTTGACAGGACAGCAGGGCGAAAAGGGTGACAAGGGTGCTGATGGTGTCTCCCCTACTGCAAAAGTCACACAGACTGAGCTTGGAGCAACAATATCTGTTACAGACAGTTCGGGTACTACAACGGCGAATATATCTAATGGTACATCGGCTATGCTGTCGGTATCACAGACTGAAACAGGTTGTACGGTAACTGCGACTGATAGCTCGGGAACAACTACTGCTACTGTCTCTAACGGTACAAATGGTACTAATGGAGATGATGGAAAGTCGGCGTATGCTATAGCAGTCGAAGAAGGTTTTAGCGGTGATGAGGCTGCATGGCTCAGGAGCCTGAAAGGTATAACAACCGTAACGTCAAGCGCTGTAAATTTGACAGGAACGTTAACAGCTGATGGCTGGTCTGACACTGCTCCTTATATTCAGACTGTCGCCGTAACCGGTTTAGCCGAGGACGGATATCCTATTCTGGATTTAATTACATCAGCAGATACTACAACTGGAATTAACGAAAATAAGCAGTGGGCGTACATCACAAAGGCGACAACTGCCGAAAATACACTGACAGTAAAATGCTATGAGAAAAAGCCTACTATTGCTTTGAATTTCGTCATAAAGGTGGTGTAAATATGGCTGATTGTTTTATTACACGAAGAGGATATGGGAGTAGCGGGGAAGGTTCAAGCAAAGTTACTCCTGAAAAACTGGGTTATGTATCGGGGGCAAATGCCTTTTTTGACGGCAGATGGAACACACCTTACGGACACGTTTCCGATGGTGCATCGTGGACTGATTTGGTGCATGAAAAGAGCGCCTATCGAGTTTCTATGGGAGACACTGACGCCAAGGACTACATTGATGCGGATTATTATATTAAACCAGCCGTAGCCAGTGGCGGTATTGTCTTGCCGATAGACATGTCAACTTACAGCAGTTTTACCGTAGAAGCTGTAGTAAAAATTGTCTCTTTGGATAATTACCAGAGTGATATAATCAATACTTATGCAAGTGATAATTACGGCGGTTTCGGTATTACAGCAGAAACAGCTACAAAAATTACACTTCAGGCATATTCAGGCGGTTGGAAAAATATGTCTTCGACTTATACTAAAGGTGAAATTGTCTATGTGGCAATGACATTTGATGGCAGCTCACTGAAGTCCTATATAAATGGAATTTATTTATCTGAAGCAAGCTGTACAAATAGAATAACGAATGCGTTATTTCCGTGTCTTGGCGTTAAAGCAGGAGGAAAGAATGAACACGCTGGTGGCAAGAGCTATTACTACAGGGCTGCTATTTATGATAAAGTGCTAACTGCTGATGAAATTACGCAGAACTATAACAGGGACGTATATAGGTATGTTAATGGCAATGCGGATGATATTGATGATAGTGACAGTGGGGATAAACCATCTGCTACAGTTGAAAAATCAACTGTCTCTTTCACTGCAAATATAACTTCCACATCAAAATATACCGTAGAATATAAGACATTGTATGATACCGCTCCTGCCTTTGAATTATACATAAACGATGAGTTAAAAGGTACTTATAGCGCTATAACTAACAATACCGTAGTCATAGATTTGGCAGACCTTGCTTTGTCTATTTCTAAAGCAAAAGTAGTTATCAAGTCAACATCTTACTACATCGGAATTTCACGGGTATATTTTCGTAGTTCTATAAATATGACAGCTGACACAATAACAACTGACGATGGCGATATAACAGCCTCAGCAGATAGTTATCGTTCAGGCTGCAATCCGTATTATGCTTTTGACGGCTCAACGGATACAAGTAGTTACTGGTTGGCAAACACTAAGACTACTCCCACATGGCTACAGATACAATTTCCAACGGCAAAGGTACTGAAAAGTTTCGTTATGTATAAAGCTCATGCACAATATGACGATTGCGTAAAAGCCTTTACTCTGCAAGGGTCTAATGATGGTTCTTCTTATATTGATTTGGGCAGTTATGTTTTCTCTGAACAACTCATAACAGTATTCAGCAAGACATTTGAAGTCAACAATAGCACTGCCTACACGACTTATAGATTCTATATCATGTCTGCAAATAACTATCCGATGATAAATGAAATATCAATGTTTTTTGATGAAGACATCAACATCATCAACGAGTTGTCTATTGTTGATAGTTTGCGGTGAAGGTGAGTATATAATGAAAAAGCGTAAGATGGAATTTTCTAAGAAATGGCTTATAGGCTGTATTTGCGTTAGCCTATTCTTCACGTTGGCTTCATACGTTCTGGCGTGGTTCGACAAGAACGCCGTAGAAACACTTAGCATAACGATCATTGAGACACTGTGGGGAACTTCCGCAGTGTCCTTTGTATTTTATGCGGGGCTTAACGGCGTGAGAGCCTATACCGGCAGCAAGTGGGGTATTCCAACAGATGAGATGGACAAGGCAATTACAGATGAAGAGCCGGAAGAGATAAACTATTCAAACCGATATGACACCGATGATATGTCGGTGGAAGATATTTTAGACGAATATGACAGGCGGTGATTACATGGAATTGATTGCAAAAGGTGCAGATATCTCTAAACACAATGGAAACATTGACTGGAACAGAGTTAAGAAGACCGAGGTTAACTTTGTGATTATCAGAGCTGGATTTGGCTTTAACACGGTTGATCCGATGTTTAAGACCTACATTGAAAATGCTATAAAATGCGGACTTGATATCGGAATATACTGGTTTAGCTATGCTGGAAGTGTGGCTGATGCGAAAAAGGAAGCAGAGTTCTGCCTCAAGACGATATCGCCCTACAGAAAGAGCATAAATTATCCTGTGTTTTTCGACTGGGAGAACGGCAGCTACAACTACGTAAAGCGAACATACGGTATAACGCCTACCAAAAAGCTTGTGTCTGATATGGCTGTAGAATTTATGGACACTATCGGACAGGCTGGGTACAAGGTTGGCAACTACAACAGTGTAAGCTACCTGAATACATTTTTCGATGACAGAGTTAAAGAGAACTATGATACTTGGGTAGCTCACGTAAGAGACGCCAATGGAAATCCTCTGGAAAAGACAAGCTACAAAGGCAAGTATGTTATTCATCAGTATTCATGGGTCGGACGACCGAGTGGTTTCTCCTCTAAGACCGATATGGATTACTGTTATAAGGATTATACCGGTAAGGGTACAACTACAAAAACTGAGACGGTTAAATCGTCAAAGTATGTTGTTCCCGATAATATCACATTTAAAGTACCAACATCTAAGAATGTGATTACGACCTATCCGTTGAAGACTTATGGCGAAACCAAGATTTCTGACCATTTCAAGGTCAAGGAGTTTACCAGTAAATTCGGCAATAAGGTCTATTCGGATAAAGTCAAGATACATAACAAACTGATTGAAATTCTGGAGGCTCTGTATGCCAAACTGGACTGCTCGATGATTATAGTCAACAGTGGTTACAGGACTGCGGAGCACGACAAAGCGGTCGGTGGCAATGGGTCGGGATATCATGTTCTCGGAAGAGCGGCGGATATTATCTGCTATGACAAAAACAAAAAGATAATCGACGCTAAGACCGTATGCGTAACGCTGGAAGAGATGGGTGGAATATACGGTATAGGGTATATCAACAACAGAGCTGTCCATGTGGATACGAGACCCAAGGCTTCTCAGTGGTATGGCGACGAAACCAAACGTGGAGCGCCCAGTATCACGAAGCTTGGATACAAGTCTTTCCGTGATTATTTCAAGATGTAACAGAAAGGAAGTTTTATTATGACAATCGACATTACAACTATCATTGAGCTGGTTATTGCCCTGCTCGGCACAATTATTACCGTTATTGTAATACCTTGGATCAAGACTAAGTTGAACAATGAACAGTGGAACACTCTTAATGAGTATGCGATCGTATTTGTAAAGGCTGCAGAAATGCTCTTCAATGGAACAAATCTTGGCAAGGATAAGAAGAAGTGGGTAATTGAGAAGCTCACCGCAATCGCAGAGGAACATCATCTGAAGTTCTCGGCAGATGCAATAGAGGCTGCTATTGAAAATGCGGTCAAGAACATGAACGACATACTGGAGATCACGGACTATAAGCCTGAAATCTCGGAATGAGGTGGGTTATGTCTGTTGAATTTAATGAGAATTATCTCACAGCACTTACTCAGGTTGACGAGAGAAGCAAGAGCAACTCGCATCGTCTGGACGAAGCGGAGGCTGATATTAAAGCAATTAAGGAAGAAAATCGTGCTATACACGATATTGCAACTTCTGTTAAACTTATTGCACAGGATATGACATATATTAAATCCGATATTGCTGCTGTAAAAGAAACACAAGCAGATTTGACAGAACAGGTTTCTAATTTAAAGGATGAACCTGCTAAAACTAAAGCAGCTTGGGTTGACAAAGTAATCGGAGCGGTGTGTGGTGCAGTCGGTATGGCTATTTTATCATATGTGTTGAGTAACTTAGCCAATATCTTTTCATAAGAAAGGAATAAATACAATGACAATTTTTATCTGCTATGATACTAAGCAGAAGAAATATTTTGAACAAAACGGTTTTAAAGATGTAATTTCAGGACTACATAAGAAAACTTTAAAACCGTTTTGGGTATATGAGAGAAATGAACAATTTGATAAGTGTTTTGAGGACTGGTTGAATCGAAAGAGTTGACCAGTCCTTTTTGTTTATCTCGTAATGAAAGGAAGTAATGTATATGGGACTTATAAACCAAAAAATAGAAGTTGTGCTATCAGGGAAAAATATTCCATACTATGAAAATTTGGGTTATGAAATTCCGAGAGTATATAAAAAATATGGTTTAAGTACACCTCAAAGGACAAAAATAATTGTAGATGTTCTCGATTTATCTAAAGGGTCTGACGTAAAGGTTGATGTTCAATGTGATTGTTGTGGAGAAATACATAAAGTTTCATATTATAATTATAATAAATATCGAAATGAGGATAAATATTATTGCAGAAAATGTAATAAATTAGGCGATAGAAATCCAAATTGGAATTATAATAAAACAAATACTGAACGAATTTTACAAAGGAATTATGTTGATTATGATATATTTATTCATAAAGTTTTAGCCAGAGATAATTATACTTGTGTGATTACTGGTAAAACAAACAAGGAAGCCAAGTTGGTGGTTCACCATCTTAATAGTTATGATTGGGATTTTGATGGTCGCATAGATGTTTGTAACGGGATTACTATTACAGAAGAATTACACAAAGCATTTCATTCACAATATGGCTACGGACAAAACACTCGACAACAATTTGTTGAATTTACAGGTAAAGTTGATTTAATACTAAAAAACTATAATGGAGAAGTACCAACGGCAAGATGGGCGTATTGTATTACAGATAATGAAATAATTCAAAATGTAAAAAGGTATGCAGAAAAAAATCATATAGCAGATACTGGTATTTATAATTGTTGTAATGGCAAGCTCTATACATATCATAATAAAATTTATATATGGTATGATAAATATTTATGTATGTCTAAAAATGATTTAAATATTTATGTTGACATTTGTAAAAATTCACGTTCAAAAAAAGTGATTTGTACAACTACTAATAAAGTTTTTAATAGTGTAATTGAAGCAGCTGCTTTTTATAACATTCGTGAAAGTGGTATAAGTGCTTGTTGTAGGGGCGAATATAAACATAGCGGAAATTTATCAGATGATACTCCATTATGTTGGATGTATTTATCTGACTATGTGAAAATACCCGAAAAAGGAATAAATTTGCAAACACAAGAAACATCTAAATTTTGCGGGAAAAGACAAGTAATGTGTATTACAACCGGGAAATTGTTTAAATCTATAACAGAAGCAACAAATTATTATAAAATACCTGCAACTGGTGTAAGTTGTTGTTGTCGTGGTATTCAAAAGACCGCTGGAAAACTCCCCAACGGTAAACCTTTGAAATGGATATATTATAACGAATTTCTTAAACTTTCAAAGGAAGAACAAAATAAACTTTTAGCTAATATTTTATAGAAAGGATTGATAATATGGCTGGTATAAAAAGTAAATACGGCAATGATTATAATACCCCCATTAGCGAGTATGTCTTGACCGACAAAACCGAAATAGCCGATCTCCCTACAACCACGTCTGACGCAAAGGGTAAGTTTGCTGACGATGTAAACTTTAAAAACCGCCCTGCAATCGGTTCAATAGCGCAGGTTATTGACAGTAATTCGCTTACGGTCTATATGCTTTCAGACTCAGGTTGGGTAGAGATATGATAATCGATAACAAGAAAGGAAGGTGATACTATGGATATGGTAACTTATGGCATACTCTCTAAGAGAATCAATGGCATTTTAAGCGGAGTTAAGTCCACTGAAATCCAAGGCACAAGTTTGATTTTCAACTTTACAGACGGAACTTCTCAGACTATGACATTTCCAATTCCTGCGGACGGTAAAGATGGCGCAAATGGTATTTCTATTGTAGGATTAGAAATTACCCCAACTAATCATTTAATAGGTACTTTTTCTGATGGCTCTGTTGTCGATGCGGGTCTAATAACAACGATAAGAGGTGAACGTGGCTATACAGGCACCGCAGGTAAAGACGGCAAGGACGGTACTAACGGTGCTGATGGTGTAGATGGCATCTCTCCTACTGTTACTATTACAGAAGCTACAGGCAGACACACTGTATCTATTACTGATAAAGACGGTGTAAAATCTTTTGTCGTCAAAGACGGCTCTGCTCTTGATGTAGATAATTACTATACTAAGGACGAAGTCATTACAGAACTTGCTACAAAAGCAAATATAACTGATATTCCTGTCGTACCCGTTAATGTATCAGAGTTTACCAATGACGCAGGATATATTAAGAATACTGTAGATAATCTTATTCATTATTATAATAAGGCTGACGTTTATACTCAGACGGAAGTTAATATGCTGATTTCTAATATTAACAAACTTACATCTCAGATAGTTGACCAGCTTCCTACAGAAGATATTGATACAAGCGTTATTTATCTGATTAAGCAGGAAGATGTCAATGCTTATATGCAGTATATGTATATAAACAGCGCTTGGGCGGAGCTTGGCACTACTCAGGTCGATTTGTCAGATTATTACAAGAAGTCTGAGGTTGATACCAAATTAGCTGAGAAAGCTGATAAGACAGAACTTCCTACGGTTCCAAGTGTAGTTTCTGCGTTTACTAATGATGCAGGCTATTTGACTGAGTACACTGAAACCGACCCTACAGTTCCTGCTTGGGCGAAAAGCCCTCAAAAGCCGCAGTACAGTTGCGAAGAAATTGGTGCGCTGCCTGAAGATACTGAAATCCCTATCTTCACAAACAAAGTCGTTCTTGATAAAATCAGCGAAGAAAAAGTTGAAAGTTGGGACGGAGCAGCAACTGCCGCACATACTCACGATAATAAAATTGTTCTTGATAAATTTACAGAATCCGATGAAGGTGAAGTCCTTTATAAAGGTAAACAAATAGCAAGCGGTAATCTCTGGAATGGCACTAAGGAAGAGTTTGATACTATTAAGGATAAAGACCCAGATACTACTTATGTAATTACTGATGATAAAGATGATGAAGTGTCACTCAGCGACTTGGTTATTGATGATAGTTCTACTACATCTAAAAAAAAGTCTTGGTCTGTGAAGAAGATAAATGATACTGTTGTTTTGAAAAATACTGGAATATTATATAAAAACGCTCCGACATCTTCAGGAATGACAACCTTTACATTAGATATATCCTCTTTAGGACTGACCCACAACATATATCATTTTAAATGTTATATAGTAGGTAATGGCAATGTCGCTCATTGTGCTGAAGGCAGTATTGGACAATATGATGGTAGTTATTACATATCTATTGATTATAAATCATCTCACATTTCCAGCATCGTTATAAACGGAACAACAATTACAGTCACAACTTCTGCAGCTCATTATAATCTTAGCTTTTCTATTCAATCAATATATGATTGGGCAGAATCATAAAAAAGGAGAGTGAAACAATATGTCAATATATCAAGGCGACCAGAAAGTCGCAAATAATATAACTATCGAAAACGCTTCATATTCTGTGCCTATTGGTACAATCATCAGCTATGCTTCCACTACTCTCCCTGTTGGATTTTTGCTTTGTGATGGCTCGGAGATATCAAAGACTGACTACGCTGATTTATATATTGTTATTGGCAACAAGTTCGGCACAGCTACAGATACTACGAAGTTTAAGCTCCCTGATTTGAGAGATAGATTTATTCAGGGTGCTAATGGTAATTTAGGTGCAAGTAAAGACGCTGGACTTCCGAACATTACTGGTAGTTTTACCTCTTATGACTATGTTTATGGTAATGCAAAAGATTCTTTTACAAGAGCTATATCTAATAAGAACAGTGGTTCAAATATTGTGAATCCGACTGATGCCCCGTATGTAATGTATAATTTTGATGCTTCAAAATCAAATTCAATCTACGGTAACTCAAATACAGTTCAACCGCCTTCTGTTTGTTTAACATTTATCATAAAAGCAGAGAAAATCAGCGACCAGTATGCGGCAGATATTGATAATCTTTTGGAAAGTAAGGTTGATCAAAATCAAGGTATTGAAAATCAGGGCAAGCTTTTGGGTACAGATTCTACGGGTAAAGTCATCACAGTTAATGCTCAGGGACTTAAATATAATGATAGCACTAAGATGATTGAATACGGAGTCGTCTTAATACAACTTTGAATGAAGGTGTTAAACTTGATACGACTCTAACTAAAGCTGTATTGCTGCGATGACGGATATGATAGAATTGGAGAATGTATTGTTGGCTCGATTATCGAACACTATGGTAATTAACTATTACGATATTTGATTAACGTACTTATTTTTATAGATAGAAAGGAGCTGGCTTATGGAACAAGCCAAAGGTATAACCATAGGCAATGAGTCCTATGAAATGATTCCGCCTGCCCCAAGTGATGAGCGTGGTGGAATTACTAAAACTGAATATGATAAATTCAATAGTTACGAAATTAGTCTTGCGGCGCTTACCTTAAACAAGGCAGACAAAACCGACATTTTATCGCAGACTATTGCAGAAAATCATAATAATATCTTTCGTGGCGATGATTTATTTGCAAAGGGATATGATATCAATGACATCTGCGCTATGATTAGTGACGGAAGTTTTTCTGATATCTATATCGGTGACTATTTCACGCTATCGGGAAGCATTGAAAATGTTCCCTGTTTCGTGGAACAGACCGGTGATGATGGTACAAAATCACTGGTGGAAAGCACCCAAACAGTGAATTATGACACCAAATTCCGTATTGCAGGACTGGATACATACTTGAATACAGGCGATACGGCGTTTATGCAGCATCACGCTGTGATTGTGCCTGATGGGGTTATCGGTAACAATCGAATGAACAGTACTAATACTACCAGTGACGGATATATTGGCAGTTTTATGTTTGCATCGGTATTACCTGTGTATAATACGCATTTTTCAGCGAAACTGAACAATCACCTGTTGTCACATCGTGAAATTCTGAGTAATGGCGTGATTGGGAATCAGGCAAATAGTTGGGCGTGGGCTGATGTAAAAATCAATCTGATGTCTGAACCAGAGGTGTATGGCAGTAATCTGTGGGGAAACAAATATGATGTAGGTGTAAATTATAGGCAATTTCCGTTGTTTAGAATCGCATCAAAATATATTTGTAACCGCAACTGGTGCTGGCTAAACGCAGTCGCTGGGGGAAACGATTTTGTGGCTATGACAAGCAATGGTAATGCAACTCGCAATGGGGCTGGGGTTGCACTTGCTGTGTACCCCTGTTTCTGTATTGGTTAAAGAAATTTAGAGAAAGGAGACTGCAAATGGTAGTATATAAAAACAAATGGTTTATTATCAATATGGAACACCCAGATACAGACTGGCTCGGAGATGCCGATTGGGTTGTTCCAGATGATTCAGAACTTGGTAAGAAAATAGTATCCTATGCTCCTAATTTTGATCTTATAGTCAAGAACGGCAAGCTTATTGATGTTAAAAAGGGTAAGATTACTAAAGAAGAGCTTGATGGTATCAAGGAAGATAAAATTGCACAGTCTAAAAAAATGTTATCTGAATGGCTTGCAAGTCATCCGTATCTGTACAGTGACGGCAAGTATTACAGCTGCACCGAGGAAAAGCAGTCACTCCTGAATGGAAATTTAGCATCTTACGAAAGAGCCAAAGCAATAGGTGTTGAGTATCCTCTGAAGTGGAACGCAACTACAGCAGAATGTACGGATTTCAGTTATAACGACTTACTTGCTTTGAGTCTGAGCATTGCAGCTTATGTTGCGCCCAAAGTAAGCAAACAGCAGTCAATAGAAGTTCAGATAAGAAATTGTGAAACTGTTGAAACTGTAGATGCGATAGAGATCAGCTATGATTAAACAAATAATCAAAAATAGTACGATTTTTGTTGCCTGTGGAATTGTTTATATTATAATCGAGCTATTATACCGTGGCTACACATCACTCAGTATGTTTTTTTGTGCTGGTGCTATTGGACTTTTAGCTTCGCTTGTAAATAATCTTTTTTCATTTGAGATATTACTTCAATGGCAGTTGGCTATAGGAACTGGCATAGCTACGTTTTGTGAAGGTATCACTGGACTTATGCTTGTGATGATATACGGATATAACCCTGTATGGGATTATAGTAGATTGCCATTTACATTCTTTTGGGGACAGTGTAATTTTTACTTCTGTCTTATCTGGACGATGTTATGTTTTGTAGCTATACTGATTGGAGACAGCATTGAATATTATTTATTCGATGGCAAGAGAGCTTATTATAAGGTAACTAAAAATAAAATATGGTTTTGGCTGCCTAAGAAAAGATAATTCTATTTGAGATATAATTTTAGGGATAACGAAGTGAATTTCGTTATCCCTATTTTTTACGATTTTTAAAATTAATATGACAAAGCTACCCTTTCCCACATAATTAAGCAAATCATTGTGGGAAGATTTTTTAGTGGGAAATTAGTGGGAAATTGCACAATATTTTCATTGTTTCATTAGTCTTTTCCTTTATTTATGCATTTTTAAAAATGTGATATCATGTTGAGGCAAGACACGGCAAGGCATTCCAGGGTCTCCTCAACCGTTACTTCAAGTAAAATAAAATACAAATATATACAAATAGATACGCCCATGTACAGGGCAATATGCACAGTTCTTTGCACTATAGTAATTATATGGTATGAGATGTATCAAAACATCTTATACCATATTTTTTTTGTTTTGTGGGAATATGGTGGGAATTTGATGTGTAGCAGTGATACTTTTTGTCTTTTCCCACAAACATCTTGCAAACAACGTATTTAAGCCGAAATATCTAATATTTATAATAGATTGGTGGGAAACTCAATTTTTTCGTATTGACATATATAAACAAGAATTGTATAATAGATATTGAGGTGATATAAATGAAAGGTAGCGTAAGAAAAAAAGGAGCTACTTGGTCTTTCCGTCTTGATCTGGGCAAACAAGAGAATGGAAAACGTAAACAAATTGAACGTAGTGGTTTTGCTACTGAAAAAGAAGCTCAAGCTATGTTAGCCAAGTATATAGACGAGTATAATAACAATGGTGAGATTGTCGAGAACAAAAAGATAACTCTTAATGAGGTTTATCAGGAATTTATCGATAATGAAGCTAATACCACCCGTAAGCATTCAACCGTTACAAGATATAATTCTTTATATAGAAATCATATATGTAACGAAATAGGTTACAACTATATTGGTAATTTTTCGGCACAAAAATTACAAGAATATATTAATAGTAAAAGAAGCGAAAATCTGAGTGACGAATACATTAGAAGTATTTACAATTTTTTACTTGTATTATTTAGGTATGCTGTTAAAAGAAAGTACATCAGAACCAATCCTACTATCGGAGTTGTCCCACCAGCAAGTTATCGTGCATACGGTGAAATACAAACTTACACTAAAAAAGAATTAGAGTTAATGGAACAAAGATGTGCTACAACAAATTTAACTCCAGCCTTTAAAATAGGAATTAACCTTGGTCTTAGAGTTAGTGAATGTTTTGGATTAAGATTTTCTGATATTGATTGGAATAAAAAGACTATACGAATAAACAAGCAATTATATTTTCAAGATAAACAATGGTCTTTTATACCACCCAAAACAGTAAGTAGTGTAAGAACTATAAAAATGGGTGATGAATTTACCAATTACCTCAAAGAGCTACAAGCACAGCATGAAAAAAATAAACAAGAATACGGCGATGGATATGCTATAAATTTTGTTACCGATAGAAGAAATGACAAAACGCAAAGAATTATCGTTGATGACTTTATAAATGTTAAGCCAAACGGAGAAATGCTTACTCCAAATAGCATTAAGTTTATGAGACGCATATTTAAAGACGACCTCAATATAGACTTCAAGTATCATAATCTTAGACACACTCATACCACTATGTTGGCTGAATCGGGTGTAAATCCTAAGTACGTACAGAAGCGCTTAGGGCATAGTAAATTAGAAACCACTCTTAGATATTACACCCATATCACTGATAAAATGGATGAAGAAGTTGCAAATATTATGGATAATATTCTAAAATAACTAAAAATATCCCGCTCAAATAGTATGAAATAAATCATATTATTGAGCGGGATATTTTTAGTTATTTGCTATTTTATATTGATGAAGAAGCTTAATATCAGTTAAATCACTTAAATCATAACCGTCATAAGCCTCTAAAAAATCATTTAATGATTTAGCTGTTATTTTACAGCTACCTAATTTAATACTTTTGAGAATGCCATTGTTGATTAAATCATATACTGCATTTTTATTTATTTTTAATATTGAAGCCACTTCAGCAACGGTAAAAACAAGATTTGGAAGAATTGTATTGTTCATATTACTTACCACTACTTCCTAATGCACCCATTCCCCTATCAGATGCTATTTCTTTAAGTTCATTATATGTAAGTTCTTCAACCTTAACCTTTGGAACAGGAATTATGAGCGCCTGTGCTATTGCCTTTTCGTAAGGATAAATAGTATATCCAGATGTGTTTTTCATAAATATATAATCGGTATCTTTTTTAACAATAGTTATCTTTTTATTTGTTGTATTGGTAATGGGAACAAACCACTCGTTACGGTAGCCACTGTCGATTACACCACACCTCTGAGCAATACCCTTACTACCTGTTGACCCTCTCTCTTTGAGAATAAAACAATAATCTGCATCGCACGCAGAAGCAATACCTGTAGGTATCAATGTAGTTGTATGTGGGTCAATAATAATAAAATCATCTTCAAAGTCAGCATAAATATCAAATCCTGCGTCCTCATCTCTCTTTGTGGGTATAACTGCTGTGGGTCTTACTCTTGCAAATTTAACTGTTGTGTTCATCATATATGCTCCTTTATTTTAATTTTTCTTTTAAAAATAAGCTCATATTCCAGCTTTGATATATGTCCTATTTTTTATAAATTTATTACACATCCAGATGAGAATACCAATTATACCAGTTATGATATAATAAATCATCATATATAGCCTCTTACTTTCTTTATATTTTTCTTAATACTTTCAACAACGTAGTCAACTTCATCATCTGTAAGTGTATCGTCCCAAGATAATCTAATACTATTGTATATGTAATCTTCAGGTGTGCCTATAGCTTTTAAAACGTGTGACGGTTCTAAGCTTGCTGAGTTACAAGCTGAACCTGCCGATACATAAATACCGTCCATATCAAGGAGGAGCATCAGTGATTCAGATTCTACGCCCTTAAAAGCTACATTAAGCGTTGACGATATGCTTACAGGTATAGCGGTGTTGAAATGGGTATCTTTAAAAGTGATAAAAGTATCAGCAAACTTCTGTTGTATCTCTCTACAACGTTTATCTATTTTGGAAGAAAAATTATAGAGTTCAGCAGCTTTACCTATTCCTACAATAGATGCAACATTTTCTGTGCCTGCTCTGATGTTGACTTCCTGTTGACCGCCATAAAGAAGTGGTTTAAACTTGTCGGGTTCTTTTATATAAAGGATTCCTGTGCCTTTTGCAGCGTGAAATTTATGACCACTAAGACTTAGAAAATCACAATCAAGTTCTTTAACATCTATTGAAACGTGGGAGTATGCTTGAGTTCCGTCCGAGTGAAATAGCACACCCATATCGTGACATATCTTAATCTTAGTCTTTATATTGTATATTTCTCCGATTTCGTTATTGACAAACATCCAGCTTACAAGTTCAGGTGAATACTTATAAATGTCATTTGCGAGAGGAGATAAAGTTGCTGTCATTACATTGGGACATTTGAGTATTGAATGATGCTCATATGGTGAACAAAGTACACTCTTAAAGTTTGAACACACCCAATTATTACTCTCTGTGGCTCCTGATGTAAAAAATATCTGATTAGGTTCTGCATTAATAGCCTTTGCAATTTGATTTCTTGCTGTTTCTACAGCTTTATGAGCTGTTCTACCGAGAGAGTATAATGATGATGGATTACCGTATTGCTCTGTAAGATACGGCATCATAGCATCAAGAACTGGTTTTGTTATTGGGGTAGTAGCAGCGTTATCAAGATAAATTGGTTTGTTAATAATTATCACTCCTTCATACCTTCGTAAATTTATACAAATCAACTGGATTGTCCGCTTTATATTTTGTTTTAATAATTTTAATTGTATCAGCAGGTACACTCTCATACAAATAATACACATCTCTGAGCGCAGTAGATGTTATGTAGTATTTTGGCTTACCATCAATTTTATAAGTAAGACAAACAGTTTCACCTTTGCTAAATGGTGATTTACTTAATTGTGATTTAGTATTTTCTGTCTCGTTGTCTATTTTCTTAGATCTTGGCATTATTCACTCACCTTCAGAAATCTGCCACAATGACATTCGCCATCTGTATTTTGTTCTCTGAAAATTTTACACGGGCACTTTGTATCGTCATTCTTTATGAGTTCACAGGGGCAATACCCATTATTATCTTTTACAGCTTTTGTTACTTCTTCATAAATAGCAACATCTGGGTTTTTGATTATTTTCAAACCGTTCATCAGCTAATCACCTCACCATATTGATTATCACTTACAAGATTTACTCCTAATACATCATCAAAATGTTTTTCTTGATTTGGTACATATCGTCCGAATTTACAAATGATATTTTTAAATGTTTTTAGCTTTTCAATTTTATCTTGAATTTCATTTGGATAATAGCCCGTATAAATCACAAAAGTATCATTTACACCTTTGCTACGGAAATACTTAATTAAATTATAAACATCTTCAAATTGCATCATTGGTTCAAGCCCACCAATAACAATAGCTTCTGAAATAGGATTTGAGATATACCTATTAAATATTTCATCAATAGGTGTATCAATGTCCTTTTGTTTTGCTAAGTCACTATTTTGGCAAACTGTAACTGGAATATTTGCTTCAATACAGCACTTCCAGTTACAAGTGCCAATAGAGATGAACATACAGGGCAACTTGAAGTTTACGAAATCTTCATCGACTAAGCCCTTAATTTTCATTTATTCTCCCATACCGCTGCTGGTATTTTCCCATTTACGCATACAATACTCTTTCTTACGAGCATTCGTCCATGTGTTAATGGGCGTATAAAAACCAACTACTCTCGTATATTCTGTTGCAATAGGCTTACCACAAACAGGGCAAGTTGTTCCATAAAAAGCGTGATTATCTTCGCAGGCTTGAATTTTAGTATTAAATGCAAAATAGGTAACACCTGCATCAGCTATGTAACAAGTCATTTTATAAGCTTTATCAAAGCTATCAAAAGGACTGTCTATATTTGCGTGAAGAATTGAACCACCATTACAGAACCTATCAAACATTGCCTGAATACGAATACGTTCTTTCAATGTAGTTTTAATTCCCAGAGGAATAAACTGATTACCATAAAGAGGAAGGTTGTAAATATTTGCTTCGGGGTAGAAAAATTTATCCTTATTCATAAGTTTCGATGCTGCACTTTCACCCGGTATCTGTTCAGTATTTATCATATAATCACAATGATTGTCAGCGATGAATTTATCAGCAACTTCTCTCATTGTATCGAATATCTGTTTGCCAAAAGTTGAAGCCTTATCAGTATAATATACATTTCCAAACTCATCTGTGGTAGTACAGCCAAACTTTTTCATTGTTTCATATATACCAATAAATCCAATCGTATTGTACAAGTGTTCAAAATCAACAAGCTGGTAAGAGAAATTCGGAAGCAGACCTTTTTCAACATCTCTTCTGATGATATTTCTAACAATATCCAATGCTCGAATATTTGATAATGTTCTAACTTTGAGTTCTTCAAGATATTCTTCCTTGGTGTTTGTATCAAGTGCCAGACGAGCAAGATTAATTGTTGATACCTTAACAGAACCAACCTTTAAAGCTGTACCACCCACTGAATTAAAATAGCCAAGGTCACGAATATCAGATTTAAGTCTACAGCAATTAGAAAGACTTGAAACATTATCGTCAATAAAGAGGTTGCTATCTGACCATTTCATATTGTGCTTAATTGCCCACTTGGCAAAATTCTCATCTTCAAATTGACCATTCTTACGAAGAAGTGAGATTGTGCTTACCGGAAATGTAAACATATTTTCAGAACGTATGTCAGACATAACTTCCATATAAAGTTTTTGAAAATCAATAATTTCATCTTCAAAATCAATCATATATGTACCATCCGGGAAAGTGCTTCCTCCAAAAAGTGCTTCAAAATACGGTCTATCAAATACGGAGGTATTGGTAAATGCGGATTGCTGACCCGTTTACCCTCATATTTCTATGAGAACTGACTATTTTTTACTACCTTTTAATAGGGTAGCACTTCTCTTTCAAGCAACGTACCAATAGTTGCTTTACTCTCCTTCACGGAGATAGTCGATACAGGCTTCAAATTGTTAATTTAGTTATTAAAACGTAATGGATATTCTAAGTTTCTACGTCTATACATTTTGGTATTACCACTTTTTATTCCTATTATTATATTACTTTCTACCTTATATTTTTTTGCTATTTGTCTAATAGAAATATTAGTGTTTATCAATAAATCAATGATTTGAGTTACATCTTCATAGGATAATTTAGGCTTGCTATTTGTATTTGCAAAATCCCTAATTGGATATATTTCATCTAACATTTTATGATACATACCTTTATTAATTCTTGATATTGCTCGTGCCTCAACATTATATTTTTGAGCTATTTCTTCATATGAAAGATATGTGAATTTTAAAATATCAATAATTTCTAATGCTTGATTTTTAGATATTTTACCACGATCATTCGGATTTTTTCTTATAGGATAAATAATATTATCTTGTTTATAAGAACGTCCAGCATTAATATCATTTATTGTTGAAGGATTAGAATTATATTTTTGAGCTAACTGTCTATAACTCAAATCAGAATATTCTAAATCATATATAAGACCTTGTAAATCATATTCCGTAAACTTGGATTCAGGGTGTTTAATTCCAGCCAGTACAGGAGGTTCCTCCCCACCACTTAAAATATTATATCCATTAGGACGAATACTATCATACTTATCAATCCAATATTGTTCACGTTCGTTATAATTATCAATATCTGATTCGAGGATTTCAATCCAAAAATGAGATTTACCATATTTCTGAATTGCTTTTGCCACCAAATCATTTTCTATTAAAGCCGAACTTGGCTTACAATGTGCTTGAAAGCGTTTGTGAACGTTTTTGGCTTGACCTATGTAGACTTTATTGTTAAGATCATTTTTTATTATATAAATACTTTTTGTCATTTTGTCACCTCCTCATCTGTATCTGTAAATAAATTAACTGAATTAACAAATTTGATTCCCACGAGATTACCTTGCACTATCCGCAAAAGTGTTTAGGTTTCCTCGTTAGCCATACATTTATTTGTATAACCCCATTGGTTAATGGAAAAGAAGTGAATGGACAATCTTACTTATCCCTTACGCAAGGTTGATTCACGGCGTAAATAAATCTCTGAAATGCCTGTTCAGCATATTTCTTTTCAGAATGAGATGTCCTTACTCCCATATAGTCATTTTCAATATCTTTATGCCAAAAATAAAACATATAAGGAATAAGATTAGGAAGTCCACAAGCACCAGAACTTCTATTGCTTGCAAAGTTTATGTATTCTTTGACAAAATCAACAAATGTTACAAGATGTTTGGGTGGCTTTGGATTAAAATTATCACTTAGAAAAAACAAACCCTTTTCAGCAACATCTTTGAGGTCGTACGCAAAACAATAATGTTTAAATGTACTGGTATCTCCATCGTGCATATAAAGTTGACCTATCCATTCACGCCATAACCAGTCATTTGCTGCCTTGAATCCATATTTCTTCTGATATTCATAATGTATTTTATTATAAGCAAGAAGCTTTCTATGAGGCTTAGGCATCTCGGTAAGGAGCGTTACTATATCCTTTCTCCTTACATTGCTATTTCCATCAATACTTGAATCTGCAACCGTAGTTTCATCAATAAAATTATCAATAAAATCGGTATATGAGAGCTGTGCATCATCAAAGCCATTTAACCTTGCAATATATGTACCATATTCACCTTGAAGTTTATTATATTGTGTTGTAAAATTTTTATCTAATCTAATGCTTATTTCCATTTTATCACTCCATGCTATTTATCCAATTATTAGCTTCCTTAAATTTCATTCTTACATCATCAACTTCAAGAATAGGAACGTTTGTTATTCCCATTTTAATCATCTTATCAACATCATTAAATACCGAATATTCGATATTTTTAGCATTAAGTTTATTGATAAGTACCTTGCATTTAGGACAACCTGTAGAATATATAACTATCATTTAATCACCCTTTCAATTTAAATCTTAATTCAAATATCCACTCTAAGTAATCATCAATCTCAGACCAATCTTTGCACCTGCGTACAAAATGTTTATCATCGTCATAATTTCTATTCCAAGGATAGTCAAGTACAATCTTGCTGTATTTACCACCTATGAGGTTATCATAACAATCATCAATAAGAACATCTATTTCACTGAGCAACTGTTTCTTTTGAATACAGATAAGTCTCTTACGAATATTCAGAAATGGAAGTGTTCTCTGTAACCAATTAGCCTTTTTAAGTATATTCGCAGGTTCGGTAGATGTTACAATATAAATAGTATGACTTAAATCGTTCCACTTTTTAAGAACATCTGCACAACCGTCAATTACAGAAATGCCTTTCCATACTCTCTTATCAGTGAACAGCTTATAGAAATTATCTTTATACTCAGACTTAACAAAGTTCTCGATGTAGTAATCGGTGATATTATCTGGTGTGAGATTATCGTTATAGTCTTCATTATAGACTTTAAGAACGCTCTCAGTAAGATTGTTTAAGACATTATCACAGTCAACACCAATAATCACTTTATCACGTCCTTTATAAAGTCTATTGTGTTGTTTCTAAGGTCATCAAGAGAACCGATGTTCTGAACAACATAATCGTATTTATAATTCTCTGCTACTGCCTTGTCTGCCGAATTATCGGCTGTAATTGCCTTATTGGACTTAACAAATACTGTCTTTGCATTAAGTGCCTGTTTCAGACGTTCAATCTTCTTAGGCTCTCTGCAATCAATAAATAACCAATCTCCTTCAAGCCAGTTTTGATGAAAGTTATCAGCAATATTAAGACAATCCTTAAAAGGAATATCGTCATATTCTTCAAGAGCGTTATTTACATCGCAAAGAAGTTTTCTAAGCTTATTAGACTTATCCTTAATGTTAATACCTTTACTTTCAAGCATATCTCTTGTAAAATCTACATAAGAGTAATGAATTGCATCAATACCGTATTCATTTATGTATTTTATAAACGTATCTTTACCTGAAGCGTGTACTCCATTAAGAATAAATATTTTCTTAGTCAATCTTTATCATCTCCTCTAATCTTTTATATTTACCGCAACTCTTATTTTCAGGGCAGAATGAAATCTTATTAGCTTCACACTTGGGAACGCAATAAGGTGCAAGTTCAGGACAAGTATCAATTACACATTGTCTCATTTTCTGTGCAAGTTCTCTTATTTCCCACTGCGCACGAGTACAAAGTCTTTCATTAAAGAAGTGCATTAAATTTCTAAAATCAAAAGAACAGTCAATAACTGTACAACAAGCGTTAGGAAGTATCATTCTTGCATCTTCAGCAGGAATACCCATTGAAATCAGATCGTTGTAAGATGTTTGAATACGTTCCATAATATTCTTATAAATTGTATCTGCCGATTGATTATTGGCAATAGTCTTAGGAATTACATATTCAAAACCGTCTTCTATACAATATCTCTGACTTCTTACTTCAAATTTACCTGTCCTGTGACGTGTTATCTGTGCAAGTAAAGCCCTTGAAACACCCTCGATGTGAAAATGAAACTGAGCAAATTCCATTACTGACAAATGCCCTGAATTATAGCACTGTCTCACAATCTTGCCAATAGATGAGGGCTTACTGTTATAGCAGTTGCTTGCAGCGGATTCCATTGCAAGAATAGGCTCATTTGTGTATCTTACAAGTTCTACTTTCAATCCTCAACCCTCCACTTATCAAACTGACTAAGTATCTTACTCATTACTTCGCTACTCTTATCTGACTTGATTTCCACCTCTACAGGTTCGCTCAGATTAAGGGAAAGAATGCCCATAAGAGACTTACCGTCCGTAATAAACTTGCCGTGCTGAACACTTATATCTGTACCTTTAGGACAGCTACTTGCTACTCTGACAAATTCTTCTACATCTTTAACAGTCACAAGATTTGCTGAAAAAACAGCCACGCTCATATTTATACTTTCAATTTTATCACCCATTTTATCACCTTCTTTCAATTTAATAGCGGATTAAAATATTTTGTCTTACGTTTATCAAGAATACTCATATAATATTCGGTTTCCTCATTAGTTGCTTTATGTACTTTAGTAGGTGCTTCTGAGTTAATTAGCTCATACTCCTTGGTCATCTTATTCATATAATGTCTAAAATGCTTTAAACACCTCGCATTTCTATCCCACTGTGTTTCGGTCATTCTTCTGTTTCAATCCTTTCTATAGATTTTATATTTCCCTTTAAATAATCAAAATAGCTTACTGTTCCTAATCTTCTCGGTACTTTAGGTAAAACGTCCGTGTCAACTATAAATTCAAGAACATTACCACTAAAGAAGATACCGTTTTCATCATAAATAGGTGTATACTGATTAAAGTAATCTGTGTGTATATCCTGCTTAATATCCCCTATTATGACTGTTATCTCGTTATCTGTATCAAAAGTTATCTTAAATCTGTCCCCAACATTTTCAGCATAATATGTTCCCATTGCAACTATGTAATCATCACCTATTCTGCGAAAACCGTCTTCATCAGTCCAAGCAAACTGTTGAAGTTCATACTGAGCAGAAGTTTTATCAGTAATACAACGATAATCCATATAAGTCTTAAACTCAGTATTGCAAGTTGGGATATCTAATGTTTCTATTGGTATTTCTATAGGGACTTCATAATATGTATTAGTAATGCTGCTTGATTTAGCAAGATTTTCAGCGGTGTATGTTATACTTGAATTTTTGCTTTTCATATTATTATTTACTTCTATTTCGTTTAAAGCAGAAGTTAAAGAATAAAAACCGGTTGCCTGAACGATAATACTTAAAGTCATAAAACCTGTCAGGGTGGACGTACCCTTTGTTTTTCTCTCATTATACATTATTCACGTTTCCTTTCAACAATCATTTTCTATGTAATCTTCTAATTTAATTTTAGGCACTGTTGAAATAAGACAATCTTGGCAAATTTGTTCTCCGTCATATTCAAACAGCTCTTCTACCTCATCTTCACACTCATCACAATAAAAGTGAGGAACATTTCTGTTTCTGCAAGTGCTTCCTCGGCAATGTAACGCACAATCGCAACAATCGTTTTCAAATTTTATCATTCTATTTTATCACCTCCTTAATTGTGATACTATTATTATACCACTTTAAGAAATTCTGTCAAGCGATTTTTAATGCACTTTTTATTATTTACTTATAATTTAATAAAAGTGGATTTTCATTATATTGTATTATTATGTAGGGTAATGTTTCACAACAAAATCTTCATAATCCGTAATAGCCGAATCCTTAAATTTTAACCTTGGCTCTATATACTCTACCATCATCTTATCAAAGCAATCACAACACATATCTATGTCAATGTGACATTCATCATATTTACTACCATAGCCAACATTGTTATAATGTAAACCGAAGTGTTCTTGCTCATCAAAAACATTGAAATCCTTACCGCATAAGTCACATTTATGAATTTTCATTTTATATCCTCCCTCTTTATTTCCTTGTAAAAATCATCTTCAACATCATAATAATTTGGAGCTTCACAACAATTATACCAACAGAACTCTACAACCTTAACATTGTCCATATTTTCAAGAGTGAAGTCAGGGTTAAGACGTTGAAAAACGGGTAGGAAATTTTCTTTCTCGATGTTATATAAGTCTCTGACTTTACCGAAATCTCCACAGAAACTGTCCCATTCATACTCAAGAACAAAGTCAATAAACTCATCTTCTGCTGGTGATATTTGAAATTTACCAACCGTTGCATATTCAAATTCATTTGGGAACTTCTTTTCAAGCAACCAAGACATATCGTCTAAATCATCGCTGGTAAACCAATCTGAAATAGAACATATTTTAAACAGTTTTTCAAAAGGTATTCTTAACACCTTTTCTCTTACATATGTACTCATTATATTCTCCTTTCAATTATCACCTGTTATAGCGATTACTTTCTTCCAATAAGGTTCATACTTGCTGAGTTCTTTGATTAATAAGGTTTGAAATTCTTCATCAGATAGATTTTCGTATTCTTCACATTCAGCTAAGTAATTTGATAGAGCATCTTTAAAATCATCTCGGTCGTTATATACATAATCATCGCTAAATGGCAATGTACAATCAAGGATTTCATCAACACTAAAATGAATTTGAGTACAATATGTATATCCATAATCGTCCGAAGCTGCATACTGACCCACGAGAATCACAATGGGCAGGTCTGGGTTTTCTGCGATAAGTTGTTTTAGTTCATCCGAATTTTTTGATAAGTTAAGTGGGTGTATCATTTTATATCCTCCTTATGTATTCTCAATTCTCTTTTTAGCTATCTCAAAATATGTATCATCAAGTTCTATACCAATAAACTTACGATTAAGGTTCTTACAAGCCACACCTGTGCTACCACTACCCATACAATTATCAAGTACAACTTCACCTTCAAGTGTATAGGTCTTAATGAGATATTCAAGCAACTCAACAGGTTTTTGAGTTGGATGTATTTGATTTTGTCTTCTCCATTTCTGTTGAAAATAAATTACTGTTTCAGGATATCGTTCTCCTTTATTAAAGGTTTCACTATCACTAACTACACCCAGTTTATGATTATTTGGTTTACTACCATCATTAGCTTTTCTATGACGATAATATGGTGTACCTTCAATCATAATAGGATAATATGCTGTTTTTTTGCCGTTTTTAGAAAAAACAGAAATTGTTTCGTGCTTCTGTTGCGGTCTATATTTACTTGTAAAAGCACTTCCACATTTAGATTTATGCCATATCCAATCATATTTCCAACCTTTAAGATTACTCAGTCTTAACTTGCTACTAAACGGCTCATTCCCGAATAAACAGATAGCTCTATTGTCTTTAATAATACGATTATACTGTTCCCACAAAAGCTCAAAAGGAATTACAGTATCCCACTTACAAGCAGTAGTACCATAAGGCAAGTCACACAATATCATATCTATCGACTTATCAGGTATATCTTTCATAAGTTCAAGACAATCGCCACACCAAAGTTCTATATCATTCAAATTAACACTTCCTTTCAATTTACAATAAAACGAGTCGTTTATATTATTACTTTATTACATCTCTTATATCTTGACCATCAATTTCATTACCGATGCTATCCCATCCTTTACAAGTAGTTCTTGCAAATAATTCTACCCTCGGAACATCACCGCAAAGCTCAACTATTTTGTCTCGAATATGTTCAGGCTTTTTACTATGAGACATTACCCTGTCTTCTACTAACTGTGTCATAAATATATTCCATTCATCATCTGTCATTTCTTCACGGACGATCTGATGAACACTCCTTGATAATCTATGAGGTTTACCCTTTGTGCCAAGTAAACATATTTCAGAATTAGCTCTCGTCCAATAACCACATCCCCAAAAATCAGTATCAGATTTTTTGTTTTTCTTTACCCAATTAAAAGCACAAGTTTTATATGTAAAGCCCCAACGTTCCATTGTTTCTATACCTTCTTTAAGAAGCGGAAATGTGACCCAAAGGAACAAAATGCAATCATCTGCTGTAATATTTTGTACAGGTAAGTTGTAAATATCATTTATCTTCATTGTAGGATAATGATTTTCAGCCGATTTCTTTTTCTTACCCTTTTCAGAGTAAGTTTTAAACAGCCACGGAGGGTCGGCATAGACTATATTATATTTTCTTGTTATCATTTTTACTTCCTTTCATCAAATACTGTTTTCATTGTATAATTTTGACTACATATAGTAATAACTTGAGCGTAAAGCACTATATATAGTATCTTAAATTTCGTTAACCACTTCAAATTGAACTGAGCCATCAACATAATCATCTGCTTCAAGAACAATATCACTATCGTAATACTTATCCTTTACCTTTTGAATTGCCTCCTCTGAAGTTTCAGCTTCAATTTCAAGTCTACTTGTAAGTAACTCTGATACCTGTATTATATATTTCATTTTTATCCTTTTATATTATGTATTTATCCACCCGATAACAGGTGCGTTGTTATAATTGCCTACTTCCCAGACAAACCAAGCGTAACACTTTGCAGATGACATTCTCTTTTCTGTTCCATCTTTATTGTAAAGAGTATTACCGTCTTTATCTTTTGCACTGAAATCACCGTTCATTCCACAAAGTAGTCTGTTAGCAGCTACCCACACTCTTACAGGTGGTCTTGTCTTAAAAAGTCTTATTCTTTTATCACTTTCAAGGAATTGTATCGGAAGAAATAGTGCAAGTTTCTTACCGCTTTCAAGCAAGTCAAGCGAATGTTCCGTCCACTCTAATGCTGTTGAATAGGGTGGGTTAGTAACTATATTGTCAGCAAGAGATTTATTGCATTTGAAGAAATCAATATTACCTTCTCCATAACCTCTATCAACTAAATCCGTGCTTACAACATCATAGCCAGCTTTAATCATAGGCTCTGACAAATGACCCCCACCACAACAATTTTCCCAGATAGAGCCATTGAATTTTTCTACTTTCATTAGTTCTTCAACGGCTTTAGGTTCTGTTGCATAATAATCGTGTTCAGCTCTATCGTGGTCTGTATGATTACTTGCACCAAGTGTAACGAATGTTGTTTTCTTATTACCTGTCCAATCTTTATTATTACTCAAATTTTAACATCTCCTTCTGTCAATGAAATTTTTGTTTTATTTCTTCACTTCACGCAGACCAGTATTTCAACATCGGTATCAGCAAAAACTTCTTCAATGATTACCTTTACCTTATCCCATTGCAGGCGGTCTAATCCACAACCGATTTTTGGCATTGCGAGTTTTACATTCTCATAACTCATTAGTTCCTCATACAAAGATTTGGTGTTTTCAAGAGCCATTCTCATTGTTTTGTAAGTGGGCTTTTGCCAATACTTTTCCTTAGTAACAAGATTAAGTTCTGCTCTCCAACCTGTTGTATTAGATACTAAGCATTCCCCTACTTCTATATCTTGATAATCTTTTTGAAGTTGTGCTTTTATTCCTCGCTTTGTAAACTCCTTAGCTATTCCTGCACCCATTGCAAGATCAGCACTGATACAGTGAACAAGGATATGACCCTTTGGAACTGTAAATAAGTCTCGCTGTTCTTCTCTGATTATCATTTATGTGTTATCTCCTTTCCAGTTTCCGTTAGGACACTTTAATTTAAATTTTAATTGTATTTTAATATACATTTTCCAATATCTGTGTTATAATTAAATCATTGACAAATGAAAGGAAGATTGTAATGTCAACCGAAGCAGAAAAAGATATTAAAAAAATTAAAAGCAAACTAAAATCTTACATACCTAAAAATAAGAGCGATATGTTTCGATTAAGCTTATCTCTCTTTATAGTAGGAATGTTTTTTGGGATAATAGAAATATTGACAAAAGTAGATTCATTTGCTATAACCATTATTACGTCTATTTGTATGATATCTGCGATATTTTGTTTTCCATACGCTGACAAAACCAAAATTATGGACGGAATAGCAAATTTTTTATCTTATATGGGTTATACCTTTATTACTGCGCTCGCAACAATTTATTGGCTTGCTGATTTATCAAACGAAGAAATCACTATTTGGCTTTCCATCGTGACATCTATACTATTAGTTATCTTCTTCTACATAACGTTTTCTCCTTTATTTAAAGTAATTTCTATGATTGTCAATACAATTAAAACAAATGCTGCCAAAAATCACAATGGTAGCATTATCACTATGTTTAAGTGTTTTTTCACTGGTGCTGGTATAGTGACAGCCTTTTTAATTGCTTTACTTACTATCGCCAAAACTGCTCTTGAAATTTTTGAAATGATTCCAAAATCTTAATATAATTTTCAACTTTACAATAAAACTGTGATTTAGTTAATCATCGTTTTTCATTTGAAACTCCACACATAATTAAGGAATATATCCCAATTTAGCATCACTTGATCATAGACATCAGCTTTAAGTTCTCCGCTCTCATTACTAAGCCAATTACTAAGCCAACCTTTAATGAGTATCTCCCATTCACATTTTGACCAAAAATAATAGTGCAAATTCGATTTGAGTCTTTTGGCAAACTCATCTTTATTGTTACATTCTTTCAAATCATTAGTAACATCTTCTCTGAACCTACCGTGACGAAAGATATTATAAGTCATTATTTTATTTGAATTAAGATCATAACAATATATATTCCAAGTCATTATGTATCACCTCCGTCCATTCTTGCCCCGCAATTGGGGCAGAAATTTATAAAACCATCTCCGCTTATTTCTTCAAGGTCGCAAATATAAAACTCTGCTTCACATTCACTACATTCTGCAAAGCGAAAGTGCTTATCGTATTCCCAATGTCCGTGTTTTACGGGTGCAACGTCTGCGGTGGGAATATTATCTAAAAAATCCTGTACATCTTCCCTGCTGTTAAATACTCGTCTATTTATAATTTCTGTAACACAATCACATTCAGCATCAATATACCTTGACATTTTTATTCACCTCTCATATCAGCTCCACAATTAGGGCAGAAATTCCAATTCAAATCGATGTTTCTTAATTTTGATTTATGGATATTCCAGCCACACTCGCTACAATATCTTATATCGTATGCTGGATAATTTGAATTTGGTTTATCTATCCAATGCCCGTGCTTAATGAGTGTAGCCTTTATCGTTGGAGCATTATCAATATCGTCAACTGATACGACTTCATCTAAATCACGATACGGATTATTAACGGTTGGATGTTCTCCAATCATAAAAGATTTATCTCTCAAGGCATCTCCATCAATTAACCTCATTTTATTCTCTCCTTTTTATCACAAAATGAAATTTTTATTATAGTACTATATGTAGTAGCTTATTTATTCTCCCACAACAACCCAAAACTTATGTTTGCCCCACTTAACGTTTATACAATCAAGAGCATTGAGTTCATTACATAATTCAGGTTTATTTCTTCTTACTTCTGATACACTCTTTACAATGCCGATCTCAACGAATATCTTTGCTATTGAACGTGTTTCAGTAAAATATGTAATCGGTTCTTCTTTTTCTTTATAATCTCGTTTTGACGAAGCAACAAGCTCCCATACTGGAACAATAGGTTTTCCTATAATGATGTTTTCATAATGCTTGATTTTCAATACCTTCTTTCAATTACAATAAAAGCAATTTTTCATTAGCTCCAATCAATAATATGGTTAAGCCATAATTTCCTGTTCAATATCATATAGCACATCAAAAATCAAGTGATGAAGTCCTAAGGCTACCTCTGCAATAGTATATTCATCAGAAACATTCTGTAATTTTGAGAGAATTAAATCGTGTATATCATTATAATCTTCTTTCGAGAACTCAAAGTCGTTGCCAAGAATCATAATTAATCACCTCCTATATCAAGAGTATTATTTTTGCCGTATTTCTGCATATATTTATCAAGAGTTAATACGATTAGATCATCTTTCGTGAATATAGGGAACAAAATATCATTGTTACCTAAGTTTTCATACTCTTTATTTGATTCTTGATGCAGAGTGTTGATTTCGAAGATACGTTGTTCCATTACAATATCTATTGCCGAATTTTCATTAATAGCTTTAACAATATATGTTTCAGATAGGTATGATTTATCTTTGCAACAGCAGTCAACAACATAATAATCCATATTATCACCTACTTTTATTTTGCAAATTATTTAATCGTGAATATCTAAAATAGTAGCAAACATACCCTTGCTATTTTCTTTGATTTTAGCAAGTTTTTCATCAAACTGTTTATCTTCAATAAGGTTATGTCCGTCCCAAGTTTCACGCACTATGACATTTTCATTTGAGTCAATACATATAAAACAGTTTACGTCATCAAAATTAAGCAAATCGTCTATCTTTGCTCCGTCCACATATAAGAAACCATCTCTTGAACCCATAGAAGAATAATAATCTTCTTCAAAAAATATTGCTCCTTTTGTTTTTTGTAATTCAGATAACAGTTTTGAATAGAAAAGTCTTTTATTTCGTCCTCCATTTGAAATAAAATTCCAATTATAATATTCGTTGTTTTTATCAATCTTTAACTTTAATGACCCTGTGTATCTACCACCAATACAAAACCAGTCATATGTAAATATGGGACATGGCTTAATCAATTCGCCAGTCTCTTCATCATATTTTATATCCTCGTAATTATAAGGCTGTAAGATTTTTTCTATCTTACTTTCAGAGGGCAATTTCTTAGTAATCAATAAAACACAATAATGCAAAAAATAATGCTCCTTTCTAAACTTAATAAAAAATCTGTTTTGTGATAGTTCAATGATTCTGTCTTTAGTCTAAAATGGAATTATTTTAGACTAAAACTTATCACGAAATTTCACTTTCATTAACTAACATTAACTAAATAGCCTATCTATAATACCTTTACTTACTAACTTAGGATAAAAGTTTTTAAGATATTTAATATATTCATTTGAAACATCTGACATTTTAGAATTTAATATCTTATCAAAATCATTTTTCCATCTATCAGGAACTTTAAACTCATAAGTGGCATATGTTTCGTCAAATTCGTCATCATATGTTTTGATAAAATTTTCATCATCATACAATGCCTCTTCACCAAACCCACAGTTTCTATTTCCACCACCCACTCTTGTATAGATAGCGATGTTGTTTTCATCTGTTACATAACAATCTCTAAATCTCGGATAATCTTCTTGCTTTCTGCCCAACATCGGCAATATCAGTAAGCAAGCTGGATTATAACCATTTATCATATTGTACAAACTCATTTAAATATTCTCCTTATAAACACCATTTATGCGGTCACGATGCATTTGAGCATATTGCAAAACAATATCATGTAAACCGTTAACCCTTTTATCAATTTCTTCTAAATCATGTGTAACAGCAATACGATTTAGCAATCCATCAATCATATCTCTGATATTGCGTTGCTTATTGTACTGTTCCTGATTTACATAGGGCATATTATTATCTCCTTATCTTTCACTTGCAATATTTCTTGCTAATTTCATAGCGATGCCATTAGCAACCTTGCCGAAATTATCAATCTGCTTTACTGTTTCAGGCTCTTCCTTAACACAATCCTCGTAAACAGCCTTAGCCAAGTTCTTTGCAATAATAGGCATTTCCTCTAAAGACCAATTCTCAGGGAGAATATCTTCATCAACAAACTTATTAAGAAGTTTCCTTACTCTTGCTTCTGTAACGATAGTTTCGGCAAGCTTCTGGACTTCTTCTCTCTTTTTCATTGTTGCTGGGTCAACAACCTTTGCTTCTTTATGAGTATGTGCTTCCTGAAACTTTTCAGCTACAATCTTGATGTAGAACGGCTGACGGGTATTAGGATTATTAAGCATTGTCTGATTTTTAATTACAATTCCTTCGCCGTGTTCACCGCCAAGGTCAGTCTTACCTACAAAACTCATACAATGTTCCCAAGAGATAAATTCACCCTCATAAAATGTAGGAACATAAGTAAGATTAAGTTTGTTTACAATAGCCTGAACTGTACTCTGAGGAAGATACTTTTCTGTGTTGGCATCATACACGTCATAACAATAAGCGTGATTATAACGCTCTTCCGGATAAGACAGCGTGTGTGGCACAAGCCATTCCATAAACAATACAAGGTTGTCGCCGAGAACAGATTTTACGAGTTCCTTATTGAGCTTCTGCGACCACTCATAAAATCCTCTGAGATTATTGCCAACGCCAAGAATATTATTTCTTGATTGGGCGACTATCGTATCAGTTTCAGAATCATATCTAATAGCTGCATTACAGCCATCAATCTTTTCTTGAATAACTATGTAATCACCAACGCTAAACCCGTTAGCATACTCAGGTTTAATCCTCTGAATATCCATAAACTTCTTATGTATCATTTTAACATCTCCTTTAATCATATTGTATTTTACTTGTTATTTTCTACCCAAGCCATAAACTCATACTTGTTGTTTTCTACCCAAGCCATAAACTCATTAATCGTAGTTTTCTGAATGTCTTTTACCATATTATCATAGTCGAAACAGGAAATAAAGAGGGTAATAACATTTATAACAGGAATAGCAAAATATACATACATAGAAACACCAGCCCAATATTTTGAGTTTTTAATATTATATCTTTCAAACTCATGAGATAAATATTTGAACTTAGCAAACCTTTCAAGATTAAGATATACTTCTTTAGTAATACGATTCATATAGACTATATTAGCTATAAAGATTATTACATTTACTATTACCGCAAATATTATTACTCTCATCTTATTATCTCCTCAATATTTACTTTTCAGCCCAATCAGCCGGAACTCCATACTTTTCTTCGGCAAGTTTAGCTGCTTCGTAAGCTTCCTTACGTCTGATTACTTCCATACGGATTCTATACTTTTCGCGTCTTTTCTTGTCACGTTCTGCAAGTCTCTGTTCCTCTGCCCTCTGAATTTCAGCCTTTGCACGAGCCTCGGCTTCTCTCTTAGGCTTAGTAATGAGCCAGTAATCAGCCATATCCGAAATATTCTTGTTGAGGAGCTTCTTTGCTATATGCTTTGCATAACAGGTTGTGAAACCATAATAAGCATCTGCCTTATCAGCAGAACACTCTACTGATTCCTTAGAACCGTCTGCAAAAGTAAGAACTGTCCTTATGTATGTAGTATTGTACTTAGTGAACTGTTCTGCGTGATAGTCTACAACCTTGCAACGCACATCATCTATATTAGAGTCTTTAATCATAAAATTAGGTAAATCAGACATTGTTCCAAATATGAGAGGTATTGTTGCATCATCCCTCTTTACCATTACTGCTTTTACAACATTATTCAGGTCTTTGTAAGCCATTCTTATATTCTCCTTTAGTTTATTATATTTTGTGTAACCATATTATTATTTACTTATAATTTGATTACATACTTATTATACCATATATAATAGAAATGTCAAGTGATTTTTCGAATTATTTTGTTCATTTTTATTATTTACTTATAATTATATATTTGGCTCTGTCTTATCGAATCTTACTGTTTGAAACACTGGAAACTGCAAAGAACAACTACCGTCCTTGTTCTTAGTTTCTTCCTTATACTTAACCGTGACTATCTTGCCGATAATTTCATTAGGGTTATTCCAATAATAGCTTCTTTGTTCATCGGTAAAACCAGAACCAACTTTTACAATGTTGTTTTTATACTCGCAAAGGATTGAGCCAAGAGTATTTACGTTCTTACCTGTGCCTTGCTCAATATCAATACACTTTAGGTCACAATCATAAAAACACTTTACTTTGATTAACTCCTTTGTTCTCTTGCACTTGTATGTTGTATCAAACTGAACCATACAACCTTCCTTATCTGTGCTTTCGGCATATTCAAGCCATTTCTGTATCTGCAAATGGTCTGTACCCTCATACCACATTGGAACGATTCTAAGATTTTTAATATCGTTGTTCTTTATCTTTTTTGCGATTATATCAGTAAGATACTTCTTACGTTCTCCATATTTTAATAGGCTCTCACCAGCCATAAACTCATTTTTAGGAAGGCAGTCAAAAATCACATATTCAAGGCAAGACTTATCTATATCTTTACTATTTGCAATTCCTGTACCTATTTGAAAGTTTTCGCTGTCTGATTTACCGTCTGTATTTTTACGAATAAGTTCACCGTCAAATACAAGGTCAGGAAGATTGAATTTCTGAATATCGGAAATTATATGGTCAAGACCTGTAAATTCTTTACCTGAACGACTATATAGCCTACCATTATAATAAACACATCTTGTTCCGTTCATTTTTTGACTTATGTAAATATATTCATCACCTTTAAGCTTAACCTTATCAATAGGAGTGCCAAGTTGCACATCAAACACAGGAATAAATCCTTTACCATATATACTATTTACTGTCTTAGCATCTATACCAAGCTTCAGAGACTTCGTTACAAGCTGTCTATAATATTCCTTATATTCTTCAGGCTGTAAACTGATAAAACCCTGTACAATAGCAATATCTGCATCTTTTCCCGTGTTATTGGTTTCAAGATAAATCATCAAATCTTGCCAAGTCTGAATTGGAGTTGTATCATACTTAACTGATTTATTAAGCTTTTTGGTGCTGATTCCTGTTATCACAAACGGATTTAAAAGCCATTTTAATGTATCAGTAAATAAAATGTTTCTTTTATTAACTTTCAGAATTTCAATCTTTTCAGTTTTTTTGCTTGTTGACTGGAGCTGATTGAATATTTTGAATACGTTAATCATTTCATTCATTTGTGGAATCTCCTTTCAGTTCTTCATCGTAAACATCAAAATCAAAAATAAGATGCTTTCTACTTGCAATATAATCACACAGATGAACACATTTCTGAATGTCTGTTTCGGGAGTAGGAAGTATATCATCTGAATATTTTGATGTATTCCACTTACCCATATGAGAAGCCACTGCGTCAGAAATTGTCAATACTCTTGTACCAAAATAAAGGTCTAAGGCATTAGTCATACAGTTCATATCATTCTTATTAACATATTCTGCGTATTTTTCTAAAATAAAGTATTTCATAAGTATAGGATGATTGAAAACTGTATGATCTTCCCACATACCACACTTTAGCCCATCATGAAGAATGAGTGCCGATGTTACAATATCTTTATCGACATCATTGAAATTATAAAAATCTGCCCTAAATAAATCCTGTGCCATTGCAACAGCAGCTTTAGTGTGTCTGATAAGTCCTCCTTCTCCTATTGTATATGACGGATGATACTTACCACTCGTACTTGCACCAATATGTCTAAAATAATCTGGAAGGTCATCAAGAACAAAAGCTGTGAAATCTTTAATTTTACTATCCTTGATAAAACTTAATTCTCTTGTAAAATTTTCTGAATTTGTCATATTCATTCTCCTTCAATTAATAAATTATATAACCAAGTTTGACGTGTAAAATTTTCTTTTTTCTTAATTGCTCTACCGAATGTGTTTAAATCACTAAGCAAATAACATCTTTCTTTTGCTCTTGTAATTGCTACATATAGTAAATTTGAATTAAGCATAAATGTATGTGAATTTGGTGCAAAAACAATAACAATTCTTGCTTGACCACCTTGACTCTTATGAATCGAAATTGCATAAGCCAATTTAATGTTGGAAAACTTATCTTTTGGAATATAAATTTTATAATCATCAAAATCAACTATAATGCCATTATAAGTAATGTCTGAAATAATTCCTATATCTCCATTTGGAATAAGTGTTGTTATATCTTCTTCAGCATTATAATAGTCAGCGTGATTTTCTTGATATATAAATGACTGATAATCATTTTTACATTGAATAATAGGATCGCCTATTCTATATTCAACATCTCCAAAAGAAGTTTTCTTTGTAACGTTAGTATTTATCACTGATTGGATTTGATTGTTTATTTTTTCTGTACCATAATCACCTTTGTTTTGAGCTACTACAATTAGAATATCCTTTAAGGGAATATTGTTATCTAAGAGTTTTTTATACATTTTTATAATGTAATCGACTGCTCGTTCAGGTGCAATAGGAATGTAAGTACAGCCTTTATCTTCTCCAACCGTCTGAGTACCTGTTACATTCTGAAAAGTTAATTTACTTTCTCTTATATCCGTGGCTACTGTACTCAATCCACCCTTTCCATAACGGAATACTTTTGAAAGCCACACCGTTGGAACAATATTACTATTTAAAATATCGTGTAATACATTTCCACAAGATACTGATGGTATTTGAGCATTATCTCCTATGATTAAAAGTTTTGTCCTACTGAAATCAATAGATTCAAGTAAATGTTTAAATAAAAACACATCTACCATAGAAGTTTCATCAAGAATAACAATATCTTGAGGTAACTTATTCTTTTCATTGTAACACCATTCATTAGGTGGCATAAATCCTAATCCTCTATGAATAGTGCTTGCCATATGATTGGTATATTTCTGCAATACCTTTGCAGCTCTGCCAGTTGGAGCAAGCAAAATTGCAGTCAAATTATTATCATAAAGCATATTCATTAATGCCAATACTGAAAAACTTTTACCACTGCCTGCAAATCCCTGTAAGACAGTTATAGTATTTTCACATACAGATTTCATAGTTTGCATTTGTTCATCTGTGAGTAACGAATTGTTTATAACACGATATTTCTCTATATCTACATTCCATTTGCGATTAACCTTTAAAGCATTTTTAAGTGTATCAGCAATATATTTTTCTGTTTCAAATGTATTTGTTTTAGAGATTCTACCCTGTTTCTTATCAAATATTATAGTATCAGATGAATTGATTGCATCTGCAAGTTTATCCTTTGCTTCAAGGGCATAAGTCAAACATTCTTTTTGAAACTGTTTGATACTCATATAAGTATTTCCGTTATTTTCATTTTCATCAAGAACATAAAAGCAACAAGCTTTCATTCTTTCGACAGATGTTAGAAGATCAAATTTAAAATCTATAATTGGCTTCTCTCCATTTTTTACACGTTCTTTAGATAATTCATCTATTCGGAGCAAGAGTGCATCTGCTGTTTTAAACCCTATACCTCCTAATTTACATAGACACTCATAAGGTTTAGTATGAAGATTTTCTTTAATTTTTTCAATAGATGAATAGGTGTCATATAATTTCTTTATGATAGAAAAACTAAATACTCCTGAAAATTCATCTACTAATTCTGCAAGTTTAAAATTTTCAATTACCTTTTTCTTTATCTTGGCAAAGGTAACTTCTTTTATGCCTTTAGTTTTATTCAAATCAATATCATTAAGACGATTATTCATTATTCTGTCTATAATATCGGGATATACAGCAAGCAGTGTGCTTGCTTGCTGATAAGTTAATATCTCCTGCAAAAAAGCCCTGCTGTTTTCAAGAGTTACTGGCTTTTCGCTTCTGATATTTATAACTTTATATCCTATACCATATTTATCTTTTTCTTCATCTGCTTTTATGATATATTCACAGTCAAGATTAAGTTCTTGTATATCTCCTTTTATTGTAACTGTTCCATATTTAGAGACTGCAATATTAGGATATTTAAAACTGTCTATAGTACAACCATAGATTTTAAAATTTTCAGAATTATAAAGACATCTTATTGGGATTGCTTTAAATTCTTTTATTTTAGTTAATTTTTCAGAACTTCCCAATGTATCATCACCTTTTCTTTTTCATTTGTTTTTACCCATTTGCCATCAATTAATTTGCTTTTATATTTATCATCAAACCAAATATTAAGAATGCTGTTTTCTCTAAATGGTATTGAAGCATATTCATTTGCAGATATTACCTTTGATTTCATAGTTATGCCTGTTTTTAGATGATAAAGCATAACATAAGGCTTGCATTTGTCCTTATAGACTTTCATTTCAAGAACATAATACAAACTCTCTGGAGCTTTGGGATTGGCATAATCTATGTATCCAAGTATTTCCTTTTGATATTGAATAGTTTTTATGAGAGAATTTTTTATGTTAGACAAAGAATCCCAATACTCATATAATGCTGTATCATAATCAAATTCTCTATATTGCTTTTCAGTTTCCTTAGAATGATTTTTTATTATTTCAGCTATTTCAAAATAGACAGAATTTTTACTAAACTGTGTTCTTTCATATAAACTGTCAGTCATTTCAATAAACCTGAGTATTCTTTCATTGTTGCCAAAATCAGAGAAATAATTGATTTTTGCCAAGATTTCAATATGACCTTTATTTATAACAGATGATTTTTTTAATGCTTTCCATATATCATAGAAATTATCAAATTTCATTTGACCTATTGTATATAGTTCATCTGCTACCTTTTGGCTCAATCCTTTAATTGATAACAATGAGGGATAGATACAATGATTGTTCTGATCTGCTTTAAATCGTCTATTATCCTCTCCAAACTTATATTTCCCCTCTTCAATCTTAAAGCCTTCACGCATTTCTTGTTTCAGCAACATTACTTTATCTTTGTTTCCTTTATCAGAATAATGTTGCAAAAGAACTTCGTAAAACTCATAGGGATAATGGGCTTTAAGATAAGCACAGTAAAGAGAATCCAATGCCATACAATAAGCATGAGCTGAATTAAATCCATATCCGCAAGAATCTGAAATAATTTGCCATACTTTATTGCTCATCTCTATAGCAGTATTTTCATCAACCTTATCATCTGCAATAATTCTTGCCTTAAATCCATCTATAAACCTGCTTTTTAAAGGTTTAACCTTTTCAGGATGCTTTTTTGCGATAGCTTTGATAATTCCATAACATTCATCAAGAGGAAATCCAGCATAGTTTAATGTATTCATTGTCTGTTCCTGATAAAGAATAAACGATTGTGGAAATTCAGGTGTCTGCAAAATATTATCAAATGCCTTAATTCCATATTCAAAATGCTCTCTTGTTTCAAATTTTGAATACATTGATTTAAAAGCTGGACGTATCGCTGCAATAAAAGCTGCTAACTCAGATATATTCTGAGGCTTGAATTTCATTGCTTTTTTAGTAGTAGATTGTTTTTCACACTGATTTATTCCAATCGTCAAGCCCGATGAATAAATATTCCATACCTTTTCATCATTTTTTACAAGTTCGGTAAGTTCATTTACAGTATGATGTTTAATGCCTATTCTTTTGTAAAGATTATTTATTAACAAAACCACATCTACTTTAAGCAGGTCATTTTTGAGAAATTTATATTTTTCAGCTATTGCACCATCAATTACAGTAGTTATATATTCTTTCTTTGTAGTATCACTTTTACACTTTATAAGTCCTACTTCAGAACGAATATCTCCTTGATATAATAAATATGCACAGGGTGCTTTCTTTTTATCTGAAATAATTCCCCAATATTTTTTGCTTTGGTCAAGATAGTTATGATAATTTTTATCTACATAATCATAAATATCAATCATATCCTTATCTTCATCGTCAGCATTTTTATATGCTTCTTCATAATCTCCAATTTGCTTGGAAATGTTATTTGCTAATTCAGCTTCCATATTCATTGCTCTTGAATACATCTTAAAAGCAGCTTTCTTTTTCAAAGTTCCAAAAGCAATCATAGGGTATGCGTGACCTTTACCGAGAATTTCTTCTTGCGCTTCTGCAAATATTTCAGGATTGCCACAGTTCAGATCAAGATCGGGAAGTGATCTCGTTTCAAGAATACGGCTTTCAGAAATAAATCTTTCAGGATAAAGTTTTATAGGAGACTTAAATCTATCTACTTTACTGAATCCACAAAGAGTATTTGTAAAATAGCCAACTCCAGAACCTCTTCCCGTATCTGTAATAAGTCCACCCTTTTCAATAGCTCTTTTTACTATCTGATAATCTATCAAAGGATAGTCCACCATTTTTGTTTTTTTATAAACATCAACTTCTTGCTGAACGCTTGTGATATACTTTTTCTTTTCTTCAACCGAAAAATCTTTTATATATTCTTTAAGTTTTGAAGCAATAAGTTTTGTATAAAGTTTGTTGCGTTCTTCTTGTGTTTTATTTGGATATATTGTAGGTAACTTTATATCATCAGTTAAAATTATATCATCAAAAGTTAGACAAATATCAGTATTATCCATAGCAGTTTGAATTTCTTCTTTGGTAAAAACACCTTGTTCAAGAAATCTCTGCATTATTGTATTGTCATCAGGATAATCCATATACCAGCCTTCTTCATCCTCATAAAAGACTTTATTGGCTTCAAGCAGATTTTGTCTATCTTCTGACTGTTCAGGATAGATATAATGACTATCAAGCCCCACAATCATTTGAATATCATTGTTATAAGCAATTTTCTTTATCTTTTTATTTAAGGCAATTTGTTGTGGTGTATTATGATATTGAATTTCAAGCATTAAATTATTCTGAAAGTGTTCTTTTAATTTTAATACAATTTCTTCAATGTCATCATACTTCCAAAAGGCTATACAAGCTGTTGTAATAAACACATCATTAGATGGTAAAGAAAAGAGTAAATCTAAATCAAGGCGAGGTCTAAAATAATATCCTGTTTCATTGGCTTCAGATAGAACTTCGTTAATTGCTCTTCTGCCATTTTCATTTTTAGCAAGAATAATTATATGACAATTTGTCTTATCTTTTTCAGCCCTATCTTTTACCCAATACGCTTCTGCACCAAATACAAACTTTAAATTGTATTTTTTTGCAAGTTCAAATGTTTGATAATAATATCCTTGCCAACCGTGTTCAACACTTGATATTATTTTATGACCTACTTCTACTGCTCTTTTTGCATAATCTTCATTCATTACTGCACTATCTGCAATATAAATATTGCTATAAGAAGAATGTCTATGATAGTTCTGCAATTTATTCACCGCCTAAATCTTTTAATAACTCAGATATCTCATCATCTTCGTTATGGGTTTCGGTATTAAACATTTCCTTTGATTCAAGATATTCATTAAAAGGCTTATGCACTTCTCTTGAATACCCTGAAAGCACTGCTAAATAATATTCATTTTTTTCATTTACTTCACTCCAGAAGATATGGTCATCTTGTGTATCTTCATATTCCACGGTTTTCTCTTTAATTTCATTTATAATCTTAATTATATCTGCTTTAAGAGAATCAATATTCTCCTGTTCTAAAGGAAGATATACATAACAATCACTAATGATTATCTTTTCTTTTACGTCATCAGGAAGATTATCAATAGAATTACAAAGGACAATATCATCAATATAATCATCAGGATTATATCCTAACTTCTTTAACCACATTTTAGCAATACTGGAAAGTTTACTGCCAATTTGATTTCTTTCAATTTGACGTTCTTTCCAAGTTCCGTTTGCTTGTAAATACTTAACATTTACATATTTTAAGAATAAATATCTGATTGAAATATGGTCAAGAGGAATATTAATTTTCTGCCTTATTCCCTCTGCATATAAATATAACTGTCCACTTTCCTTTTCAAGTTTCTCTCCCTTATAAATTGTAGATGTCTTATAGTCAGTAATTATTATTCTTTTTTCACCATTTTCATCTTTATAAACTCCACAATTATCTATATATCCCTGAAATATAATATCATCAGTAATTTTGATTGTACAAAACATTTCAAGAAGCATATTCAAGTTTGTTGGTTTTGTATGATTTCTAAAGAAATGCCTTATACAGTTCTCATATTTATCAGCAATAACAGAATTTTTATCTTCATCATTTCTATCATATTTATATTCAGCAATATTCATAGTCATAAGACTATCTTCATATTCTTCTATCATTTGATTCTGGTGAATAGAACCATTATAATACTTTTCAATAATATCATGGCAATATCCACCGCTTACAGCGTAAATAGAATCTCGCCTATCTTCCTTTACATTCTTTATGTATTTAAGAAAATAAGAATAATGGTCAATCTTATATAAATTATATCTTGACCAAGACCACATAAATGGAACTTTATATTTCTTGCATATTGAATTTAATTCTGCTTTTGTTTTTCTTTCAGCCATTTCAGTAACTCCTTATGTTCTGTTTCATCATACTTAATTTTATATTTCAGCATAAATTCATATTGTTTATTAGGACGATCAGCAGGACTTTCTTTTTTATCTAAAATTCCCCACTTATCATAAATATAATAAACGTTTCTTATGTCATAGAATTTTTCACATTCTTTTCGGACTTCATTTTGGCTAACATCTTTATCAAAAGCAATTATAATATCAACATTTAGTCCAATAAGAATTTTGACTTGTTCATCAGATAATGTATGTGAGCCTATTGATACGCCTGTACCATCTTTTCGGCTATATCGTTTTAAAGTTGATTTTTCGCTCTCAAATACTACTACATATCTTTTTTCTTGAATTGTTTGATAATTTTCATAAAGCCCATAAATGTTCATTCCTTTTGAAAAAGGCTTTATTCCAAAATACTTTGGTATGTCCAAATCATCATAATTTGGAATTGTTGTCCTGCCAACTATTCCAACATATTGATTCTCACTTCCACACCAATAATGCCACGGAATAATAATTCGCTTTTTATCATATGAATATCCGATATTGAATTTCTTACAAGCGAAAGGCATTATACCTTCTCTTACCCAAGTTATATATGGAAGATTGGTGTATTCTTTTAAAATGCTATCATCATAAATTTCAATATCTTTATTTACAACGCAATAAGTTCTTTTTACTTTCTTAAAGACATCAAGAACGTCTGTGATTTTCTGCTTTTGTTTTTCTTTTTTATAATTATAATCTAAATTAAGATATTCGTGAATCATTCTATTTGCTTTACCAAATGAAATATTATTTAACTTCATTATAAGAACAAATATATCTCCGACAAAACTTAAATCAGATGAATTAACTGTTGTAAATAAATTGTCTTTTTTTACTGTTACCGCAGTTGGATTTGTCTTATCGGGCAAAGCTGCACGATATTCAGAATGATATTCTTTAATATCGTGACAGCCTACCTTTTCTAAGACAAGCGAAATTTTGTTATTTTTTATTATATATTCCTTTAATTCGTTTGCATTCACAAAATTTCACTCCTATTAGAAGTCTTGTGTTACATAAGTAATACCAACTTCCTTCATAATATTTCTTGACATATCGTGTTCAACAACAATCTGGAACTGATTTGCTGAACCTTCACGATTTTTTACAATAAAGATTATCTGATAATGCTTATCTGGATTAAGTTGAACTGGTATTTTACTTTTACCATTCTTACCTTCAAGACGGAAAACCTTTAGTGGATTCTTACCTCCCGATTTTTCATCATCAAACAAATCTCTTATCATTATATTGGTGCTTGCAACATCGGTTATATTCTTTGCTATACCTGTATTATCTTGTGTATAATATCTTTGCTTTGCTGAACCTTTCGCAAGCTGAAATGTAATTAAAATATGTACATCTTTATTAGCTTCTTTAATGGTATCTTGAATATCTACCATTGCCTGAGACATCGCCATTGCATTAGCCGAGCTTTCAAAGACTTTACTTCCTGCATCAGCCTTAAAAGTATCAAGCATAAAATACTTAACACCCATTCCAGCGTATTTTTTTATTATTTTAATTGCTGAATCGGTCTTATATCTTTGGAAAGGAATAATTGTAATAGTATGATTTTGAGAAATTTCCTTTATCCATCCAGTACATTTTTTTAGCAAAATCCATATATCATCTGAATACTTACCATTACGAAGTACAAATTTCTGCAAATCTTCTTTAAAAATATTATTTGCACACCAAATAATCATTTCTCTCTGCCATTTGCTAAGACCATCCTCGTTTACCATTATTACAATCTTTTCGTTATTTTCAATAATACTTGGTAAAGTAGAACTTCTTGCAAAAGTGGACTTACCTACATTTGAAAGACCACCTACAAGAGTTATATTTCCATGTAGCTGACCTCCTGTTTCGGCTGTAAGCATTGGCATATTATGATATGGTAAACCTACTGCCTGCCCTTCATTCAAATCGTCAAGTAATTCATCAATCTTATAATCAAGAGAATAACTATTGACATCTCCATTAATGTTTACAAATGTATGATTAAGAAAAGTTTCAAGTTCTGAATAAATTTCATCTGCTGACATATCAGAATAATCAGACAATTTATCAGACACTGGAAAACCGTATTTAATTAATCGTAATACAACATTCCACTTATTAAGGTCTTGAATGTATCCATCAATATTATTTACCTTAACATAACTTGTGGCATCAACAATTTTTTGCCAACCGCCATATTCGTCATATTTTTCTTTTAATTTATCGTGCTTTTCAAGATAAAACCCTACTGTTATTTCATCAAGCGATGGTTTCTTTTCTTTGACAACTATATCGTGTGCAATCTGATAATATACCTTCCACGCATTTTCAGAAATATCTTCAAGTTTTACTTCATAATCAAACAGCAATTCGGGGTTTTTATAAAAAATTGAAACAATATTTGCTTCACACGACAATTTATATTCTTTAACCCTTTTGGCTACTTTTAATTGTTCTTCTTGAAAAGGCGTAAGTTTAGTTTTTTCCTTACCACAGCTCATTAAACTTATCCTTTGCTTCTGTTGTTTCTGACTTATATTCTGCTTTATCATTTGTATGGCTTTCAAAAGAAAGTTTATTTATTTCCTGTGTAGCCTTTTCACGTTCTTTCATCTTGATAACGACATTATTTATTTCTTGTTCAATAAACATCATAATCAGATTTATTTTATGTCGTTCATCAGTGATCTTAGCAGAATTGTTGTAAAAATAATTCTTTATTTTAGGACTACACAATTTACTTGCTATAAGAATTTGCTCATATGTATAAGAAGCATTGGGGTTTTGACGTTTATTTGATATAAAATTTCCTTCTGCAAGTCCTTTAAATCTCAATGCAAGAAACTTTGGAAATTTCATATCAGAAGAATAACCAAGTAATTCATACTTAGCATAATCACATAACATATGCCAATCATTTTTTTCTTTTTCAGTCATCAATTCACCGCCTGTACCAAACCTGTACCAAATAAGAGGACAGAACTAATTCCTCTGCCCTCTGTCTAAACTCAATACGACTTTTACCTCAGAGACTTTGTAAGATCAAGAAGTTCCTTGAGTACGTCTGGGTCTTCTGCTGTCATATTCTTTACATTCAGATTATTTTCCTTGATAAAGGTGTTAATCTGCTTAATAGCACTTGTGTTTTTATTATCAGTAATTGACTTCATAATTGATTTCCATTCAATAACAATAGCTTCTGCTTTATCGTCCTTATCAATCATATCCTCAGTTGACTTATCAAGATCATTACGATAAGAAGTCTTAAGGGTATCAAGCTTGGAAATACCATCAAAGAAATCCTTCCACATATCATAACAAGGATTTTCGATAACGCTGCCTACCTTAGTAACTCCTGTTCTATCCTTAATTACTTCTGCATAATAAGTACAACCATCGTCATCCTTGTTCTTCTTTTTAAAGAAGCGAAGCACAACATCATAGTCAAAACCTACACTCTTATGCATATCAGGCTTATATCCGATTACCTTTTCGCCCTTATCATCCTTAATTTCTACCTGCTGTGCAATAGAAACAATGTGCATACCCTTTGATGAAAGGTCAATCTTTGCCTGCTGGAACTTCATATTGATAAGCTTAATTCTGCCCCACTGTTTAACAGAAATACCAGCATCATCAATATCTCCACCCTTGCGTCTCGCTCTGCGTTCTTCTACTTCAAGAGCTGAAATCTGCATAGTAGAATAAAACTTTGTTTCAGAGTCGATTGAAAGAGTGCTGATTTTGCCTTCATACTCACCATCAAGAAAAGCATCAAGGTCTTCTTCGAGAGTATCAAGGTCGGATGTGTTATCTACAAGCTTTAAATTATTATATGTCTTACCATTATTAAGGGTAATAGCTTTGCCTTCATAAAAGCCAATACCTGCCTCACTGTCAATGCAAGCTACATTAGGGAAAGTCAACTGAAACCATGACTTTCCAGAGCCTGTTTCACCATATGCGAGGAACTTGCCACCTATTTTATTTGCTTTCGCTTCTCTAAATCCCATATTATGTACCTACCTTTCTCAAATTACGCAAGATCGTTAAGAAGATTAAGAAGATCATCATCCTCATCTTCAGTATCAGTTGTTACGCCTGTATCATCTGTTGTTTCTTCTGCTTCTGCATCATCAAGATTAAGGGTTGCAAGATATGCTTCAAAGAACGAAAGATCATTAGGTTTATATTTCTTAGTATCACGAGATGCTGTAGGCTTTCTTGTTTCTCCTTCTCCAACATATGTAATAGCAGGCTTTGTAATAATCATTCTCTTTTCTTTGCTTGTATTTCCAACAGCACACTTAGCAAGTGCTTCTTCCTCAGTATAAAGATCAAGTTCAATAAGTTCCTTAATATCATCAGGAATATCATCTGCTGTAATATTAACTATTGAACCTCCTTCAACAAGATTACCTTCGACAGTAATTTCAATTATCTCATTCTTCTTTGCCTTGTAAAGCTTTGCAATTTGTCTTGCCGTCAGTTCGGGATTTTCATTTATTTCAAGTTCATATGTAACAGGGATTGTAAAATTCTGCTTGACCTCTATCTTTTTACCGTTAATCTTTGGCTTACCGATATAATCAATAACATATGCAGAAACAGGAATTGTATTCTTTGTCTTATCAGGCTTTCCAATGCTTCCATCATCAAGAAGAATTGTTTGTGTAAATGTTGCCTTATACTTATCAGGCTCGCACTTAGAAAGAACAAAACTTGTTATCTTCTTCTTAATATAAACTCTTTCGCCATCAGTTTCATATATGATATTTCCCTTAACATTTACAACTGTTTCATCTGTAAGATGTTCATTAAGATATTCAACAGCATCATAAGCAGTAATAAAGCTCTTATAAAATGTATTACCCTTTTCATCCTTTTCAATACCAACAGTAATAAAATCACCTCTTGCTATTGTTTCAAGAATATCCTTATCATTTCTATCTTCCCAATCAATAGTAAATTTATTATCATAATCGTCAACAGTCTTATTATTTTCATCCTGCTTAACACCATGAACATTAATCTTATTTTCTTTATTTGGGAAATATCCACTTGACATTTCTACAAATACTATATTTCCATTTCCACAGTCAATGCCAATATTCATTATATTGGAAGTCCAACCACTATCATATGTATGGTCAAGATCAAAAGTATAATCATTTACCTTTGCTTTGCCAATAAGATTAAAAGTTGCCTTACCCTTTTTAAGTGCAGTAGTGTTCTTTTCTGCCATAAATTCAAAATCCTTTCAATATGTATAATTTAATAATTTTAACGCTTATATTATTATTTACTCACAATTTTAAAATTCAATAAAATCTTGGTTTAGTTGCGTTCTGTCTCTCGCCCTATAACCCATAACTCAATTCCCTCCTCGGTAAAATATGGGTGTCATTATTGTATAGCCACAATCTTCGCAAGAGTAATAATATTCATCACTACTATTCTTAATGTGAGAAGAACTTACAAATTTATAATGACCGCCACATTCAGAACAAATGCCGTTATTATATTCTTCTTCGGACTGATTTGTTTCAATCATTCCACAAATGATACCTAATGCTATCGGAATAATAAAGAAAAACAAAATAACGTTTATAATCTCCTTTATTAGTTCTTTAGCATTACCCATAAATTCTATTTATTCCATATTCAACAGCACACTGGTGTTCTATCTTACAACCTCTTGCCGTATCCCAACCAAAGCAGAAATAAGCAACGTCAGCATCTGCAAGAAGTTCAACAGCCTTAGAAAGATACTTTAAAGGAATACTCCCACCTGTTGGGTTATAGTCCTCAAAATAACTATCAATAATCTCAACTTCTCTGTTAGGGAAAATCTTCTTGACCTTATCAATAGCAAGATTTCTTTCTGTAAGAATTTCTTCCTCTGTCTTATCTCTCATTACCTGAGAAATAAATACCTTAATTGGCTTTGTCTCAGCCATTTTGACCACTCCTTTTACAAAATAAAAATATCTATATAAACGTCCTTTCGGACGGAATTAAGATGAAATCTATATAAACAGCTTAGAGCTGATTAATAATATTTAATAATCTGATGATTCAAATAAATCACCAATCATATCAGGATTGTTTGTTTTATTTCCCATTATTTCAAAATGCCTACACATTTTAGGATTAAGATAATATAATTCATCACGATTAAGCAATACAAAACATTTCTCACTGCTCTCATATGTCACAACACCTTTTATATCACAATATGAAGAATTACTCATTCCATATAGTATGTCTCCTTCTTGAATCTTTATATTATAAGTATCATAACATTTTGTAAGATTATTGACTTTTTCATTGCTTTGTTTTTTATATCTATATCTATATCTATCTCTATTTACAGACCTAAACATCATAAGCAACATTTCTGAGATAGGACGTTCTCGATCGAAGCGTTTAGCCTTTTTAATAATTTTCATTACTTCATTATCATCGAGTATCATAACACCAATTTTATAAGGAATTTCATCTTTAACTTTTTCATAAACTTGATTGAGCATAACATAGTAATTATAATCGCCAATAAAATTATGCCCATTCTTAGAATAAAAATCCTCTACAGATGATTTTATTTCATAACAATAAAAATCACCTTTTTCTATTCCCGAAATAGTGTTATTTACGGGGACAAATCGCATATAATCCACTCTGATTTGATTAAGTGTTCCATAGTCAAATGTAACTTCTTTAGACCAATAAATACGAGGGTCATTCTTAGGATTTATGTAATGTTCTAATGCTTTAAATAAAAGTTGTGTTATCTCTTTTCTATCAGACACATTTTCACCTCCCACCACAAAACATTTCTTTTATTGTATTATGCATTTTCCATCATAAATTTCTCTCGGTTAAGAATTTCACAAGCTTTTTCTGCCGCTTCTTCGGTGAAATAAACAACTAAATAACTATACGTATAACACTGTACGTATATAAAACGCTTACTTACATTGTCATAAACCACAACCCATTTACATTCATCTTCATCCCCCCAATTAGGAAAATAATCAGGACACAACAGCTCGTGAAGCTGCATTAATTTATTTTGAACTTTGAGAACGTTGTTACTATACCATTCGAGATGTTTTTGTGTTTTGTTATTTAATTGATATACATTGTTGAAATCCATTCTCTGTTTTTCTACTAACGCATCTTCCAAATATGTATTACAAACACAGCCAAACGAATCAATGTAGTTATACGCTTCATAATGCTTAGGTATCCATATAGTTTCATTCTTTTCAGCAAGTTCAACCTTGAGCTTTTCAATTTCTTCCGTCATTGCTTTACAGTTGGCTTCAAGTTCTGCAATTCTTTCTTCTGGTGTCATTATTAATTACCTCCGTTTAAAATGAAATATTTTCAGGATTATAAATTTGCTGAAGTTTATAGAAAACATCACAGCTTTCTATTAAAGCTCTACTATAATCATTATGATAAGTAGTTAAAATCACCTTACAGCCATCATAAAAAGGTACAATTCGCTTACATTTCCAAAGTTTTTTATTGTCATCATATTTTATTTTAAACCAATGACCGTTTTTATCGAAAGGACTATTAAGTGTTCTTACAGCATATTCAATATCTTCGTCATCTTCATTATTTGTGTTGCTACTCATTTTAATTATTTTTAGGGTGTCATCTAATTCAAAATGAGTCCAATCACTATCAATATGAATATCAATCTCTATCATTTATTCACTTCCTTATTTATTATTCTTTATTCCTTTCAAAAGTCTATATTGTCTTTCAGAGCAATAACCACCCTTATACAAACGTTCTAAATTAATTGTATTGCGTAATACTTTAGTCTGAAAAAGATACCACGGAACAAATGTTAAACGTTCTAAAAGTTGCTTTGTCTTCATTTATTATCACCTACACAAAATCAGAATTTTATTAAGTTCTTTCCCATTCATCATATGTAAACTTACCAACAACATAAGCAGTAGGTTCATCTATACCAAAAGCATTGAAGATACTCTTCATCTTTTCCTTATCTGTTACATCTACTGCAAAACTATCACACAGACAGGTCGCAAGTGTTTTGCCACGCTTTGTATTTGTCTTGACTAAATCCCCAGCTTTGAGCGTTTTGTCTTCAGGAACAAGGAATACATATTTTGCTCCACAGTTTTCGTGTTTTACTATTACAACGTTCATTATTCGTCACCTCTCAATAACCAATCTATACTTGTGGCTTCCGTATCCTTATAAGAATTTCAACTCACACACCCGTGAGGGTGTGACTCTCAACTTTAGCATCAGGCGTTCCGCAAAAATAACAGATAAGACAACATGCTATTGAAAGAAGAACACTTTGCAATTCACGCAAAAATGAAAGAGTGAGCGTATTGTATGAGGGTAAGCTTAACGAGATCAATATTTATATGGGTATTGACACAATATTGCATAGTATCGTCTTATCTGTTTTGGTACTCCCAGACGGATTCCAACCGTCACACCTTTCGGTACTTGATTTTGAGTCAAGCGTGTCTTGCAATTTCACCATAGGAGCAGATGAGTGCCTGATTATCCTCACAGGCTTTTGGGCGGTTCATTCTAAAGTTTATCCTCATCCGCTAAAACCACAAAGTCGCTATCCGTCTCGTGAACTACTCGCCTACTCTTGTTCTACAAACAACCCTAATGTTGCTGTTTTCTCCAATTTCAGATTTGGTCTCCCAAGTGGAACTCGAATCCACACTGTCAGAATTTTAAGTTCTGTGTCTCTGCCGATTGGACTATTGGGAGATATTTAAACCACTTAGCAGGTTTTTCATCCGCTCAAAGTCGCTATTTGTTAATATGAAACCTCATATTCGATTTTTAGTGCCAACAGAATACGACTTGTTATTACTGTTCAGACACTTAATACATATTTAATGAAATATCAGCGCCAACTGATACGACAAAATATGTATTAGGTTGGAGACACCTTGACGGTATCAATCCTCGCACCAATGGTACACCATATCGGTTCTGCCCCGATGTTTAACGATTAAAAGTCGTTTGTTCTACTATTGAACTAATGGTGCTTATTCCTGACTTTTTATACGGAAGTCAGTGAAACCGTTTATGGAGGTTATACCAGAATGAAACTAACATTTGGTTGGGACACTCTGATTTGAACAGAGGATCACGGAGTCAAATTCCGATGCCTTACCACTTGGCTATGCCCCAATATTTATTTTAAAGCCTAATTTTATCATTTACTTATCATTTGATTACATATATATGATACTCGATGATTCTGCATTTGTCAAGTGCTTTTGCAAATATTTTATTATTTACTTTGTTTTATGTATTGGAAGTGAAAATCACTTCCATATTTCTCTTAATCTTCTGCCTTCTCAATACTCTGTCTGAACTTATTGTATTCGCTCACCATACGATATGCTTTGGTCACTGAAGTATTGAATGTCCGAGCATATGTTTCTGCACTATTCATGTCTCCAGAAAAGACATAATCATTTTTTCTTTCATACTGATACATTTTATTGAACATACCTGCTTTTTTAACATTGGGAGCTTCCAGTCGCACATCCTGTATAGATGCCCCCATTGCGTTCCACTTTAAATTTACGAAACTTGATTTCTTTTCGGAATTAAATAAATTATCATATGTCCAATTCTTTGTTTTTCTTTTATACTGTCTTTTTACGCTATTTTGCTCATCTGCCTGCAATTCTAATATTTCCGAATACAGGTCATCAATAAACTGAATTTCCTCATCTGAAAGTTCAATAGACTTTCCATTGACGGTCAGCTGTTTGGTACTGATTATATTCCTTGCATCAGACAATGTAATAGAAATCATATCATCTGTTGTAAGTTGCTCCCAAAGAAATACATTAAATACATTGAATTTCTTTTGTCGCACAACTAAACTTTTATACATTTTTTCGGATAATTCAGATTCTTGCAGAATAAGATACTCCTCTTCTGCTTGAGTTAACGCCTGTTTCAATTCTGAAAAAGTAGCAAAGTATTCATCTTTACCGCTTTCGGTTTTTATATTGGATACTATACTTTTAAGTCTATTGACTTCGTAAAAACTATCCTTTATGGATAAATCATAAGTCTTATTTACCCATCTATAATAATTACACAGAACGCCGTATAAAGCGTTTAAGGTAGTAATTTTCTTCTTGTCGGCTTCTATTACATCGGCGATTTCCTCAGCTGACATATCAAATATATTTTTATCTACTTTATTCAAAGCAGATATTCTTAGTGCGTAATTACCAAAACTGGGATTCTTTTCAATAATATGCTGACAATATTCTTCAAAGTATGGTACCATATAATCGTCCTTTCTATATTCACTAAATCAATTTTATCATCTTCTTTCTGATTTGTCAAGATAAATTATACAGAATACGCAGAATTATTTTCCAGACCAAAGCTTGCAGCGATGGCTCTATCGATACAAGTCATCATTCTTTCCCCAAGCTTTCCTGCCCAGCTCAGAACTCGGCTCTTATCAATAGTTCTTATCTGCTCCGTCATTACAGTAGTAGGCTTTGTTAATCCTGTCTCTACAGATGGGTTTATACTTACGTGTGTTACCATTGGCTTTTTCTCCTTACTGGTCATGATAGCCACTATAAGGCATGGTGAGTGTTTATTTCCTACTTCATTTTGTATTATTACGGCTGGACGGATATCACCTTGTTCTGAGCCGACCGTATCTCCAAAATCAACCCAGACAATATCGCCACGGTGATATTCCATCACAGTTGAATGATACTTATTATCATAATGTCTAAAATTAGTTGAGCTATTAGCAATCATTTTTTATTTTCTCCTTTCATTCAGATTAGCAGTAATTCCGTTGTTCCTCGTTTTATTATCTATATTTTATCATTTACATATTTTTATTTATACTATATTTTGTGTCTAAATTGCAAATTCTATCATTTCAGAGAGATTGTTAAAAAGCAATATTCCGTCTTCTCTGACTTGACAATAATCTGTTCCTGTTAATTCATCGGATCTTATCTCCCCTTCCAGTTCGTATTTATCTTTGACAATATTTCTTAAAATTGGCTTGAACCACTGTGTAAAGGCTATTCCAAGGATATTATCATATGTATCTTCTATAATATATACTATATTATTACCTTTCATCAATTCAAATTCCACCTTCTCTTTGTGAGGTGTGATATTGAGATGAGTTTCTTCGCTGGTGTCGGTATCGATATTTTTTATATTTGTATAAATGCGTTTGACTTTTTTACCATCTATAAATGTGAGAAATTCAATTTTTCCGTTTTTAAAATATTGGGACAACTGATTTTTTATGTCTTCTGTATTCATTTTTATCGATCCTTTCATATCATTTACAAAACTTTCGCTTAAATTGCCACACTATTCCCTTATATACGGACTTGCCATAAGGGAACGAGAAAACATTCCCATTGGCATTTATCCATATTTGATGGCTTCCGTTACCGTTTCTGAAAAATGTAAAACCATTATCCGTTAGCATTGCGAGAAACTTTCTGATATCCATTCTGCATTCCTCTCAACATATTTTTAGCTTTATTTGTCGCAAGATTGTGTTCATACTCCTTTAATGCAATAAATAACTCCACTTCATCTCCATATGAGTCAACATTGCAAACATAACATTCGACAGGATATGGATTTTCATCATAAATCTTATCGAGTGCTGCTTTCATTTCCACATCATCAACTATATAATATTTACCGCCACGATGACATACAATGAAGGGCTTTAATTTTATCTTATCAAAATCACGAACATATTGTTCCACCCAATATTTACATGGGTTTTGATGATAACCGCCATTTTCCATAGTCATTATAAAAAGTTCATTTGACATTAAGGTACGTTTGGTAAAATCATAAGGAAGATTGTATATTTTCATTTTAGACCTCCATTACTTCAAGCACAGAATATCTGCTACTTCGTCAATAGTTATTTCCCTGTATGTATTATCTCTAAGGTCAATTATAAAGCAGATGCAAGGCTTCTCTTCCTTATACTTATAAAACTGTTCTATTATCATTGAATCCCAATCTGTTCCCCTTCGAGTTAATCCCTCGGTCTTATAAGCACAACTTTCATTATAGCCAAGGAAGATAGTTCTTCCGTATTTTTCTGTATTTCTTGATTTAATTTCAGAGAGTGTATTCTCAGCTATCATAATACTTGACAGCTTTTCTACTTCATCTCGAAGATACTTTTCGTCTGCCTTTACTTTACCATTATAACCAATAAACTGGGCATATTTGTTGAGCATCTCATCATATATATTCATTTCAAATTCCTCCAATCAGGCTTTAAGCCAATGATATTGTTGTCTGTGTACGATCTGCGAGAGTGTCAATAACGATATTTCCGCAAACGGTGGGAAATATAGCTGTTACTCTCTCGCCTTTTTTTACTTCATCGTAATGCTTAGAAACATTTTCAGCCCACATACCTTTTATATGTGCATAAAGAGCCATAGCAACATCTTTTGCAAGCATAGGATTTTCCTTCTGCTTTGTCTTGAGGTCATCGCTGACCTTGTATTTTCCTATCTGTAACACCATTATCGATCCTTTCTTATTACTGGAAATTTGCCTTTATATCCGATAGTTTTAAGAGCTATATATCTCGTATATCCATCTTGCAGAACATTATCTTTATTTACCTTAATTGGTTTCCCATCGAGATAATCCGACAATGTATATTTCTCAACAGCTGTCTTTATCTGCTCAATACACTTGTCAATTTTTTCTTTTTTAGGTGGACTAACTTCAAAGATTTTAGGAACTGATATTTCATCAACACTCAACCAATCTGCTGTAGCTGAGAGCCTATGAAGAAATTCTTCTCGGTTTGTTTCTTCCACCAAAACAGCCTTGACTTCTTTTATACCGTCTCTCACGGCTATGGTATAATCCTTCCATCCGGTTATAAGGTTATATGTACCGTTATCATTCTTATGGACGATAACAAGGAGATTTTTAACTGATTTCTGCAATCCAAAGATTGTTGAAGAATCATTCTTGGTATGAATATCAGATATCATTCTGATCTGGCTCACAGGTATGAGTTCATAATTTTTTCTTTTTCGAGATAATGCTCTAAATTCTTTAATGGTCATTTAAATCATTCCTTTCAAATCTTATATCCAGATAATCTTTCAAATTCTTCCAATCCAAGGTTGAGGTCAAGCCATTTCTGACGAAGCTTCAAAGGGTTTACTGTCATATAATATTTTAATGTTGTATTAAGGTCGGCGTGAGCTACGGCTATAGAAGCAACTGCTGCATTTCTATCGTCCTCCCAGCCTCGTGATATAAACTCGCAAAAAGTTTTCCGCATAGCATGAGACGAATAATGCCCCATGATGCCAAGCTTTTGAGTTATTGCTTTAAGCCATCTGCCGATTGATGATACAGTCATAGGGGCAATTTCCCTCTCACTTCCTTTTTCATCGTACCTCTCCCCTGTTGTGATTACATCTGCGATTTCTCCGTATTCATCATATATAAATTCATCGAAATATGTTCTACGGTTTCCATCACCTCTAAAAAGATAATTTTCAGAAGTTAATCCCTTACGATCAATAAGGTACTTGAGAACAGTCTTTACTGCTTTATTAAAATACACAGGTCTTGCTTTATCTGTCTTCTGTTCAGCGATATACTTAATATCAAGAATGTTTCCTTTCTCATCTGTCACATCTTTCACTCTGAATGAAAGAATGTCGCCACAACGATAGCCTGTATTTATTCCGAAAACAAACATTGCTGCTTTATGGTATGCTTTTTCTTCAAAACACTGACGGATAACAGCGTTGATATCGTTCTCGTACATAAATGCGTCCGCAGAATGTTTGGTGGGTGCTTCTACATCGGTAACAACAACTTGTCTATGTGCTACTTTACGCCTATTTTTTCGAGATGATATATCAATAATATTGGCTGTTCCGTTGTTATAGGCTATCGCTGCGTTCATAGTGATTTTCCCTCCGTATCAAAGTATGTAATCAAACGCTGTATATCGGCTTTATTTTACCTCTTTTAGACATCTCATTATACTTATCCCTAAGAGTTTCCGTCCAGTTGATAGGATAAGACATTTTGAGGTTCTTAGCTGTGTTTGTAAGTGTCTGAGGAGTGTATTTTGCAAGAGCATTGACAAGTCTTGATGTAACGATATTATTTCCATAGAGTTTGAGAAACTCTGTTGTTCCAGCGATAATATCGCCCTGCAAACTGGATTCTCTGCCGTTATAAGCTTCAACAAGACACTTTATGGCAAGAATAGTATCATCAGAATCCTTCTTATATAGCATTTCCACCTTTTTAACAGCATTGATTCTCATTCCGGTAGTCGTGTTTTTATCATAAGGCAATCTTCCGCCAACACGGGAGACTTCTAATGCAAGTTCACATGGAAGCTTTCTGCCTGCTTCATAAGATGCAAGCGTCATCTCATTAAATGTATGCCGATGTTTCTTTTCGTACTGGTCAACATAATAATCCGCTTCATCGGTATAAGTCATTCCCTTATGTACAATACACTGTATATCAACAGGTCTATTCTCATTAACGGCTTCGAGAATAATCACCGTATGCTGTCCATCAATCACATAATATATTCCGTCACGATAGGAAACGTGGACAGGATCAACTTTATTGGGATCAAATTTTTTAACACACTCAGCGATAAATTTCATATCAATTTTACGCTGATACGGCTGTTTACTTTTAAGCTGAGATGAATTTATCATTCTTATTGTCCAGCTGGGCGATGTATTGATTTCCATAATTTCATTCCTCCATTATTGTATCTGATTTATTTATAATCGCTTCTTTAAAAGAAGTAATTGCTGTAACAACCTCATCGAGAATAATAGTTATATCATTTAGAGCTTCGTCTCTTGTATAACGTTTATCCGTTACAGTTTCTACCATACCAGTATAATCATCAAGTGCTTCCAAATAGTTGCTTGTCTGTGCTTGAAACATACTTGTTATCATAGCAAAAGTCAACTGTGTTTCCGTATCGTCCTTTAACCGTTTGGCACGTTCTTCAAGAGATATAGCATTAGTAGTTACAACAGTAGCATTACGCCTTTTATATAATTCAGTTGAGGATATATCACCATTAAAATACAGATGCTTGTCCTCATCTTTACAGTAGTTTAAGGCACTTATGACCTTACTCGCTTGTGCAATAGATTTTTCAGCAATGACCTTATTTACACAATTACGATTAATTTCACTAGCTATAAGCCTATCATAGCAAAAAAGTATGGTTTTACAATCTTTAATTGCCCGATCAGGCAGAAGTAATGATCGGCTCACGTCCCGATAAACAGTCTGTATCTTTTTGTTCTTCGTATCCAATGTCGCTTGCTTGTCCGCAACTTCCACCAGCTGACGGCACAGCTCCAACGTCATTGGTTTCTTCGTTAAGAGAGGTTTCAGTTTCATTATCTGTGCAGTTACTGCTTTCTGCTCGTTCTTCCTCATAAGCAATGCTTCCTTTTTCTGTGCTGTACTCATCCTCATCATCCCCATTATCATTTTCAGCTGTATCAAGATATTCGTCAACAAAATCATAAATTATATTTTGTCTTTCTTCTACACATTCGGAAGAATAAAAAGAACTGCCACCGTCTTTCGCATTGCACTCATCAACAAATCTCTTATAACAATCACTCTGCCAAAATGCACGAAGAAAATCAATAAACGATTTTCCATTCTTGTTGTTTGCATTAAATGCTTTGAAATTATCAAGACCTAAAATGTAATGAGGGATCGTAATAGAGTCAAATCTTTCAATTTCTTCACCTGTAAGATTATTTTTGTTTTCAGCAAGTTCATTTACAAGATTGAAAAGCTTATGTTTTGTATGGTCATTAACATATTCATCAAAATCATTATCAGCAAACTTAGTCATAGCAGAAGAACCGAGATTTGTATAGTTATAACGTGTCATCATCATAAAGATTCTGATTACACAACAAAGAATACTATCGTTCTTTGCCTTACAGCCCTTACTGTCGTTCCACAGTTCACTGTCACAAATGGGCTGTACATTACGCATATTTTCTGAACCAAGAAGGAAACGCATCTTCTGATAAGAATTAGGCGTTTTACCGTTATTCATACAGAACACAATATCATCGAGTTCTTCGTCCGTAAAGCCTTCGTGTATATATGTTGTAAGCCGATATTTATCTAAGAAAACCTTAATGGCATCTGGAAGTTGAGAATATTTCTTATTGGCAATTTCGATTTCTATCTTCATTTCATTACCTTCCTTGTCTATACCCCTGCACGCAACGGACTTTGCTCTTTTATCAAGAGCAAATTTATCATGGTAAAAATCCACAAGGGCGGTTGTTCTCTGTAAGCCGTCCAGCAATGACGTTACAGCATAACTTTTACTTTCAGCACGTCCTTTGGCAAGAGCTATGCTTCCAATTGGTCTATTGTGGAGAGCTGCTTCGATAAGTTTAGATTTTTGCTTCCTTGTCCACTGGTCATCAGTACGCTGGATAAGCGGATCACGGCAAATTTCTCCGTTATCTACTTCTTCCACATACATTTTTACAGAATAAGGTATCATCCGTACATCGGATTCTTCACGCACACGCTCTGCAATGGTATAGGTAGTTCCATCGATTTCTATAACATTGAAATCTTTTTTCTTTGCCATAATTTATTCCTCCTTTATATACTTATTCCGATAAACTCGCACTGCTTCTTCAATAAATGCATTAAGACTTAATCCTTGTTTATCTGCTTCAGACTTCCATTCATCTTTTACACCTTTTTTGACTGTAACAGATATTCTGTCATATACTTTCGCATTATATTTGTTCTTTGCCTTTGTTGATGATTTTCCCATTATTTAAACCTCCAATTTTAAACTTTGAAATTGTCTTGAATAATCAAAAGACTTTACTAATCTATTCATCCCTAAATAGAAAACTTTGTAGTACATATGTAATCACTCTTTTTTCACTTAATTATTCAAAACAATTTTTGACCGCTCTTGACAAATTCAAAAACATATGTTATGATATAAAACTAAGGTTTTATTTTACTTTATTGGTTGACCTTGGTATAATAATACCACATATTAGGGAACTTGTCAATATATTTGTGGTATATTATTGTACAATTTTTTCTATCTTATTTTGTTAAATATTCCTATACCGAAAGGAGCATGAGCATGTATGAATCAATTTTCTTTACAAGTAAAAGAATATTTATTAAGAAATAATCTTAAACAGAAAGACATTGTTGAAAAGCTGGGGTTATCCAAAAATGCAATCAGTCAATCACTTAATCGTGATAACATTTCTCTTGACAAAATGCTTCTCATTGCCGATGCTTTGGACTGCGACCTGGAGATTAAGCTTGTGCCGAGGTCTAAGTCTTAACATAATTATAATGTAAAATAAGGAGTTGTTATTATGAACAATAGTATCGCTTCCCAGCTCAAAGCTATTGAAAAGAAAATCCAAAAGGAATCAGCAGAATACCAAGCTAAATTAAACAAAACATCAAAAAGAAATTGGTTTACGAATGATTTTATGAAAAGTATTCATTCTATATCAATTGAAGCATTATTCGCCAAAGCTAATATTGATATATCTCACATCGATAATTTAACAGACGATGAGATTGCTGAATTAGAAAAAGTCATTCCTTCAAAGTTTAAATCGTGGGAAGATTTTTATAAAGAAGCATTTAAGTTTAATGTCAAGAAATTCATATTAGATTCTCAGTCTAACAGGCGTTAAAAGTATAGTATCTTCATTCAAACTGGATGTAGCCCATTCAAAATTGTCACAGGTGAGATGAGTATCGCTTTTAATCACCCCATCGGCTATCCCCTGTTCTACCAAACGATAGAACTCCTTTTCATTGACTTTTGTTTTAATATGTATTGTTAAATTTTTGCTCATATTAACAAACCTCTCTGATTTAATAATCTTGAACAATGTAATTTGATCCACAAGGCATAGAATTTATCTCATTCTCATATGGATCAATATGGGCAACCAAACGTCCGTCTGTAGTGAAATATTCAACAACTTCTCTAAGCGGTTCCTTAGATAAATTGTTACTTGACTTTCCTCCCTCTTTAGATTTTACCTCAATAAGAGTAATCATTCTTACTCGTGTTGTAGACGTATAATTTTTTAACATTTTAATTGCCTCCTATTTCCGACACAATTAACAAAATATACAATAAAAATAGTGCGGTCTGACAATTTTTTCTATCAAACCGCACTATTTTCTTGATTTTTCGTAGATAATCTGATACAATCAAAAGTAATTGGAAGACTCATACACCCCTTTTCTACGTATTACTTACAGCAGTTTGACTACCTACAGAGGAGGGGATTTGTATAAAGGTTTTGATTGTCGCACCCCATGTGGGGCGTGTGAGTTGAAATTTGATTATGTATCGGATTACCTACTATATCTATTATACTGCAATGCAGATAATAAATCAAGTCGATTTAGTGCGATTTTCAAATTTTATATATAACATGGGATAATACATTACATTGGCAACTATCCTTTCTATTTTTATTACTATAAATGAGGTGTTCTTATGTTAGTCTTCACAACAACATTTCCCATTTCAAATAACTTATCTGTCGAAAGTTTTATAAATCTCGCTGTCGAATGGGTTTCAAATTCCAAATCCAAATACAATTTTGATGATTTTATATGGAATGGGTCAACAACTTTTTCAGTAACGGATATGTCTGGAAATGTTGAACTATCCATAAACACAATCAACGAAACACAGACCGTAGCTATCAGATTAAAAAATCTTGATGGGTCTATTGAATGGATAAGTGACTTTATTATGACAAACAATCATATTTCTGTTCAACTTCAACGAAATTCAACTGACAATGCAGATTATATTCCAAAATTTCATATTCCATATTTTTTAAGAATGATTTTAGGAAAAAACTATGGCGGATGCGATAATTGTTTAAACATCAGTACCTCTCCTACTATTATAACAGAAAAAAATATATCTATAATTGTAGATATAATTAATTCAGGTAGTTTATATAAACTCCCGATTGTGTATATATCTCGACAAATGCCGGGAGATTATAGCATAGATGCTAATCAAATGGCACGTAAACTTGCTGGAATAGCACATATCTTAGTTGAAAACGATACGTCAGTATCAAGATTGCTTCAAGAAAAAACATCAAGTGCCAATCCATACAATGGAGCAATTCAAGTATATTACCCAAAGAATTTTACTAAAAGATTTATCCCTGAATATTTTTATTCTCGAAAAGAAATGCAAGATAGCATTATTAGTTTTATAAGTGAACGTAATCTTCAAATGAAAATTGATGAACAGTATCAATATTATTATGTAACGCAACGCATTCTTAACAATAAGCGATTAGAAGCGGAAAAGAAACATAAACAATCTGAAAACGATATTGACTCATTGACTGAAATGTATGATGCACTTGAAAAACAATACCAAGCTCTCAAAGAGGAACAGGAACATTTAAGTTCTGAATTAAATGATTCCAAGGCCAAAACTATATTTTTGCAAGATCAAGTTATGGAATTAAAAGAAAAATTAGATCAACAAACCAATGACCAAAACACACCTTTAATATATCATGGTGATGAACCTGATTTATATACAGGTGAACAACACGATATTCTTTTAGCAGTACTTGCCGATGCTTTAAACAAAATTATTCCCAATGATACACCCTCCTCTCGCAGACACGATGTAATCAATTCTATTTTAAAACAAAACAAACCAATCGGTGTGTTAAATAACAAATTAGAAGTTGTTAATCAAGTTTTTAAACATTCCAAATTAACCAAACAAGATATTGTTGAATTACAAAAAATCGGATTATGTCTTACTTCGGACAAAAACCATTATAAATTTACATTTATGAACAAGCCATGTTATTATACTACAGTTTCTAAAACAGCAAGTGATATAGGACATGGAAACAAAAACACAGCTAATCAAATAAAGAGGTCATTCTTTTAATCTTACTAAGGTATCTCTTGCAAATTCTAAGTAAGGTCTTTCAAATATCCTATAACAAATGATTGGGTTATCATATTCATTTGTACAGATATTAATCGCCCCGATTGTTAATGTATGATTAGATAATTCAAGCGGTATCCCCCATTTAGCTAAAATATCCACATCGGTGGTCAGCTTTACATAACATCCAAATGGTAACAAGTCATCTTCGTTCATTATTAAGTCGTAGTTGGACGGAACACCTGTTAAGTCATAATATTTTTTAACGGCATCCGTTAAAGTTATATGCTTGTGTTCTGCGATTTTTGTGACGATCTCAAGATAATTCATACTCTTGGGGTCAACACTTAAATCAACTTCGTTGTTGAAATACGCTCTGTTCATGTGACACCTCTTTGACTATGTAAAGTTATAATAATTACTCACTAATATTTATATGTATTTGCATATTAAATATTAGTGTTTAATATATTCTTTTCTATACTACTTGACTTTTTATCGAAATATGTTATAATATAATACTAAGGATTTGCGCTATCGCATTTCCTTGGTATGGTTATAGTATATCACGAATTTTGTGTAATGTCAATACGATTTTCGTATATTTAGGTGAAAAACAATTTATAAATTTATCCATATTTTTTATTGGATTTGCACAAGAGGTGTAACCACTATGATTAAATGCAATTTAAAATCTCTAAGATTTAACCATAATGACATATCTCAAAAAGAGTTATCCCAGAGCGTAAATATTAGAACACAAACAATCTCTGATATGGAAATGGGGAAAACTAAATCTTACTCAGTTGAAAATTTGAATAAGTTATGCAACTATTTCAAATGCGACATATCAGATATCATTAGCTATGTTCCTGATGCACCAAACATCGTCTGCACATCTCATAGAATAACGTCAATACCTATCTCAGTAGTTGCAGCTGGTGCTGGTATATCCACTAAATTTACAATAGATAATTCATTTGAGAAGAAGGAATTTCCATCTGATGTTGTTCCCTCTAATGCTGATTGCGGTATTCGTATCAATGGTGACTCAATGTCCCCTGATTACCCCGATGGCTGTATTGTTTGGGTAAAACAAACCACTGAGGTCAAATATGGAGATGAGGTAATTGTCATTCTTAACGGTTCCCCCTATTTCAAAATATACGAGAGAGACGGTCTTCAATCAATCAATCCTGATTATCCGGTTATAAAGATTTATGATGATGACAAAATCTCTGTATTTGGTAAAGTTATAGGAGCTTGTACTGACAACATCTAATAATATGTATTAAACTGCAAAGAAATATTACGGCTGAATATGTATTTGATGTTTAACACCACCTTCCTCATATACAAGTAATTATCAAATTCTTTTACCTTTTCCCTATTGCGTTTATGTTGATGCAATAGGGATTTTCTTTGTTGTAAAACTTTTAAGGCAGTAAATTCTAAATTTGACATTTCTCGTAATATGTGTTATAATGTAATACTAAGATTTTTTCTTTTATGTAATTCTTAGTATGGTTATATTATAGTACATTATTCTGTACTTGTCAAGACAAATGGTAAAATATTCAAAACTTTGTTGAATTTACACTATTTCAGGAGGGTATTTTATGGGGTTTTATACAAATTTTGAAGAAATCTGTACCCAAAGACATACATCCGTTAGTGCCGTATTGCTAAAATGTGGACTTACCAAAAGCCTTGGCACTGGTTGGAAAAAAGGTGTTTCCCCAAGTGGAGATAATATTATTAAAATAGCTCAATATCTTAATGTATCAACTGATTATCTTTTAATGGATAAAGCAACAGTAGACAGCCTTTCCCACATTGAACAAGAACTAATCAATTCTTTTCGTAAGCTTTCGCCTAATGAACAGCAACGCATAATCGGGAGATGCGAGGAAATAGCTTCGTCAAAATCGACCGAAGATAATGCAGAACCTGAAATTATCGAGATTGCTGCGAGAAGTAAAAAAGGAAATACACCAAAGATTTCTACAGATGAGTTTTGAGGTGAAAATATGTCAATATCTATTAATCCTAGCGAAGCAATAACCGAAAGTATATTTAGAAATTTTTATGGAACTAACACTTTTTTAGAAAAAGCTTCTATTCCAGAAACATATGGATTCAAATCCAAAAAAGGGACTAGCAAAAGAGGTTATCCAGATTTCTTTTTAGATTCCTATAATGAATATTGTATTGTTGTTGAAATCAAAGCGTATATTGAAGACCATTCGATTGCACAAAAAGAAGTTAAACATTATATGAATAACAACAATATAACTAAAGACATAATTGGCATGGCTGTATCTGGACAGAATTTAAATGACTTGCGTGTGTCAATTTATTTTAAATTATCAAAAGGAAAAGTAAATTATATAGACACAAAAAAATTATTATCACTAAACGATATAAAAAAAGAATACGAAAAAAGAAATCCTCCTAATACAATAAGTAATGATGAGCTAATTAAAGAATTAAAAAAACTAAACAAAGAATGGCACTCTATGAGTTTACAACCCGCTTATAGAAGTCTCTTGTTCTCAGCTATAATGATTGCATTAAAAAACAGTAATTTTCGTAGCACATATAAATTTATTACCCCTCCATCTAAAAGTGATTCTACTAATGCAAATATTATTGTAGAGTCATCCAATATGAACAAGGCTATTTTAACCGCAATAACAGAAGAATTACACGATAAAATTAGTAATAAATCTAAGAAATTTAGTTGGGAGGATCAATTTGCATTCATTAATAATCTACCAATTCCGTTGCAAAAATATAAAGAGCAAATCGAGGAAATTGAGAAAAAATGTTTTTCACCTCAAAACAATAAGAAGCAAGACATTCTCGGGAAAGCATATAAAATATTTTTAGAAAGAGCAGGCAAAACATTAGATAAAAACATAATACTCACTCCTTATCATATTATACATTTTATGGTGAAATTAGCTCATCTCACCCCAGACGATGTCGTATTAGATACTTGTACTGGTTCAGGTGGATTTTTAATGGAAGCAATGGAACAAATGATACAAATTTCATATTTATCCCAGAAATTTTCTTCTCCAGAAAAGTGCGAAGAAAACATAAAAAAGCATCAGCTTATTGGATTTGAAAACGATTCAACATTATTTTCATTAGCCTGTTCTAATATGTTTTTACATGGAGACGGGAAAACAAACCTCATTTTTAGAAGTTCATTAATAAATGATATAAATGAAAATTTAATCAATGATAATGATGATGACTTATTAGCATATATACACGCATTAAATCCTACTAAATGTATAATCAATCCACCATATGAAAACAATAAACCAATTGTTTTTACAAAACAGGCAATAGAATATCTTAATTCAGATTGTGGACGATTAGTAATTATTATGCCAACCGATACATTACAAAAAGATGTTGACACCACTAAAGAAATATTGACAACTTCAAAATTAGAATGCGTTATTAAAATGCCTGACCAGTTATTTTCAGAACAGAAAAGAATCGTTGATACATCGATATTTATTTTTCAAAAGCCACATCCACATCAAATTTCGGACGAAACATTATTTTACGATCTTGAGGATGACGGTCATGTTTCTGTACAACATAAAGGCAGGGTTGATAAAGATTCACGATGGGATAATATAGAAAAGGATGCACTTGATGTCATCAATAACTTCAAAGAAATTTCAAACAAAAGCCAAAAGACTAAAATATTTGATAAAGACGGTAATTTTATATTTAACCAAGATTTAAAAAAATTAAAAGCAACTAAGTTTAAACAGCTACCAATTGAAGATTTGTTTACAGTCAGCAAAGGCACTTTAGCAAGTCAAAAAAATGTTAATGGTGATTATCCTTTTATTACAGCTGATAAAAATTGGAAAAAGCATAACACATATGACATTGATGACGAAGCTATTGTTTATGCCGTAGATTCAGCGGGGTCACTTGGCAGAACTCATTATGTTAATGGTAAATTTATAGCAAGTAATCTTTGCTTAGTATTAAGAAATAAAAATAATCCCGATTATCCAATTAATTTGAAATTTTATAATTACTACTTTCAGTCTATAAGATCACAAATTGTAAAGTCTTTAAAAAGCGGAAAATCTAAAAAAACAATTAGTTCTAATTATTTTAAAAAGTTTAAGATTGATTATATTCCATACAAAAAGCAATTAGAATTTTTAGAACAAGTAGAATCCTTTAATGAAATAGAGCAAAAATATATTCAAGCACGTAAAGATTTTGAAGAGAAAATAGAAAATTTAATTGATATTATTTAGTATATTATCTTATATACATATTTTTAATTTTATTCCCCTATAACTCATAACCCAAAGTCCTTCTTACCTCACCCGTAAGAAGGACTTTTTATTGTTTTCCACAAAGTCCTCTTGACAATTTTAAAGTTATTTTGTATAATATAAACAAGCACTACACATACAAATCACAAAACATAAACAAAGCCAGATTTAACAAAAAAGGAGCTGATTTTATGAGACGTTACCCACCACCAAGAAGTACACAACCTATCGTTGACAGTGCAGGATTATCCGTTATACTAACGATTATTACTGTATGTTGTCCACCATTAGGATTGGTCGCATACATTTTAGCAGGTATCTGTGAAGAGATCGGATTAAAGATAGGAAAATAGGTTTAAAATCAGTAGTAAAAATACTATCAAATTTTTCTATAAATTTCCACAAAACCTCTTGACAAATCAGAATTAATCTGCTACAATATAATTGTGAAATACAAGATATCTTGTATTATTTAACGCAAATTGAATTATTTAGATGTCCCTCATGTTGAGGAATGCGCGACCTACGGTTAGTCCTCTAATCGTAGGTTATTTTATTGTAAGGATGTGCAAATTATGTCAAAGTCTGTCATGATGATGTATATAGATTCTAATAATTTTTATAAAAATATTGCTGATTTATATGATACAAAACCTATTAGACTTAATTGGCAATCATTATGTCTTGGGATAAGAGATGTCATCCAAGAAGATTATAGCTGTAATTTTTCAAAGGCGTTTTATTATTCAGCATTATCCGATAGGAGCGATAATCCTGATAAATATGATTCTCACAAAAAATTCTTAGATAACTTAAATCAATGCAAATACATAGATGTTGTGATTGGAAAACTTTCACGAGTACCGATTGACTCTGCTACCCCGATTAATAAGAACGATCCGTCAACTTATAAACACGTTGAAAAAACAACAGACGTAAATATATCTAATGGAATGTTGACCTCAACAGCTGATATTATTGTTCTTTTATCCGCTGACACAGATTTTGAAAGCACTATTAGATTATTAAAAAAACAAGGTAAAACTGTATTGGTGGTTGTTCCTATTGGCGCTAAAAGTTCGCATATCCAGCATATTGTCGGCGATGATAATGTGATTTTATTAGATAAAAACTTTTTTGATAAATATACTAAACCTCCTGTCGCATTAATTTCAAATTAATTTAGATAAGTTTAATTTATATATTTCAAAACGCATAATGTAATAAGCAAAGCCCTACTCAATTAAGAGTAGGGCTTTCTATATATTGTATTTTGATAGCATAAACAAAAGTCACCCACCTTATTCAGATGGGTGACTTCTTTTACGATAAAACAACAAAGCGCATACAACTTTGCCACTCTAATCCTTGCTTTTGCAAGATAACCTAAACGGTTATATAGCCCGTGTTTTTTCACACCGATACTAAGTTGTCGTATTCTATACAGTGAATATACTTTTCAATTACTTAGAAAATTATATATTCAAGGCTTAAATGCTCTTCTGTTTTAAAACAAATACGGTGCATCACTTGTCGTATCATTTCAAATACAATTTGTATGCTTTACATATATATAATACCATGAAAAATGGCATTTGTCAAGTATTTTCTCATAAAAAATTTATTGTTTTATAAATCGGTGTACTATATAGTGTCATTTCTCAAACAACCAAAAATAAATGATTAAGCATTCTTCAAATCATCAAATAAGAATTTTGTTCTACTTTTTTCGACAATTCTCTTGACATTTCTTAAATCATTTTGTATAATGTAAGCAAGTAATATATCTGATTTACCACATTGAATATTACATTTTGGTTCTACTAATTTAAACATAGTATGATAAGTATGTACAAAGTACAAATTAGTGACTATTATTTTACGGAGGAAAAAATTATGGGACAATTTAATATGCAATTTACATTAGAGGAGCATTTTAAAAACTTAAGCGAATCCTATGAACAAGTTACTGATGTATACTGCCTTTGGAACTTATTAAAAAAAGACATTTCTGAAAAGCTTATAAATACATATCGTAATTACCCTTATTTCAGTAAACATGATGCCTCACATTCAAAAACAATAATAACTAATATTGAACTTTTCTTAGGTAAGGAAAGGATACAAGCACTTTCAGCAACAGATACAATTATGTTGCTTATTTGTGCATATATGCACGATTACGGTATGGCATTAGATTTAGAAGAAATATTCAGCATTCTTAATGATTCAGAAGATAAATTTAAAAATTTTTTAAAAGACAAAAAAAATGAAAATATTTACGCTAAACGAATATTAGACTATTATAACAAAGAAAAGTCCGATGGTAATTTAAAAGAATTATATTATTCAATATTAATTATGCTTCAAGATTTAAACAGACCATATCATTGGGTAGGTGTCGAAAAAATACGACATGATTACGAATGCTTGTTTGCAAAAAGAATTAAAGTGAGATTCGTCACAGCAATAATTGATATTTGTCAGATGCACGGTAAAAATGTGGAGGCAATTTCCACGTTAAGCCGTCGATCAAATGGTATGTTTGCCGATGTTTTTCATCCTAGATTTATTGCTGCTATGATTCGTTTAGGTGATTTATTAGATTTAGACAATCATAGATTTAGTCAAGAATTTGAACGTGCTATGCAAAAAAACGATAATTTAATACCAGAGTTATCAAAAATTCATTATTTAAAGCATGAATCTATAACTAACTTTTTAATAACTCCAGAATATATCGATATAGAAGCAATATGTAATGGAAATGATGCTTTAGCATTATCTGTCGCAAGAGAAATATATGATTGGTTACACTGGTTAGAAAATGACTGTATATATTTAAAACAAGAATGGGATATGATTGCACAAAAAGATTTTGGAACTTCGCCTAAAATAAGAAATAAAAAAATTTTAGTAAACGGTATGGAATATCACCATTTTGTATATAACTTAAGAATGGAACTTCCAAGTGATAGAATTTTTGAACTTCTTATCGGAAGTAATGTTTATGAGAATAAATATGTAGCATTTCGAGAAATTATTCAAAACGCCATTGATGCAACCTTATTGCAAATATGGGAAAATTTTTATAATAATTTACCACCTAATACTTTAAAAAGCTCATATTCATCAAAGTTAGCAGAGTATTGTTTATCATCAAATTTTGATAATGAATATAAAATACAAGTAAATGTAATTGAAAACATTAAAGAAAATGCTGTTTACGTTGAAGTAATCGATAATGGAATTGGAATAGGTGATGAGGATTTACAATACATGTGTAGAATAGGAGAAAATAATATATGCAATCCTCAACGTCATAAATTCATAGACCAGATGCCAGATTGGTTTATTCCATCAGGCGTGTTTGGTATTGGATTACAAAGTGCCTTTCAATTAACAAATGAAATAGAATTTTTCACCAAAAAAGCTAACAGAACTCCACGACATATACGCTTCTCTTCTTATTCTAGCAACCAAGGAAAAATTGAGGTTTCAAAATGCCCAAATTCATATTTAGAACAGTTTAATAAATTATCGACACAAGGCACTTTAGTAAGATTAAAAATTAATCCTAAATTTTTTAGAAAGAACAAAGATTTTGATTATTTTGATTTAGCGTTTGAAAACGAAAAGCTTAACAGTCATGTCATATTTGTTGAAATCATTTATCAATTAAAAAAATATATAGAAACACAAAAAATTAATTATATGCCCATATTTTTTTCGAATTATATTATAGAAGATACAACTAATATTTCAAAGAAAGAAAAAATGAAACGTATAAGTAAAGATGAAAGCTTTTATTATGTTATGAATATGACTGAAACTGGTCAAAAAATAAAGTTGACCAAAAAGAATGATTTTATAATTTTAAATTATTGGAACAATGATAAAAATATTTTTTTAGAGGTGCAAATTCCTAAATGCAACATTTTGAACCCCTCAGATGCAAAGAAAATTCTATTTTCATTACAATTTCTTGATAATGCTTTTTTAATTAAATACAAGCATAATATTATAAATAATTATGAGCAATTATTTGGATATCGTTCTAGTCAAACTGATACTCAAGTATATGATTTAAACAATAATATAATAAGATGTTTAGTTAATATTTTTGATAAGAACCCCGAAAATTATTTAAACATTGACAGAAATGTTTTAAAATATGGGAAAATAACTTATTCTGATATAGCAACTTGTGAGGAAGAAATGTTTTCCTTATTTTGCAGTAAGGTTTCCGAAAAAAAACTATTGGACGGTAAAAAGGCTTTTATTTCAAAAAATGATTATCTCCCGATTTTATCTATTTTATTTTTTCGATTTGCACGAAAGAAAGCTCTCAAATCATTTATTTTAAAATATGGCAAAGATTTACAAAATTATGAGATATCACTTAATAATGATGGTATATCTTATAATATACAATTACAAAAAATTTTAGGTATAGAAAATAACAATTTTTTTGTTTATGATATTGTTGAAAGCAAATATGAATCTTTTTTTAATGTTGAAGATGTTAAAAATTTTGAGGAATCTCAAATAAAGCCAATTTATGTATCAGATCTATATAATTATTTCCCACGTCACTTTTTTATACCTGTTAAAATTACTATTCAAAAATACAATTCAAAATTATGTATAATTTATGAATGCCAAATAAGAATGAATACAAATCAAAATAATGAACAGTGTTTTATTGACATTGATGAAAATTATTGGAAACTAGATTGCATTAGTTTTAGCAATGCTAATAAAAGTTCCTCAAATAAAACTGTTTTAAAGCCAATATCTAAATATAAATGTTTAATTACAAAGTCATTTCCAAAACCATTTTATAAAAGTACTATGTTTAGAAACGTGTTAGATCAAAACATTTCTACGTATATTATTTTCCCTTTAGAACAAAATTTAACACATCAATTATATAAATGTAAAGAATGCAACTCAGAAAATGATTTAAAAACCATCTTAAAAGAAATAAACAATAGTATGGTCAAAGATCCTTACTTTAAAAAGTGTTTGAATTATGTTAGAAAGAATTCTTGTCAACCAAATACAACTGATGAACTTATTATAAATGATTACAAACAATTAATTCTTGATATCGGAAACGAATTTTTTTGTTTAAATAACAAAAAGCAATAATTTTTATTTGAAGCCAAACCATATAAAAGATTAAAAATTACTATCAAATAATGAATATTCCGTTTATATGGTTTGGCTATTTTGATTTCAAAAAAACAATGATTTTGCTTTAATTTAAGAAATAAGTATATTTAAATAGAACAGTTTGTCCATCGAATTTTTTAGCATTTTTATTCCATTTAGACAACCCATATCTCATTAATTACCACTTATATATTTCTTTTAATCACTCAAACTATCTTTGGGTGATTATTTTTGTCTTATAATAATTATAAAAATGCGAGAGATGCTGCTTGGCGCTGTCTTATTGATTGTGGTATATCATTTCTTCCAACCAAGCTATCGGTAATATGTCATCATTACAATGTTGATATTATAAAAAATTCCGACTTATCTGATCATGTAATGCGGTTATCTCAGGGTCAGAGAGGAAAGCTTATTTTTTCCAAAGGCAAGCATTATATCATTGTTGATGATTCTGAGACGCATCAGGCGCAACGTTACACCATTGCTCATGAGCTGGGTCATTTGATTATTCCGACAAGTGATGAATATGAGGCTGAACGCTTTGCTATTGGCATTTTAGCGCCTGCTTGCGTTTTATGGGGCTGCAACATTCATTCCGCTGAAGACATTGCTATGATATGCAACATATCTCAGGCTTCTTCTATGATACGTGCTGAACGCATGGAAACGCTCTATAAAAGAAACAAGTTTTTAACTTCTCCGTTGGAACGGCAAGTTTTTGACAAATTTTCCGAATTTATAAAGTCTATTTCTTCCGAAAAACATTAGCCTTTTACTCATGATGACATTTTTATTGGTAAAAATCCAAAAAATTTCCGCTTAGATTTGGGTAATAAAAAAGGACGTCTGAAACAAACATCCTTTTAGCATCTTTTTTATATTCCTTTTTTGTGCAGAAAAATCTATAAAAATACAGACTTTTCTCTTGACAAATTTGCGTATATACTGTATAATAATAAATGTAGGGAACACATTGGATAGACGATAGTTCCCGACGAATTAATGATTTTAAGTGTTAATAATCCGCCTAACTGGTACTTAGGCGGATTACTTCTTTATACGACTAAAGATAAAATCAACCAGTGTAATAACACAGCTGATAATATTTATAATAGTATCAATAGAAATAATTTCCACTCTCCTTTGCAGTTATTCCACAAAGGTTTGTGAATTTCGACCTCCTTTCCAACCAATGTGGTGATGGTCGGGAGGTTTACCGCCTACTCTATACGTCCAAACTCTTCAAAACAACGCCAATGTATTCCCTACTGCTTGTATTATACCATGCTTTTCCAAATATGTCAATATATTTATTGTTCCGACAAATAAAAATAATCGTCACCTGATCAAAGATGACGATTATTTTTTATATTTTTTATATTGATATTATTTTCCGAGGAACTCATTGACTGATTTTTCTATAAGTTCTCTTCTTGCCTTTATACTTGAAGGGCTGGTTGTATGCTCACGGACAAGCGATGCGTATGCTTCAGGCATATTTCCAAAGAACTTTTCCACCCACTTTGCAAACTGCTCGGGTGTATCGAATTTTTCCAGGTATGGCAGGTATCCGATGAAATGTGTGGGCTTGAACATCAGTTTGATCACGTCTGAATTTTCCTTCTCTATTGACATGTTCTTATATGTTTCAAACATAAAGTCGTATGATGTTTTAAGCTGTTCCCTTTCGTCTGTGTCGATGCTCAGTACCTTCATGACCTCGTTGACGTGGGCTGGGGTAAGATTTGGCGATTCCTCAAAGAGAGCTATCCACGATCTAATTATAATTTCCTGCTGTTTGAGTGCTTTTCTTTCCGTTGAGGTAAGCATTACGTTGAACAGCTCGTGGTTAGTAAGTTCCTTGATATCTTCCATTCCCTGCTTATAGGAACGTGCGATATCGAATTTGCTCATGGATTTTCCGTTATTAAGTCTGCGGAAAATAAGTGATTCCTGCTCGGGAGTTGCATTTTCCATGATAGAAATATTCAAAGTTGTATCTAATATCCAGCTTTGGAGTTTGGGAGGAAGCTGCTTGAAACGCTTGCCCTGAAGCTTGACGGGTTCTCCGTTAAGGTATATATCAGGCTCGTTTGTAAGTCCTGTAAGGGCAAAATCTCCGTCTATATAATGGATTATGGTTGTTCCTCTTTGCTTTCCGTCAAAGATTTTCAGGAGAGTATTTCCGTTGGGGAGTTCCCTTACACCTGCTATAAACGGGGACTGTGCATCGGTAATCTTCAGTAAGATCGAATGAATATAGAGGGATTTTCGGGTATTGCTCCACACCTCTCCACGCTGCATATCGTCCGTGAAGTCAACCTCGGGAATATCCTCATAATACATATTATAAAGGGATTTAATGCTGATACCTTTTTGGTACATCTTAAATTTATCCATAAAAATCCTCCTGACAAAATTAAAAGTAATGATAATTCGCAATCATCATTTCGATGATTTAATAATATCATACTTTTTTATATTTGTCAAGAGGATAGCTTTATTTTATTATTTGCTCGCAAATTCATAGAACTTGCGTTTTATTATATCTTAGTTACTGAAATAATATTCTTTCCGTCCTTTCTTGAATATGTTGTTCTTGCAATAGTATTTATACTATATGCTCTTGCTTCTTTATCAGCTTGTTCAATAAGTTCTTTATAACGTTTTTCTCCAATTTCATCCTTAACAAGCTGTTTGAACCATTCATAGATATTCATATTCATTTCAATATTATATTGAGATTTTATATCTTTAAGCTCTTTCAACTGTTTAAGTTTTATATTTTTTGCTTCAATAGCACTTTTTTCCCACTCCTTATTTCTTTTGCATTCTGGAAGCTTTTTATTTTTTGAAATTTGATTATTTATTTCTTCAATGTCATGTCCTAATTGTTTTATTTTCTGAGAATAATAGTTTCCGCTATAACTCCACTCGTGATGGCAATTTGGACACGATATTTGATATACTCTATTTTCATTTGACATAATAAAATCCACCTTTCATTAAACTATTCCAGTTCCTCAATCATCTTCTTGACACGCTCAATTTCTTCCGATGTATGAGGTGTTCCACCTACGTTCATATCAATATACCATTGTAAAACTTCCTTTTCGGTTTTCAGATCATTGACATTAAACCTTAATGTATGTCTCATTCTTGGCTTATCTTCAAAGTCTTTATAATAACGTCCAAAGATAGGAATTTCATTATTAGCAAACCTCAGACAAGCTGTAATTCGCTGCAATCCGTCAACGCAGACATATTCATTATATGCTCCCTCGGGAACGTGAACATTCCAATCAGGCTTACTTCATACGGCTTCATACGGCTTCATACGGTATGTAAAAACCGTAATCATTCCTTGTGGTGGTTATTCGGCAAACCACTTAATGGACTGTTTATAGCTGCCCGGACAGCTTAATTGATGTTTAACGTAATAATATCGTTATTATCATAAACATTGTCCATAGAAGAAACTTCCTCATCCAGAAGTTCATCGGGTATTTCACTTCCAGATCCGTCAAATATAATTTCCTCCTTTTCGTTATCGTAAATATTAAAATGCTGTGAGTCACCGTCAATAAGTAATTCCATAAAATCCTGTATAGTCATAATATTTTCCTCCTGTTAAATGTACTTTTTTATATTTAATCTATCATAATATCCGTGTGATTTCAACTCACACACCCCACACGAGGTGCGACCCGATTACCCCTATTCTATCATAATATCCATGCGAAGTCAATCGATTTTTATTGCTTTGCTAATGAATTGTTACGCCCTCAAAATACTTTTTCAGCCTCAGAGCTTCATAATTAGCCCGACACTGTTTTTGGCGTTCAAATTCTTCCGACAGACTGAATGTGTTATCATACTTGATAACTTCCGCTGCCTGCTGTGCTTCTCCCCTATTGCCATTATATAAGCTTGTAAGAATTTCCGTAAAGCTTGTGAATGTTGTGTTCATTATGGTTGTTCCTCTTCAATTATTTTCCATAGCCTGGCTTAACAGACTAAATGCGTTATATGGATTTTCCAATGGATCGGCATCAAGTCTATTATGTATATTGACCTCAAAGAAGCTTCCGAGGATATACAATAATATTATAGTGCTCAAAAGGTTTATAATATTTATTTTCCGTTTTGTTATTCTTGCTTTTGCTTTCATTTTATTTTTTCCTCCGTGTTATTTTTTGATCTGAAGCCATATATCTTCACATACGCCAGCGAAAAGATAGAGCATTAAAACTATTATGAACATTGAATTTTCCTCCTTTTATCAAAATCATCAAAGTATTGTTTTATTCTTCTTCAAAAATTATGTACTGCTCAATATCTGATTTTTTGATTATTTCCGTGGGAGTCTCTAACATACCCATACTAACATCATAATTATAATATTTACCATCATTGAACGCACCGACCGCCCTAAGTACATGTATTGCAGAAAGTACTTTCTTGTGATCTATACAGCGTTTTGCAAATTCCAAAAGATTGTTATAACTATGAATATGGTCGCATTCATTAACAGCCTTTTCCATTAACTCATCAAATGACATTTCGTCATATTCTTTTCTTGTTATACTTAACATTTTTAATACCTCCATCAAATACACGTTTTATTTGTTTAGCTGTCTCCCACCATTGCAAGAGACTAACAGTTATACAGCCGTTTAACCGTGCTATTTTTAACATTTGCTTATAGTTTATGGTTTGATTGTGTTATTCTTCCTCTGCAAATTCGAGATCGTCTTCTATTTCGTCAAGAGCTTCCGAAATAGCCCAACCTAAAAGATAACATCTGATTGTTACGTCAAAATATTCCCAGTCTTCATTAAGAAACTTTTCGCCTACTGTTTCATTATTGACACCAAATTCTTTACAAGCTTCAGCGAGCAAGTCTATATTATCATCAACATATCCGAAAGCTTCAGCACAATTAAACGTGTAACTTCCGCTTGCGTTGCCTGTTACGCTGTCTTCGTTCCAAAGGATATCATTCAGATCGTTTTCGAGTTCCTCACGGTCGGAATAGTTTGAAGTGTTGACCTCGTTTTTGATATAATCCTTTATATCGGATTTCATTGCTTCAAGATAATTATACATGATATTTAACCTCCAAATTATTATTTACTTGTATTCTCTATGCTTTTCAAGTTTTACGCTTGCGTTAGTGTTTTCTTTGTATTCTTTGTAACGCTCTTTAGCTTCTTTGTATGTATATTCAGAACATTCACACTCCCAACCGTAACCGTAATTTGTCATTATATCCCATCTGTCAATGGTTTTTCTTTTATTAGTGTTTTTCATTTGTTTAACCTCCATAAAATTGCATAGCATATTATCAATTACTTTATATTGATTGCATTGTGCAGGTTTTTACCTCTATTCTCCGCTTGTTACGGCGGAAGAATTCGGAAAGTCTGAAGCGGATCACCTGGATGAATGTTGCTTTTATAGTGTTCATGATTATTAGCTCCTTTATTATTATATTTTTTTAGTACCCGATTTGTCAAGCCGTTTTATTGGCTTGACTTTTTCGGGATTTTGTGTTATGATTAGTTATTATCTAATTTGGTTGATGTGTTGTTTTTAGGGTCGTTTAACTCAACGTACTTGATAATTTCAATTATCTTTGTATCGTCAAGTCCTTCAGATCTGAGCTTGTCAATCAAATTAACAACTTCTCTTCCAGTCATTTCATACACCACCTTTTCACCACCTTTATAATATAATTGGTACTTATATTATATCGGATTTTTATTTTACAGTCAAGGGATTTTCTTTTCGTTTTTGTTCTTTCCTTTACTGTAATTATATTATAACATAGTCTAGACTATTTGTCAATGAATATATTGTATTTATAATATCAAACATTTATGAATTATAGGAGCTTTGAATTTATGGATAAAAATAATATTGAACGTGAAAAAATATTTAACAAAAAAGAATATGACAAAAACTATAAAAAAGAACATTATAAGCAATTTAATACAAATATATCAATAGAATTAAATGAACAAATAACAAATTATTGCAAGGATAACGGCATAACAAAAGCCGACTTTTTAAGGCTTGCAATAGACAAGATAATAAATAACCTATAATGCACTATAATCATAGCAATATAGTATATTTTAATGCAATAAGTGTATTATGTATTATAGAAGCACCGGAGCTAATAGTCAAATATAATTAGAACGTGTAAATTATATTTGTCAATAGGCATAATATATAAATATAATAATAGTACATTGTATATATTGCATAACCAAACCGAAAGTGAATAAAACCGCCGTGACTGCTGCTATAATGCGTTATACGGCATTTTGTTTATAGTGGTATAATTACCCTAACAGGTGTATTAAAATAGCGTGTGCGTGATTTATTGTTATTTGATATAATTTTATTGTAATTTGATATTTTATTATTGATATTCAATAATCGACGTTTATAGAGTGTTAATAATTATGATGTGTTTTAGATATATTTATGTTGTAATATTGCATAGTTTTAAGGTGTGAAATTTGGCTATTTTGCAAAATGTGAGAGTGCCTGAGCTGAAGCGGTTAAGTGACAGAGTGGTTATATACCAATGTTGTATATTTTAATGTAGTAAAGTTTAGTTGGTTAAAGTATAGTAATACAGTAGGAATATAAGGATACCCGAAGAGCATATTTGAAGATAATTATTTGTGTACCGTTTAGGTATAGTTATATATGGTTATGTGGTGTAATTTATAGTAATGTGGTATAGTTTAATGCTGTTATGGATTAGCGATTAGGAAAATAGGCTTATGTATTATGATATATTATGATGTATTTTTTAAAATATCTCTTGTATGCTTTGATTTTCTTTTGTTTTCTCTTGTTTTCTTTATTATGCTTTGATTTGGTTTTAATTTATTTAACAGTGTTAAATAAATTAACAATGTTAACGAACCGCTAATAATGACTATTGGTCATTATTTTTAATGCTGCCAACAACAATATTTATATAACAAATTCAAGAAATGTTAATAAAATTAGCTCTAAAATTCATTAAGAAATGTTAGTAGAAATATTTCTAAAATATGTCTGTCTATGTTGCTTTTGGGGGAAAAATAACATAGAATCGGCAGTACAACCGGGAGGGTACGTTTACATTTAAAAGTTTGTTAACATTTGCTTATAGTCCTATAGTAGTTCCACTCAACTCACACGTCTAAAAATCCAAATTGACACTCACCCATAATTTCTCTCATAATCCAAAAAACAAAAAAATACTCCAAAAATATTCCAAAAATCATTCGATGCTACCTTTCGATAAACTTCCCTATTTATCCCACTTCCAGACCAACAAAAATAGTTCTAAAACACATCTATCTCAAGAACTCAAAATCCATATCCACACTGCACTTTCAGACAAACTACAGAACACTCTACACCCACTTTACCATCTCAAACAATAAATTACCCTATCCACGCAAACAGCTCTCAAATCTAATCACAGAGCCTAATGTAAGTATCTCAAAAATAACATTTCAATACTATATATCTATTCAGAATCAACTTAAAGATATAATTCATTCACTTCAAATCACACGTCAAACATTTCAAAAACCAACATAAAATCTAAATCGCTCAAATACTAATAAAATCTATACTTTCTCCGAATACTACAAAAAACAATCAAAAGTATCAGAAATTAAACCTGTATTTAATGTATCAGAAGTATCTCAAATCAAGTAAACATCATAAATTCATAGAAATAAATCGAAGATCATAAAAATTACAGATTGTTTTTTGTGTTCTTATGAAAAATTTATAAACTTTTATAAGCTACAGGTCATTGTATGCACCATATTTAAGATATTTAAGTAAAAGATAAAATTCAATCAAAAAGCACTTGACATTTTTATGAAACATGATATAATAGTATTGTAGATATATTATAAGTAAGTAATAATATAATAATGTTCAAAATCTACTTTTCTTTTTTGCTGACAAACTCGTCCATTTCACGTTTTATGGTCTTTGCTACGCAAAGCCTCATAAAACTATGTGAAATAGCCGACTATCGCCCAAAAAAGAAAAGTAGCAAAAGAAAAAAGGGCGAATTATAACTTTTACTAATAATAAAGGAGATGATAAAAACGAATAATAAAAATTATCCAAATTTAAAATAATAGTATATTATAGTATATATATAAAACATATAATTGGACAATTTTTATACTTATAAGTTTCACAAAGTAATAAGTTAAGTATGGACTAACGGGTTTGTACAAATTTAACAGACAAAAGTGAGGTAGATATAAAATGATATATACAGATTATAATAAGAATACTTTGGATATTACTAAATTCAAAGAATATATAAAAAACAATGTGGAAGAAAAAGAAGATAATACTATAAAGAATTATAAAATTATGTGTCAACTCATTGGAGAAGAAGAGTGTACAGGAAATTCAAAAAAAGCACAGGTTAATCGTTGGAAAAGATATTTTGAGTTTCATAAGGAAGGACAGAAATTTGTTATTGATGAGATATACGATGAACCATTTCCCACCGATGATGCTCGTAAACGCAGAGAAGGTCTTTATGTAAAGTACATAGAATTGCTGCTTTTAGAGTTTCTTTCAAAACAGGTTGATTACAAAGTAACATTGGGTAACAAGGAAATGTATCGTATTCTCGGTATGACAAATGACCGTTATGATATTAGAAACAGAATGGGTTCTGCTAAGGCAAATGAGATATTAAGACAGACTATTATGAATAATGAGGATAAATTTGCTTTTACAAATACCCCCAAGGTTTCTAATTTTGATATAAACAACTTTTATTTCAGAGCAGAACAGAAGCTTAACAGGATACTTTATTCAGCTCTTAGGAGTATGAAAGATAGATTTCTCATTGATTATAAGAAAGTCAATATTATAGCTGAGTATGATGATGAAGATTCTCAGCACCTTGATTATAGAGAGTCAAATGCTTATGAGGATAAGATAATACTTGAAGTTAAAAATAAAATTATCAAGGAAATGGGATATGATAATCTGACCGAGATAATGCTTCGTTATAAATGTGATATTTTTTATGAAAAATTCAATGAGTATATTAAAGAAGAATATGGATGGGACAAATGTTATCCTCAACTTAGAGTTGTTTACATTGATGATATTGCTAAACAGATACCACTTAAAGCAGAAGAGATAAAAAAGCTTTCTATTGAAGACAAAAGAACTCAACTCAATGAAGAGATAATTAAATGTCTTAATACACAAGCAGAAAAGAAATATAAAGAAGCTGAAACAAGGTTCTTTGAATATGAATGTGATAAAACTGAAGCAGAAGAAAGTGGTGAATGGGGTAAATATAATCCTTTTGAAAAAGAACCATTTATGTATAAGTCTGATTACGTGGAGATTCAAATGGCATTAACTGATTATCTTTTGAATATTCGTTTTGAGGAATTAGAGGTAAACCCTAAGAAGAACGATGATAAAAGTGCTGAATAACCTATTCATCAAATATACTACAGGCAGTTGTTATATAGACGGTGAACCGAGGAATGTTCCTAATATATATGTACTTCCCGATGACCAAACTGAGAATAACATTAAGGCTTTGCTGGAAGAACTAAAGCAAAGATATGGAGTTGATGAATTTGCTCCTGTACTTATTTCTTCTGAAAATAATAAGTAAATAATAATATTTGTTGCAAAAAATACTTGACAAATTAAAATTTCCAGTATATACTATACTTAGGAGCAGTAAAAGGCTCAGAATTTATAATACTTATATTAAAGGAGATGTTAAAATGGCAAGTAAAATTAAAATCACAGATAATTTCTATTTTACAGCTGATTCAGACCAGTATATTCTTATGGAATGTGGTGAGCGTGAAAAGATTGATCGTAAGACAAGAAAACCTACTGGTGAAATTGGGCAGTATGAAGATATTATCGGATACTATTCATCTATAGAAGCTCTTATTAGAGGTTGTCGTAAGATTATGGTTAGAGAAAAGGTATCAGAAGGCAGTCTTACTACTATTGACGATATTATTGACTATATGAATAACATCAATGATAGACTCGATAATATTCTGTCCAAAGTAGAAGATTATTAACACGATACTCAAATACTCAACTCTGCACACGATACAGACACTTTACACCTTTATAGGTGAAATTATACTATCAAAGTTAAAGTGGCTGAAATCAGTTCAGATTAGCTCAGAACAGTATGCTTATATTTTACTGACAGCTTAAAATATGTTTGTTAAAATGGGACTTGACTCAGAGGATATAGGAGATGTGGTTCTGAGCGAGATGCAAGTGGCAATACTATTATAAATCATAAGGACGTAAGGAGATGATAACATAAAAGCTAACAATGTTGTAAGAAATGATAATATTGTGTTTACTGGGAATGATGCTTTGGAATATATAAAAATATGTGATGGAAGCTACGATAATACCAAGTATAAAGAGTTTAAAGCTTGGGGGAAGAAACATATTCACAGCAAACACAATTATGAAACTGGTGAAGAGATAATAACATCAGATGTTATTGATTGGAATGGGATATATAAGACAATAGAACAAGAAAAGGAGAATAATAAAAAATGAAGTCTAAAAATAAGATTACAATGGATTATAACATAAAAGATAGTGATATTGAAAAAATTATAAAAGAATATGAGGATAATCACACAAATCATTTGTTAAATAACCTTAATCGTGTTGGATATATATATTTGGCGTTAGACCCAGATAACAATTTTGTAAAAATCGGAAAGACTTCAAAAAAAGTGTCTCAGCGTATTGGAAATTTAAATACAGGAAGAACAAATCCAATTATTACCTATAAATCATTTGATTGTTGTAATATTCACGAAGCTGAAGCAATAGCCCATAAGATTTTTGCTCAACATAATGTTATAAGGGAATGGTTTGATATTAATTTTGATAATGCAACAAAAATAGTTAGTAGTATTGTTCAGAAAGTTAATGAACACCCTATTCCTATTAAAGATGATTCAAATTCGTCTTTACTGGCAAAAGACTATTTACAATATTTATCTGATTGTTATGACAATACAGTAATGATTCCAAAAGAACAATTTGAGTGTTTAATGAATACCTGTCAAGAATCAATAAAATTATGCGACCAAGTTATAGATTTAGTTAATGATGTTAATGAAGCTGTTAAACGTTATCAACATTCATCGCAACCAAATTTTGATCTTTGGATAACCGCCGTTGCAGATAAGCATATTGCCACGATTGCAACGGCGTTTGGTATATCGCATGACGAGGCTTATGAAATAGTTTTTAAATCAATGAGAGAAAAATATTCATATTTTTGGTATGACTCGGCTACTTGGCTTTTCAAAGACGAATATCATCTTGATGAATATGAAAATGTTAGGTTTATTGATGTTATTGCTGATAAACCCATATATCAGCATTGTTTCATTGAAACGGTTAATGCTCTCCTCATAGAAAGTGAGGTGACTACAAAATGAATATTAATCACAACATAATTTATCAGTGCAGTCAAAGTACTATGAGCCATAGACGTGATTTTGTCAAGGCTGTAAATCAGCTTATGAAAACTGGCAATGTGGAAGTAGGTGGTGTAGTATGAACTTTGCCAAGGAATTTGCTTCCGTAGGGTTACATTACGATTGTTCTACTTGCGGATTTAGAAACTGTTCAAGCCGAGGTCTTCCCTACTGTTGTACAAATTATTTCCCTAAGAATATGAGTAAAATTATGGATAGTATTTCGTTCAATCTTCGAATGAATACTGGTAAATCACACGATAAGAGACTTATAAGAAGACCTGTTGATAACAGACACAAGATGACTTGTGACGGTGATACTTTAGACAAGTATTATGTTGGTATGATAAATGATACGTTGTCTGAAATCAGGAAGGGCAAAATTGCTTATTTATTTCATCTGTCACAGATACAGGAAGTTATGAAATTTGAGAATATTGATTTTACATATGATGTTGTGGGTGGTAATTTTGCGGTTAGGTTAAGAAAGGAAGATAATAAATGACTAAAGAACAATTTATAAAACTTATGACAGTTGTAAAGGAAAGATACTACTCGTTGGAAAGCATATACGACAAATTCAATGAGTTATTCGGAGATGTTGGCGATAAATTTATTAATAACACATCATTATTCCCTATTATAAAGACTATTTCTGAAATTATCGGTGATGATGAGAGTTGGATAGAATGGTACATATACGAGAAAGAATGGGGAACTAAGGAAGATATGGAAGTTACTGATGTAAATAACAATGTTGTACCTTCTGAAACGTTGGAGGATTTGTGGAAACTGATACAGAGTAGTAAGGAAGGTGACAAAATTTGAATGATATAGAACTTTGGCACGGTGATTGCCTTGAACTTATGAAAGATATACCTGATAAGTCGATAGATATGATATTGTGTGACTTGCCTTATGGTACTACTGCTTGTAAGTGGGATACTGTAATTCCTTTTGATAATATGTGGAAGCAACTAAGACGCATAGTAAAATCCAATGCACCAATTATACTGTTTGGTACACAACCATTTACGTCAAAGATTATTACAAGTAATATAAGTTGGTTCAGAGAAGAACTAATTTGGCTAAAAAACAAACCTGCGAGTGGTATGCAGTGTAATCAAAAGCATATGAAAATTCACGAAAATATATGTGTGTTCAGTGAAAATGCCAAATATACATATAATCCACAAAAGTGGCTTATTTCCGAAAAAGAGTTTATAACGCAAAGAAAGACCTTTAAAGAAAATGAATATATAGGTAATCAGATTTATGGTGCAACACACAGAACCCGCAAGCCTGACACTGGAGAAAGAAATCCAATTTCAATATTGAGTTGCCGTGTACCGTTTACACCACAAAACAATAAGTCTTATTCTGATAATATAGATTTGAGGTATCATCCAACTCAAAAACCTGTTAAACTACTTGAATACCTCATCAAGACCTTTTGTAATGAAGAAGATGTTGTACTTGATTTTACAATGGGTTCAGGTAGTACAGGTGTAGCTTGTAAAAATCTTAATCGTAAATTTATCGGTATTGAGCTTGATGATACATATTTTGAGATAGCTAAAGAAAGAATTGAGAATGCAAATGTATGATAAAAACAGATTTTTATTAAATTTAAGGAGATGATAAGATATGAGACAGATATATACACTGAAATTTAAATCTTCGCTTCTGAAGGAATTTGGGTATAAAATTAATATGGAATTTGATGAAGCTAAAAAATTAAAATGTGTAATTGCATTGGCTGATAGTCAGATGCTTCGTACAATAAGAGAAGTCCGTGGGCAGGTTATTGATTTTGATAAGGTTGAGGGATTATATACAGACAGAGAAATTTATAATAAAAAGCTTTCAAATTCAAAATCTCTTGGAAAAGATGACATTGAAAAGATTGTTGCTAACAGAAACAAAGTACAATCTGAAATAGACGATATGCTATATGTAAAAGATTATGTAACTATCGTTATGGAAAGCACAAAAGATTATGATTATATTTGTGAAAATGGCGTTGAAATAAACGGCAAGGTTTATCACAGGTTGAGTTGTTCTGCTGGACAAGCTCGTAAATCAACTATTGTGGTTTGTCCAGATGATATTATTGATGAAGTAATTCACAGACTTGATAATGACAGAAACAAGAATATTCCTCTCGCTGCAAGTAAATATAATGCCTATTTTGGACTTAGCAGTTCTGCAACTCAGGTTGTAAGTGAACCAAAGTTTATTGTAGTTAAAGATTTTGAAAATACCGATACCTTTGACGTACATTTTGTAACTGAGATAGCAGGAAACACCGATGATTTAGTAGAAGATAAGACCGTTACACAGACTTTTAACAGAACTGACGGAATGGGACTTATATCTCCAAGACAGGCTAAGAAATGGGCTAATGAGTTAGGATTAGATTATATACCCTCACAATTTGGATTAAGGCAAAGCTTTATAAAGGGTATGCTTTGTACGTTCCCCATTCACGAATTTTGTGAAGAAATAAACGGTGGCAATTACATAGTAGATACGATTTATAAAGATGAAAGTGGAAATTATATAAAAGTTGATCTTCGAGATTACGACATTATTATTTCTGAATCGCAGTTTAAGCTTTGGAATTGTTATAATGGTGTCGATGATTACCTTGAAAAATGCCACAAAAACGGTTTGAAATGGGGTATTCCCCAGTATGCACCTAAAGAGTGTAAAAACATTCTAAAGATGAATTACCAGTTCTTACAGACTTTGAACTTGAACGAAACTGACATAAAGGAACTATGCAAGCCTTTTGTTGATTGGATAACGGGTGTTTCATATGATAACTTTGAATATATGTTACTGTTTTTACTTGGAGTAAATAATACAGAAGAAAGCATAAACAATTTTTTGAGAAGCAGTGATAATTATTGGTTAAAGTCACTTGTAGTAAATCCCGATTTGAAGAATGATAAATTTATTCGTACAAAAATAAGGGATTTGATAAAGAACAAAATAAAAAAAGGCTGTATGGGTGATATTTATGTTAAGGGTAATTTTCAGACTTTAGTATCTGACCCATATGCTTATATGCAACACGTTTGTGGTATTGAACCCGCAGGATTGCTTGATAAAGATGAATTTTATTCAAACTATTGGAATGAACGTAATGTAGCACAAGTAGACGGTATGAGGTCTCCCCTTACTTTCAGATCGGAACACGTTGTTATGAATTTAAAAAAGAATGCTGAAACCGAGAAATGGTACAGGTATTGCAAAACTGGCATTATAATAAATTGGTTTGGTCATACAGTGCAGAATTTCGGGGGTGCAGATTTTGACCTTGATATTTTAGCAACAACGTCTGACCCTACAATTATTAAGGGTGTTTACAGAAATGAATTAACAATGACGTATGATGCTCCAAAGCCTGAAAAGAAAATTTTTTCAAAAGAAGATATTCAGAATGCCGACAAGTTTGGTTTTGGTTCAATTATTGGTCAAATAACAAATAAGAGTAGTAATGCTTACGCTTTACTTAAAGAAATTGAAGATAAATATGGCAAAGATAATGATATGTGGAGAATTACATATTCAAGGTTAATCCAGTGCTGTAAAGCACAGAGCTGTCAGATTGATAAGACTAAACTGGGACGAGAGGTTAAGGGTATTCCAAAATTATGGGTTGAATATCGAAAAACTGATGATAAAACGGCTGAAAAGAACAGCTATACGCCAGAGGATATAGAGAAAATAAGGTTTTATAATAGTATTCTTCTTGACAAATATCCATATTTCTTTAGATACAGATACCCTGATTGTAAGAAGAAGTATGATAAATATGTTGATAGCAATGAAACAGCTTGCAAACAGCGTTTTGGTATTTCCTTAAAGTCTTTAATTGATTTAAGTCAAAAGACCCCAGAACAAATGACTTTCTTAGATAATTATTATAAGTATATGCCTGTTACAATGAGCGATAGTTCAATGAATTTGCTTTGTAAATACATAGAGGGTGTCAACTTTGAAATTTCAAAAAAAATCAAAGAAGAAACACTAAGCGAGTTCCTTCCAACATTAAAATATGATGTAGAATATAATAAATCTGAATATAATACTGTATCAGATATTATAGATGAATGTTTGCTCTTATATAGAGAAGTACAATTTGAAAACGCTGAGAAGGACAAGGATAACCGAGAAATTTTTGATTTTTCAAAATACACCTCAGAAATCATACTTGCAATAGGAAGTGTTGAGAAGGCTTTAAACTATGTGATTGATTATTTTTACATCAATAATCCAAAAAAGAGTAAAGACATTATGTGGGAAATGTTTGGCAGATACATTTACACAAGAATAAAAAAAGATATTTCTACTGTAATATTTCCGATGCCTGATAAAAATGGTAATATTACATATTTGGGTGAAAACTATTCTGTACAGGAGGTTGAAATATGAACGAGTTTAAATATAAAGACTTAGATTATGCTAAAAATATAATTGAACACGGATTTTCTAAAAAGTATTTTAACACAGAAATTAAACTTGTAGCACTCTATCTTCGTGACGTTCTTGATATAAGAAAAAAGGAAGAGAGAAAAAATGAGTTACATAATATTTGTAAGAAATATCTTAAAGATTATCACAGAATGAGATACTACAAGGTGGTTAATAAGGCAATAGATTACTCTACTTGTAAAAAAAATCAATTAATCACAATAGAAAGTATTCCTGTTTTAAAGTGTGAGGTTGATTATTTCAATAAGGCAGAACTGACCCTTGATGAAAAGAAACTGTTATTTGCGTTGCTTATGGTACATAAACTTAATAAAGAATACTTTGAAATCAAGAATCCAAACGAGCCTTATAATAACATTTATTTTAAAGGTGGGACATCAAGATACTCCGACTTGAAGAAAGTAAGTAATATTTCAAATAAGGTGGATATAAACATAGACCTTATTTCCAAACTTGCTAAGAGAGGTTATTTACAGCTTTATAGCCGTGGATGTATCAGAATGAACTTTATAGAACAGATTGATTATGACGATAATGCTGGTGAGGTTGCGTTCGAGATAACTAATTATAATAATATTGGATATTGGTTTGAATGGTATAACGGTAATAAGAGAATTAGCAAATGTAATAAGTGCGGTAATGTATTTTATAAGAAATCTAATCATCAGGTTTATTGTGATAAGTGTCAAGGATATGAGAAACAAAATGTTAAAACTATTGTTTGTTGTGATTGTGGCAAGAAATTTGAAACAAATAGCCTTAGTAGAAAGTTAAGATGTCCTACCTGTAACAAGCTTGAGCGTAGTAGAATCAATGCTCAATATAGAAAAACTCATAAAAAAGACTAACTCATTTAATATAGAAAACACCCACAAATGACGTATTTATGCGGTTTGTGGGTGTTTTTAATTTTCTTTATTATATGATATGATAAAATGGTTAAAATACTCTATTTTATACTATATCACACAATAAGTCAAATGTAAATTGACAAATTAAACAAAAATTTATTATGAATGGTGGTTAAAAATTTGATCGCAATTTCAAAAGCCGAAGCGCAGGAACTCAGAAAAATACTTTCTAATGTAGAAATCCACAAGACCCTCAGAACTAAATCAGGTCGTGGAAAGTATTATCTTGTTGAAGAAAAGAGAAATCTTATTGCTTTGGCGAAGCTCAGAAATACTGATGTTAGGTCAATTACTGAGTAACTAACTATCCCTACTGTCCCAGAACCCTACCTACTATATCCACAAGCCACTGTGGTTCATCTCCTTTTACAAACTCTTTTCATAAATATATACCTCCTGAAAATATATTTTATCTCCTTTTCTTATAGTAGGTACGGCTGTGGGACAGTAACAAAAAATCAAATATCCTATGTAAAACATAGGGCTGTCGGGTGACAGTAACTTATTTTAAGGAAAATTTTAATATGATTGACGTTAAGAAGCCTCTGGAAAATGCAAATCTCACTGTAAATTGTGAATATATGGACTTGCTTGATATGAGTTCACACTCGGAGAGAAAAATCTATCTCAATGATGAAATCGAAGCTATCTCAGCTCACGATGTAATTTATGAAATTTTGAGATTCAATGTTGAAGATAAGGATATTGGTGTAGCTGATAGAAAGCCTATTTTTCTGTATTGTACGTCTGTTGGAGGGTCTGTTATAGATGGGTTTGGAATTATAGATGCCATTACAAACAGTAAAACTCCAGTGTATACGATAAACCTTGCATATCAGTACAGTATGGGATTTCTTATTGGTCTTGCAGGACATAAACGTTATGCTATGCCAAATGCAACTTTTCTTCTTCACGATGGACAGAATTTTGTGTGGGATAGCTCTGCAAAGTGTAAAGACCAGCTTAAATTTCAAGAGAAACGTGAGCAGAGAATTAAGGAATATGTTCTTGAACACAGTAACCTTACTGAAAAGGAATATGACGAAAATTATCGTGTAGAATTTTACACTTATGCTGATGAAGCAAAGAAATATGGTTTTACTGACTATATTATTGGTGTAGATTGTTCCTTGGACGAGGTGCTTTGATATGGGAAGAAAATCAATTTCTATTACATATGATAATCCACCGGAAACATTAGAAGATAATCCTTTCTTTGGATTAACACTTGATGATGAGCAAAAGGCGTTTAGAGATGCTATTTGGAACAAAGATAAACTTATAGTATTTTGTAATGCAAGAGCAGGAACGGGTAAAACAACAATAGCAACTGCAACAGCAGATCTTCTTGTTAAATTTGGAAGGTATAATGGCATTGTATTTATTGCTGCTCCTACACAAGAACAGAAACAGGGTTTTCTTAAAGGCTCGATTGAAGAAAAAAGTGAACCCTATTTTGAGCCTTTTTATCAGGCTTTAGAAAAGATAGGTGTAAATCTAAATACAGCTATGTATTCAGACATAATGAACGAAAAGAATGGCACTGCATATATAGAATGCATGACACACACGTTTTTGCGTGGTTGTAATTTTGAAAATAAAATTGTTATTGTTGATGAGGCACAGAATTATTACACCGATGAGTTAAAAAAGGTGCTTACAAGAATACACGATAATTGTAAGGTGATCGTTATAGGTCACTCAGGACAGATTGATTTATATAGTAACCCTCAGAACAGTGGTTTTGTACGTTATCTTAATCATTTTGCAAAAGATGAAAGGTGTGCTGTGTGTCAGCTCACGCATAATTATCGTGGTTGGATAAGTAACTATGCAGATGAATTAGAATAATGCAAGGAGAATAAATAAATGGCTTCAAAAATTAACAGAAAATATAGTTGTGACGTAAAGGGTCTTATTTCTACTGATGACGGTATAATTACTATCGAGGTAGAAGATATGGAAGAGCCTGTTGTACTTGCTGACTTTATTAAGGATTTTGTAGGCAAGCCCGATGTTAAGATTTCAGTTTCTTATGGTGAGGGACTGTAATAAGAGGTATAAATGATTGAATATAAAAGATTTGATGGCGAAACAGATGATGCTTTGATTCTGAGAATTTGCCGAGATAAAGATATTATTGGTAGTTGGGAAGATGTTTGTGAAATTCTAAACAATTTGCTTGGCGCAAATTATCGTCCTAATACATATAGAAATAGATTTCAGAATTATGATAAATTTCGTCAGGCTGATTTAGGAACAACTGAAAGTTCTTTACTTGAAGAAATTAAGGAACAGAGAAAAGAACTTGAAAAAGAACGTATTAAGTTTCGTGATGAACGTAATGAATATAATCGCATTATAAGAGAGGAAGCAAGAAAAGAATCGTATATTGATATGGTAAAGCGTATGTTATCTGATTACGCTCCCAAGTCATTAAATTACACTACTCCTCCGTCTTATAAATCTGATACAGACATGGTTCTTGTAGTTTCTGATCTACATTGTGGAATTGAAATAAATCATTATTTAAACCATTTTAATTCTGATATTTTGGCTGATAGATTTGTTACTTGTATTAGCAAGGTTATAGAAATACAGAACAGGCATCAGTCTGAAAATATTACTGTGCTTATTTCAGAAGTAATAAGTGGTCTTATTCACGAGAATTTAAGATGTGAAAATAATGAAAATATAATTGAGCAGTTTCTTACTGTGACACAGTATCTTAGTGACCTCCTAACTGAGTTTTCTAAACATTTCAACAATGTTGAAGTGCTTGTTATGCCGGGAAATCACAGTCGGGTCACACCTAAGAAGGAAAGTAGTTTAAAGGGTGAAAACATAGATAATCTGCTTGTCCCCTATTTGAGTGCTGTTTTACAGAATATAAGCAATATTCATTTTCATAAAAACAATATTGATGAAAGTATTGCTATGTTTTCTGTAAGAAATAATACTATTTATGCTGTACACGGAGATAAAGATACGCCAAATAATGTAGTTCAAAATCTCACAATGCAGTATGGTATTTGCCCCAAACTTATTTATATGGGTCATCGTCACAAGAATAGTATGGAAACTGTTTATAATACAAAGGTCATTTCAGCAGGTTGTTGGTCTGGCGTAGATAACTATGCTATTGATAATAGATATAACACACGTCCTGAGACGGTGCTGTCTGTTATTAATGAAAATGGTCTTGTATGTAACTATGATATTAAGTTAAATTAATTGATTTGAAAGGAATATAAAATATATGACAAAGGCTGAATTTATTACAAAGGTTAGAGAGAACTCAGAGCTTTCTAAGGCACAGATTGATGAGGTACTTACAGTGATTCTTGATACTATTGTTGATAGTGTTGCAGCTGGCGAGAAGGTCAATTTCGTTGGCTTTGGTTCTTTTGAAAAGCACAAGAGAGCCGCAAGAACAGGCGTAAATCCCTCTACAGGAAAGCCTATTGAGATAGCAGAGAAGAATGTACCTGCTTTTAAGGCAGGTAAGATGTTCAAGGATACAGTTGCTGAAAGTAAGTAATATTTGAGGTGATTTTATGTTAAAGGTAAAGTCTCATAATACATATCTTACAACGGAAATGCTGATTGGTGATATTATTAATGATGTCAAACGCAAGCTAAACGTGTCTGTAGTAGTACAGGGAGATATTGTGAAGCCGATTATAAAGGCAATGATGAATATTGACGACATTGATATTCAGCTTCTTGACTATGATTTTTACGATTATGGCGGTGAATATTATATTGATGTCATTTGGCACGATAATATTCCTGAACTTTGGGTCGAGAAGGCTTGGAATGATGAAACAAAGAGATATCTTGGCGGTGAAGCCGATTTTTATTATGTAGCTTCTGATATTAGCACGAATATGTATAATTATCTTGATGGTCTTGGAACTGTTTTCTCTATCGAAGAATAATTAAATGTTAAGACGGTGGGTTGCAATAGTAACTCACTGTCTTTTTTATTTATGCCTTACAAGAAGTCAACCAACCTTATTGGACGTCTGGGGCAGACGTTTATAATTACGTCTATAAATAATATGTCAGGTTTTTATATCGCTTAGTAGGCATATCAGCGAAGCGGTCACATTTTATAATGTGTGATTGGTGGGCTTGGTTTAGAGTTATCCAAGTGATATGACAAAACTCTTTTATGGCGAGTTGGTCTAATGGTAGGATTAGGGTCTCATAAACCTTAGATTTACGTTCAAGTCGTAAGCTCGCACCCAATAGTAAAAATCACTGTCAATGAAGGTTTTTGTAATAACCATCGTGAGTGTACGATTATATTATGGTCAAATTTAATCAGATGCCTCAAATTATGATGATTATAGTTTTTGGCGTTATACATAGCTATGAGCATTTGTATTAACAATAGTTGACAAAGTGTTTGACCAACACTATTCGTCTGATGACAAGGATAAGAGTAAATGGATATGATGCCTTGTAAAAACTTTATTCTAACGTGTGCAATAAACCTATTAAGATTATCCATTCGAGATAGTACGAATAGAATAGACATACTGAAGTAATTGGATTCTGATTTATCAGAATGGGCGTTTATAAGTATGTTATATGTAAACACAGATTTAATACGTTTGTGTTTACACCAAGTAGGCAGTTCTCGATAATCTGCTGTTAGTAGCTCTGTCTGCGGACAACTGAGGTCAAAGTAGATATGCGTATCAAAATGACTAAATCAAATATGAAGTGAAACCAACACTCTTTAAATAAATGGTAAAAACGGAAAATATAAAACAATAATAAACTTGTTTGTAAGAAAGATGCTTGCATTTTCCCATTTTCACTACCGTTTGTGAAGTTTATTCGTCCAGTCGAGGGTGGAATGACGTTAAACTCTACCCTACCATAATGGTTCTGAGAAAATAATTATCAGAATTATGTTTACAATAACCCCGATGAAAACGGTTGTCAACCTTTCGGGACACGATTATAATGAATGTTTATGGAATGATAGTTTTATAAGCAAGTCAACTTTGTATTATGAAAGTATGCAAGATGAGAGGAAAATCCTCAAATTTAGTTGTGGTGCTAAGAGTTATCGCTTCAAAAAGCACAGAACTTATCGCTGTGGTAATAGACGCTTCTGTGAAGAATAAGCCTTATACTAACGAGTGGAATCGCAAAGTCACTAAGGTAATCCAAAAGAACACAGTCTGTTTTGATGCTTGAGAAATCAAGCTATAAGGTAAGTCGCTGGTAAAAGTAGCCATATGACAGTATTGGGAACAAATCTTTTTTTTGTAATGATTTTAAAGAAAATTTCAAATGCTGAATGACTGGTGAAATTTGTGTATAACCAATTACACGCAAGCTTTGAGAGTAATCTACGGTAAGAAGCTATAGGGTCGCTACCTATAGTTCAGCCTTATCGTCTTGGTGGCTGAATATTGAAGAAGATAATGGAGGTACGGCGAAGGTCGTATTGCAGGCATAA